AATTTGCAGATCAAGAAGGCGCAGTATATCAAAAACATAGAAGTTAGCTTAAGGGCGAGATGATGTCAAATTGTCATAAAGAGATTATAGATTTACTAGATGAGGGATTCAAGTCAGACCAGACTGTAGTCGGCTTGTCTGACATTTATGCTCATCTGCTAGGAATCTTTGAGAAGCCTTTTTCGTCTAAGGTATTTTTACCATCAGATATAGAATCTCTCGTAAATAATCAGCGTGTTCCCTACAGCAGACAAGGCTTGTTGAATTGGCTGAACTTCTATAAGCCATATCAAGGGTCTGATAAATTTATTAATTTCTTGTTAAAAGTCACGAAGGTGGATTCTCGTATTGTACCATGGTATGAGTCCAGTAACCCTACTAATACTTTTGACTTGACCTTAGATAACTTCCCTAAAGACATAGACTTAACGAAGTTCATAAAGTTAATAAACACATACAAGAACATAGAGGCTAAGCTTGCATCAATGAGAACAGGGTATTGTCCTAATCGCTTTACTCTTGATGTGTCTTTGTTAGACTATGACATTCTGTCCGATACCTCTGGTGTAGAGATAGACGGCGTTACTTACTGTTTCGGATCAAAACGTCCACAGCAAGTATTCGTTCCAACTCCTAAGGCATATCAGTTTCTGACATCAACTATTTCATATCGATACATATACACAGCTTGGATTATTCTAGATGAGTGGATTCTTGGTAATAGGCTTATTGCTCTTATTAACCCAGACAATAACAGAACTTCATATAAGACCTATGCAAGCAAGATAGTAAACCACAATAATCAAGATAGGACATGGAACACAGGCGGCTGCGGCTGGTGTGTAGATAAATCTTGGACTAGTCCTTATATCTCAACGGCAGGAACGGATTATAAAGTTGTTCAGTCAGATTACTTCAGAGGGCGTTGGTATATGTTCTATACCAATAATGGTGCATACGTTGCTCGTACTGGTTCAGAATTAAGAACAGCTAGTTATACTCAATATGTAACTAATATCGCGAACAGTTTGTCTAATGTGGATAACAGAATTAGTATAACAAATGGGGGAACAGCTTTATATCCTAAATGGCAGATTCCACAGGCTCATTCTGCAAAACACGATAACAGTTTTGTTTATTATGTCGATATAAGTAACAATAAGCCACAGGCTCACCTTGTGGTTCAGTTTAGAAACTGGAAGTCTAAGGTCTCAGGAAACTTGACTAAGAATGTCAAGGTGCATAATTTTACGCAAGAGACTTCTGGTTATAGAGGTAAGGTTAAGTTAATTAGATTAACTTGGAAGACAGGCGGTCGCTGGTCTAAGGGTATAACTTGGGAATCCTCTGTCGTTAATTGTTTTACGGTTAAGAAACAATAAAACATTAGTGTCAGGTGTTATGCTTGACTAGATAAATAAAATAAAAAGGATTAAATCATGGCTATGGTAATGGTAAACGCGGGACACATCGCATTGGCTATCTCTGCATATCAGACAGAGTATTATTTGGCATGGGGCACTGCTCGTTCAGACACAGATATCAGTCATTGGAGAGCAGAGGATACTCCGCCAGCAGAGGATCCTGCAACGACTGACCTGCTTTTAGAGGTCGGCAGACGTATCGTAACGGATAAGGCTTATGTCAAAGAAGACAAGGAGAACGGAACCATCGAGGCAAATGACACTAAATGGGCTAGATCTGCCACTCCTACAAACCATGTCTATCTGATGTTTAAGTTTGAGGCTAAGGATGCTCCTACTTCCGTTCTGCGACAGGTTGGTCTTTTCACAGGCACTCAAAAGAAGGCTTCTGTTCCTGCTACAAAATACTTCCTATTGCCAGAGGACTTAGAAAACAAAGGCGCTCTATTTATGTACCAGAACATAGCTCCAATAGTAAGAAATACCGCAACGAGAGAAGTCTTTGAGTATGTTATAACTTTCTAAGGATAACAAGATGGATAAATATTATAATCAATTTGACTATAAGAAAAAATATAAAGATATAATGTTCCGTGCTGCTAAGGGACTTCAATCTACAGAGTTGAATGAACTTCAGGCAATGCTTCGCCATGAGTTTAACACGGTCGTTAATACTTTATATGGAGATGGTTCGGTTCTTAGGGGAGGAACAGTAACGGTTAATGATAAAAACATCCATATTTCTGACTCCGTTATTTTGGCTAAGAACTGGACTCATATTATCCCAGAGACTCAGCTGACGATTACAGCTAATGGAACAGAGATTATAGGCATAGCTCTTAAAGAGTCAGAGGTTACTGAGAACGAAGATGAATCCTTAAGAGACCCTGCGGTAGGCACTCGTAACTATAAAGAACCGGGTGCAGGTCGTTTAAAGGTCGACTCCAGATTTTGTCTTGAGGGCGATAAAAAAGACGGAGAGCAGTTCTTTCCTATTTTTACGTTCAAAGACGGCGTATTCATATCCAACCAGAAGATAGCACCAGAGCTCGAGGGCGCTAGAAATATGATTGCTCGCTATGATAATAACTCTAATGGTTCCTACGTTATCTCTGGCTTGGAGATGACTTATGACTCAGATGACAATGCTACGCAGAGACATAAGTTCAATGTTTCATCTGGCGAAGGTCACGTAGAGGGTTATGAGGTCATATTTCAGTATGACAGACCATTATACTTACCATTTAACAAAGACACTAAATCTGTAGAGGCGGAACCGCATACATTTACAGCAGATGGTGAGTACCCGTTACGTAACAACCCAATTAATCAGGTTACAAGAGTTCTCGGCGTCAAGAAAACCACAGAGAACGTTAACCACGGTAACTTTCTCGGGGCGAAGGATAAATTAAGTAAAACCCCTGTAGTAAAGGTAATTTCTGTTAAGCAGGGCGGAACCACATATACATCTCCAGCAGACTATACTGTGAATGGTGATAGCCTTGATTGGTCGCCATCAGGTCAGGAACCAGCACCAGGATCAACTTATCAGGTTGAGTATCAATATACAACTACAGAGATCCCTGCATCTATAGACTCCACAAGAAAGAAAATAACAGTCAATGGCTTAGATGCGGGCACATTGTTCTATGTCTCGTACTCATACTTTATCCCAAGAATTGACAGAATTCTTTTGACGAGGGACGGTGAGTTTAAGATCTTACAGGGAACGCCAACAGACAATAACCCTAAGGCGCCAGCCCATACAACTTTGCTGTCATTGGGAACGATAAAAGTCTTGTCAGGTGCAAAGCCAGAGGTCACGTTAGACTTTTATCGTGCATTTAAAATGTCAGACATCCAGTCCTTGTTTAATGCCGTGTCAGAGATCAAATATAACGTGGCTCGTTTGGCTCTGCAAGAAAACATCCAACAGATGGAGCCATCGTCGGTTAAGAAAAACACTTTTGTAGACCCATTCTATGACAACGACCTCAGAGATATGGGTAAGATGCAGAATGCGTTCATAAACCGTCAAGAGTTGAATTTACGGGTAAACTACGATGTGTCTAATATCAGCTTGGGTAAGACAATCCATCTACCATTTACAGAAGCGGTTCATATAAAGAATGATTCGCAGACGAAGTCAAGAAAGATAAATGAGTTCCTATTCTTGACTCCCCCAGACCCACAGGTTACGTTATCTCCAGACGTCTATCGTTGGGTGGCTGAGGTAACTTTCAGTCAGATTTGGACGCAGGGCAGATGGAACGGCTCATATGTTAATTCAACCCAGAGTGCAGCTAATAAAACAGTTGAGATCCCACAGATCGATATAAAGATAAGGGGTAAGGGATTTAATGCTGGTGAGTCAATAAACATTGTATTTGACTCTAGAGCGCCTATTGTTCGCTCTGCAGATGGTAATGGTGCAATAGACACAACCATTCAGGTTCCAGCAGGTGTAACGTCGGGTTCGAAGTCTATTGTCATAACTGGTCAGCAGTCAGGTGCGACGACTACTCTGGTCTTTACAGCTACTCCATTGGTAGAGCACAGACAGACAGTCAATGTCTGGAGACCAAGAAGAGATCCTCTGGGACAGACCTTTATTTCAAATAAGCCATTTTTCTTAACCTCGGCAGAGGTTATGGTTAAGGCATTACCAAATGATTATATAGAAATCGGTGTTTGTGAAACTACAGCAGGCGTGCCAGACAGAAACAAGATCTTGACTTTAAAAAGACTTCCAAAGGCGGACATAACTCTCAATGCTTGGACTAAGTTCTCTTTAGATGCCCCTCTTTATATAACAGAGGGCACAGAGTATGCGCTCCTTGTTATAACTAATGATGCAGTGGCTGAAGTATCTGTGTCAGAGCTCGGACAGTTCGATGAGGTTAATAAGAGATGGGTTAGTTCTCAGGCTTACGCAGATGGCGTCTTATTGAATTCATCTAACCTATCTACTTGGTCGCCGTTACAGAAAGAGGATTTAACTTTTCATATCAATAAAGGCATCTTTGAAGATCATAAGACATTCAAATTTGATCAGATAACTGTAACAGATATAACAGACCTTATGTTATTGGCAGATATTGACTTGTATCCAGATACGTCCATATCTTTTGAGGCTACGTTGGTAGATCGAGCAAATGAAAAAGTAACCATTACTCCATTTACTCCTACTTATATAACAAAATACACAGGTAAGGTAGAGGTAGAGGCTTCTTTGAAGTCTATTAACTCAGATTTAACTCCAGTTATTTTGCCAAATATACAGTTAGGCTATGGTAAGGTAGTAACTCCATCAACATACATCAGCCGTCAGTTCAAGACGGACGGAACGAAGATAAAGGTATTCTTGGAGACGTATGAGCCGTCTGGCGCGTCTATAAAGGTCTTTTATGAAACTACTCAAGACAATTTTGTAGAGTTACCTAGAAAGACAAACGATGCGGTTAATCTTGGCGATGGTTGGGTAGATATGCCATACGTTATAGAGGGTGCTTCGGTAGATGCTACGAGAATAAAAATCGTGATGGAGACAACGGATTCTAACTTAAGACCACGGGTTAAGAACCTCAGGTCGTATGTATTGGCGTAGAAAGGCTAACAAATGGGTAATACAACTAAGACTCCTAGAGGTATTGATAAGATCGATGATCCTAATGAAATCCTAGAGGAGTCTAGAGTAAAGATCTCAGAAAACTTTGTTAAGATATCTAATGACTTAGACGAAGCAAGTTCAACGTTGGCAGAAGCTTTGAAAAAGAACAGGCAGAATATTGCAGCTGTTATAGAGAACATAAACCAGACTCTGTCTAACACTACAACGGATCTTTCGTCTAAAATGGCAGCTCTTGAGGCTTCTGTAACGCAGCAGCTTGAGGCAGCTAAGACTAACTTAGATAAAGCATTAGCAGATTCTAAGACTAATTTGTCTCAGACTATGGAGAAAGCGCTTCGTAATGATAGGCGAAACGCACAGAAGGTCTGGAATGGGGAGCTGGAAACAAATACAGTAGATCTGTCTTTAGCAGATAATTTTAACGTCAGGTTAAAGAACCCAGCGGCTTTGTCTTTTGTCAATGGGGTACCAGGTCAGACAGGTGTCCTTGTCATTACAGATGCTAATAAGATAACAGGGTACGCTCCAAATGTTAAATGGAGGACGGTTCCATCGCAGTTAAACACAATGGAAACCTTTGCTTATTTTTACTGGAACGATGAATATATTTCGATAGGAAGGGCATAAGTCTATGAGTTTCTTGGTCGGTTGCGGTGGCTTTACAAAGGACGATTACTTTCAATTTGCCTTTAATGGGTTCAAAGAATACACCAACGAAGACGTAGAGAGTATGAGAGCCTTTAACCAGAGGTTCCATACAGATATATCCTATTACCGAGCCTTTCATACAAGGTCTAACAATACAGGTAATTGGGGTCGAACAGACGATAGGCTCAGTGGATATAACGGTCAAAACGGACCTTTACAAGGTCAGACAAAATATGTCGAGTTCAAGATCTGTAATTTTGGAGATCAGAATGTGATTCTTGTCTGGGCGGATGGGTCAGAGCTTCAATTGGTTAAAGGTCAAGTTCACCATCGAATATCAGGACCAAGATTGGCATGGCATGACTCAGGTTCTGCTCCGTTTAGGCTTTATGTGAAAGATTAATAAAAGAGGAGCATTAGATGCCATCAACTAAAACACCAAATGGAATATTTTTAATAGATGACCCAACAGAAGAGATAGAAGAGTCCAGAAAAGGCATCTCGTCTAATTTCAACCTTATATCGCAGTCTCTGGATAAGGTTAATAAGGCTGAAGAGAAATTTGATGCTTTTAAGAAAGAGCAGGACAAGTCTTTTAAGGATTTAAAGACGCAGCAAGACGAAGCAATTAAGACTCTAAAAGAAGGTCAGACTAAGGTATTAACAGATTTTGTAACAGAACAAAAGAAATCTTTAGAAGAGCTTAAAACAAGCTTAGACAAAAAGTTTGATACTCTTAAAGAAAACTTAACTGATACAACTAACACTCTAATAGATAATAAGATTCATAAGTATGGATTAGGCGACACTGGTTCTCAGCCTCTGTCAAACCTTGATGATATGAACACACCTCAGGGTTTCTATAAGACGATAGAGAACACAACTACAGGTACTTTTCCAGCTCAATGGGGCGGAAAGGCAAAGCACGCTAATGTGGTAGTTGAGCGTCTAGATTCAAACTGGATAAAGCAAACTGTTACAGAGATCAGTGAGGACGGAACTCCCGTAATTTATTACAGAACAAACAAGCATTCAAACAATACGTGGCATCCATGGGTATTCTTGATGAATGAGAATAATGCTTATAAATTAGGTTACTCCAACTCATCAAAAATAACAGAGATGTCTGGTCTTGAGGTGGATTTAGCTCCTGCCGATAACTTTATTGTTACTGTTCCAAGTAACGGGGTCATTTCGTTTAAGAACGCTAAGACGGGACAATCTGGCGTCTTAATTATAAAAGATGCTAATAAGATCACAGGTTGGGCAGCAAACGTTAAGTGGCGTAAGGTTCCAACTAATCTACAGCAGACAGAAATCTTTGCTTATTTTGTTTCCACAGATAATAATGTCTATATGGGAAGGGCTTAAGCAGATGAACAGATTTATGGTCGGTTGCGGCGCATCTGAAATGTATAATGTGGGAGATATCTTAGGTCAGAATTTAGTGTCTGATGCTACGAATGAGCTTATTTGTAAGTGGGATGCTAGTTTATTGGGGAAACATATTTTTGCTGTGTCTGACAATGCTAAAATGAGCTGTAATTTTATTTGTAATGGTGATACAGGTCAGGTAGTGTGGAACGAGCACGGTGCACAAGAGGACACAAGATACGGATATAGATTTTTTAGAAGTGGGGACGGTTATTATGTCTATGCAGGAATTTCAGCTTATAACCATCAGTTGGGTATAGATTATAATTTGCCAGTAACCTACCTTAAAATTTATATTGGCAGTTAGTTAAATTTTAAGGAAGAACAAATATGAACAGATTTATGTTAGGCTGTGGGGGGGGGTAGTTTATACAACGCAGGACAAGATATTCTTTTAAAGAACACTTATTTTCCTTTTAATGATAATTTACCTCTGTTTGAATGGGATGATGACTTGCAAAATAAAACTATACGTGTACTTTATGGAACTGGTGGGGATACTCATCAAAAAGATTTAACTTTAAGTTCTTTCCCAATAACGACAAAAACTGGTTACAATACATGGGGAGAGGTAGGCGGTTTTGCAGAGGATTTTATGCAGTTTAATTTAAATAATAATTTAGTATATTTGATTCAAAGATCACATACAGGTCAAGATGATTATGATTATAGTGATGTTCAAGAGGTTCATATAGGAATTTATAAAATAACTCTTTTAAATTAAATATTTTTCAAAACTCATTGAAAACCCATTAGTAACAGCCTATTATTTCATTGTAATTTCAAGTTAAGGATATGAAATGAAAAGAGTCATTTTATTTGCGGTTGCGGCTTTAGTTGCTTTATCTTTCTCTGGGTGTGCTTCAACAGTAGATACACAAACTAATGCTTCTCAGTCAAGAAAAGTAAAGAATAATAGAGTTAGATGTGATACTCCTGTCCAGTTTCCTTTAGGTCAAGAGGATTTTGGTTGGTATCAAGAGCAGGCTGAGCGTCAGTTAGAGGAATGCTCTAAAAACAGATAAATTTCTTAATTCGTTCTGCTATTTGTAATCTCGTTTATAGTCTTGTGCTATAAACGAGATTTTTCAGTTTATAGGAGAACAAATATGAAACTTTACAATGTTAAGACAAAGCAAGAGGAATATGTAGATTACGTTCAAGATGAGAACGGTATCTTATACACACAGTTTCTTTCTAAGGCAGACCTAAAGAAGAGAGGTTATCTCTTAATAGAAGAAGAGGCTGCTCCAACAGACGTAAGTGAGTTTAATAAAGTTGAATCAAAAATAGAGGTAAAGAACGATGTTTGTTATAAGACCTACAAAATTGTTCCTAAAGATTTATCAGAGCTCACAGAGTCTTTTAAGAAGAAGGTTCAGGGCTTGCTTAATGAGGCAGCTAGGAAGAGTGGCTTTGAAGATATCGTTTCTGCTTGCTCATATGCTGGCTATGATAACCCTTTTAGAAAAGAGGGTGAGGCTTTCGGTGTCTGGCGTGCTAACGTTTGGAGATGGGGTTATGCTTTATTAGAGGACATAAAGGCAGGTAAGCATAAGATGCCATCCAGCTTTGAGGAGCTTTTACCAGAGATGCCTAAGTTGAAATTGGTTGCTTTGGAAGGAGTATAATTATGAATTCAATTACAGCATTCTTTGCTTGGATTGCCTTTAAGATCGGAATCAGACGAATAGCAGATAAAAATAAAGAAACTACAGACCCAGCTCTAAAACTTCAGAGACCAACGTTACAGCCATATGACAAAGACCAATTTAGAAACGCGGTGGAGTATACTTACAAAGATGTAACCGTACCAGTAGGATACCTAACAAACGGGGCTAACATCCCAAGACCATTTTGGTCTTTATTTCCGCCTAACAGACCAGAGTATCTATCCGCTGCTTTAGTCCATGACTATATGTATGATGAGAAGCAGTATAAGAAAGGCGATGTGTATTTTAAAGAGATGCTAACCGCTCTAGGTTGCTCTCGTTTGAAGATCAATTTATTTTATATAGCTGTGAGGTTATATTCAAGAATAAAATTTGGAGCTAAATAAAATGTTTAGAATTTTGACATCATTTTTCTCTACAAGTAAAGGCTTAATCATTGCAGCTATAGTCGTAGCTGCTATCATCGCACAATACGAAGTCAGACTTCATATTAAGAACAACGAAATCACAGAGCTTCAGGCAACCATAGATAAGCAGAGGGGTGTTATTTCTAAGTATGAGCTGACTTCAAAGCTCTTAGAAACTAATATTTCATCTTGTCATGAACAGATTGATAAGATTGGCAAAGAGTTAGAGGCGCAGAAGATCCAACCTACAGAGATCATCAAGACTGTAGAGAAGGTCAAGACCATAACAGAGCAGATAGAGAACCCTTTAAACGAGTCTTGTCAGGAGAAGCTTCGCTTTTATGAAAATTTATTTGAAGGAGCATCAAATGTTCGTTAGATTCTGGATCGTTGCTCTATGCGCTTTATTTTGCTTTACAGGGTGCAATAATAAACCTGAGCCGCAGGCTCCAACTGTTATAACAAAATACAAAGAGGTTCCAGTACCCGTCAGGTGTCAGGTCGAGATGCCAGTGAAGCCAGTCTATAACAGAAATAAGCCTAAGACCGCAAAGGCATTAACGGAGTATTATTTAATTTGTGAGGATCTTTTGAAGAAATGTCTAGGGGTAGATAAAAAGGAGAACAGGAGATGAAATACTTAAGTAGTAAGATAATAGCTCTCTGCTTGGTGCTAGCAATAATTGCCTTTAGCTTCAGCTTCTATGGTGTCTATACTAAATTAGCTTTAATGGAGCAAGAGCGTGAGGGTTATAAAACAGCTATTGTAGAGTATAATGCTACTGTAGAGGATTTGAAGCAGCAGTTAATTAAGGTAGTTAATATTGCTAATAAGAATGCAGAGGTGGCTGTAAAGCCTGTTCCCGACAAAGAGAAATCAAAGCAAGTAGTAAAAGTAAAGATAAAGAAAGAGGGTCAAAATGAAATCGCTAGCAAAAGTAACTATGATTTTAACCTTACTGGTGAGCTTGATCGGGTGTGGGAAGACACCATCGGTTCAAAACAACAGCAGTAGAGTTTATACTGAGAAGCAATCTATTTCTTGTGACCCCATTAGCGTCAAGGGTTATTATCCGAAAGAGTTAGATAAACCTGACTTTTCGTCACAGGAATCCATTATAGCAAGCTACCAAACCATTTTGGACGTTTATAAAGTCAATTCAAACAGGCTAATTGGGCTAATTGAGAAAGTCAAGAAACAGAACCAGTGCCTAAGAAATTATAAATAGAAGAGAGACAAAATTATGGGTGAGACTGCTGTCGGTATTCCATCTGATCCTAGTTCGGTCGGATCCGTGATTAACACCGCTGTGTCCTCTGCGAAGAGCTTTGAGACACTAGGCATAACTGGCGTATTATTTCTCTTGGTCTTGGCATTGGGCTGTATGTTAGTATTCAAGCTTAAGAACGACACTAAGCTGGCTAACTTAGCTACTCAGCTTGCAAACTTAACAGCAGCTACTAACAGTGCTACAGAGTTGCATAAAGAGATTAACAGCTCTAATATGAAACTTATAGAGCACCATTTAGAAAGCCTGAAGCAGTCTATGGATAAGCTTGAGGGTTATATTTTGAATATGAGAGGAAATGGCAGTCGATAGTTACAATTGACTGCTTTAAGGAGTCCGCGATGAACACAACTGAATTTTTACAGGCTTTACACCTAACTGGAATAACAATAATTGCTGTCTTAGCTGTCTATTCATACTACTTGTCTTGGAAGGTTAATCATTTGAAGTACGAGCTGGCTAACAAAGAGGCAGAGTTGAATCTGCGTAAGTCGGAGCAGCATGTAGCAGAGGCAAAGATGGAGCTTTGGCACTCTCGAATAAGAGAGTTGGCTTTTATATTAGCGAATAAGATAGCTCTCAATGACAAGATAACGGTCGTTGAGCAGTCTGCTTAATAAAACACAAAGGATCTATTATGCGATTAGAGATCACAAGATTTAAAGAGATTGCAGACCGCACCTTAGGCAGTTTCACTCTCACAGATTTAGATGGAACAGTTGTCCTAAAAGGATTCACTTGCGAGCCCGCTGGACCAGATACAACCGAGTCAGGTAAAGACAGACGTATTCCTCAGGGTGAATACAATATGTCATGGCATAACAGCCCGCGCTTCAATAAGGTACTTCCGTTGGTGACTAATGCTCAGGTTCCAGCCTCTCGCTGCATCTTAATCCACTCTGGTAACACAGGCGCGCATACAGAGGGCTGCATCTTACTTGGTAGTAAATACGATAACAGTGGCGTGCAGAACTCCAGAGAGACCGTCAATAAGTTCATAGCGTTAGTCAAGGATAAATCTGTCCAGATTATAATCAAAAATGCAATTTTAGCGGGGTGACGTCATGGGCTTAAAAATGAAAATATTTGCAAGTTTAAATCATAAGTCAGATATAGACCCAGACTTCAGAGAGCAGCAGAGGTCGCTTCCAGTATCTGTGTATAAAGAGTTGAATGAATGGGTTACGATAAAGTCAATCCCTAAGAACAACGGAGAATCCTTTTACTTTATGGAACGTAAGGGCGTAGACTCCGTAGCGTTCATTCTTGTTGATAACAATCGTCCAGACTGCATAGGTCTTTTGACTCAGTATAGAGGTTCCTATGGCGAGTTTCTGTTAGGTGCATATACAGGCAGTCTCGATAAGCCAGAGTTAGACTTGACTCATATCGTATTAGAGGAAGTCAAGGAAGAGGCGGGCTTTTCTATTCCAGAGGAAGAACTAGACCAACGTATTATATTTGTTTCCAAAGAGATAACTGGCTCTATGACTAACGAGAGGGTTAATTTATATGTAGTCAATGTTACAGGGCTAGGGCAAGAGAAGCTAGAACCTGAGTCGGTCTTTGAGGAGAACTGCGATAATGTCTGGCTGACCCCAGAGGAAGCCTTGACAAAAGTACAAGATTGGAAAGCCAAGCTTATTTTATTAACTGTTTAAACATATTTAGATTCCTGCTTCAGATGAGCCTATTACAGGCTCATCTCATCAATAAAGGATAAATTTTGGACTTGAATTTAATTAACATAACAACATCAACAGGCGAAGAGTATTCAATGAGCTTGAGCTTCTTTCAAGGCGTGCGAATAAAGAGGTCTGCTTTTAATGAGCGGTTCGCTGTAATAACTTATATTTTCAATAACTTCACTGTCGAGGACGAGTTCGATACACAAGATGTTCCTTTAGGCTTAATTAGGTCATCTGTCTTAGAACGAATGAACGATAGAGTTTCTTGTTCAGCTGTCAGTGCAGAGGCAGCAGTTTATAGACTTAAAAAAGAACTTGAGGTTGAAGAGCAAGAATTTTTAAGACAGTCAGAGAATAATGAATAACACATATATTAAACCTACAACTAAATTAAAAGAATTTCAAAAGCAAGGCGTTAAGTTCCTGCTCCAGCATAAGCAGGCAGTCTTGGGTGATGCCGTCGGCTTAGGTAAGACTCTACAGCTCTTGACTACATACTCTTATTTCAAGACTATGTATCCAACCTCGAAGCTGATATTCTTGACGAATAAAACAGTCGTTAAACAGGCGGTTCAGGAGGTCGAGAAGTTCTTTATGGGTCTAAATGTCTTAACGGTCTATGAGAACTCCAAAGAGGAGCGTCAGGCTGCCTTTAATCGTTTCTTGTCAAAAGATGTAGATATCTTAATAACAAACTATCAAGCATTGAAGCAGGATCTGGCTCTGCCGTCCTTTATAACCATTTCTCTTAATAACTGTCAGTTGAGCCCAGTGTTTCCAGAAGACCAGACTTCTATAACATCTACATACTCATCTTTGACCTTGTCCAGAGGTGTATTGCAGTTCAAGCTGAACTTGACAAAGTTTCTAAAGAAACATAAGAACGTCACACAGGCAGATGATATCATAAGGTTCAATACAACAGACGGCAAGTCTGCCTATATTCGAACGATATATCGTAAGGCTCCAGATGGTTGCCTAGAGTTTACAGTTCTGAGCTCAGAGAGTAATTGGCAGCACAAGCATGAGTTGGGTAAGCTGTCTAGAGACTTTACTCAATTCTTTAAGAAATCCGTAGATAATCCTAACAAGTTAATAACCGTCTTTGACGAGGCAGTCGCTTTAAAGAACCCAGAGTCGCAGATACATCAGTTTGGCTCTTGGCTATCATCTATATCGAATAAGGTCATAGCGGTAACGGCAACTATAACTAAGGGTCAGCTAGAGGAAGCGTATAATATCCTGAAGTGCATAGGCATAAACCTAACAAACAGCTATAAGCAGTTTGCTGATAACTTCTGTATATTCAAGAAGTCTCATTTTAAGGTTAATGGTCGGCAGATAATGGTCTTGACTGGGTATAAGAACATACAGCAGTTCTGTATATTAGTAAAGCCGCACTTTATAGGCAGAGCCAAGAAGGACGTAGCCCCAGAGTTGCCAGCGTTCACTATAAAGAGATATGTAGTCAAGGAGACGGCATTCACTCATGACGCTATATCGTCAATCTATACAGATGCCTTATACAGTAAGGTTCCGCCTAACTTAGGCAGAATTCGCATAGCTTTAACTACTCCGTCCTTGATCTGCGATCGAATTCCTAAAGAGCACTTTTCTGCTAAGGTCGAGGAGCTTATACGGTTACTGAATGAAGACTTTATAGACGAGAAGGTGATAGTGTACCTAGACTATAAGTCGCCTATCGATTATTTAGCTGAGCGTTTGCCGCCATTCCTACCAGACGCTTATAAACGTATCCTAAAGATAACAGGTGATACTACAGATAGACAGTCAGTCTTGAATCTCTTTAATACTTCGTCGAAGCATAACTTATTGTTTATCAACTCGGCAGCAAAAGAAGGCGTCAATCTACAGGCGGCTGGTCATCTCATATTCTTGACATTACCATACCGAGCTGGAGACTATGTTCAGATTGCAGGACGTATATCACGTATAGGCACAGAGCACCAGTCGTTGGTCATACACAACATCGTTCAAGAGGATTCATCAGACACAGACTGTGAGTCCATTATACAGGTCGGCTTGAAGCTCATGAAACAGATAGCAGCTTCCTCTGTAGATGAAGGGTTGGAGCAACCAGAGCTATTAGACAGCAGGTTCCAGTCAGACGATAACCCAGAGGTTATGCTCCTGTCCTCGTTTAAATCAAGAGCTATACGTTACATCAAACAAGAGCTAGAGATATAAAGAGTCAAGAAAGAATACAACATCGAACAGAGGCTCTTATTTTGCTTTACAGAGCCTTTAAACTAACTCACTTAACTCTTTATTATAACAAATATAAAAAGGATTAGAATATGAATCAAGAAGATAAAGTTTGTCCTATCTGTAACGGCACGAAGTTCATATTAAACCTAGATGGCAGTGTCAAGAAGTGCCATTGCCAGTTAAAGGCAGAGATTAGATCGTATCTACCAGAGTTCTTGTCAAAATATAAAATAAGTAAGACTTTCGATTACAGCAAGTTCAAGGGTAAGAATTTATATATCTGGTCAGAGATCTCTTTCTTTGCATCATTTGTCAATACTTACCTAACATTCGCGTATTTCAAGGATAATAAACCTCATTATGAAATCTTAACGGCGTCTGGCTTGACAGAGCATTTCTTTATGAACGACTCAGAGTCTGTTTCTCTTATGAACAGCTGCTATAGCTCAGATATTTTATTTTTACTAATCTATGCAGGCTATAACAATAAGTTCACATCACAGACGGTCTTTGATATCATAAAGACCAGAATGTTATATAACCGTCCAACCATCGTATTTATAGACAAGACGCAGTTCTCAGAGGTAGAGTTAAGAAACCGAATTGGAGATGATGCCTACAACACTATTATGAAAAATTTTACAAAAGTAGGTCAATAATAAAATGTACGCTAAGAAGATACTAAATACAATCATAAGAAACAATGACAGCACAGCATTCTTAACTATCAGAGACAGAGATAGTTTCGTATTCCCAGAGAAAGAGGATCAGGCTCTATATGATTTCTTGTATAGCAGCTTTCAGAAGCATAACCATGTTCCGTCGATGGAGTTCTTGGAGGATTTCTTTGCTCTTGAAAAGAACAACCCAGCGTATAAATCCTATGAATCGTTGAAGGATGTAGATGCTGGCGTAACGGATAACCTAGAGGCGCTCATAGAGACTCAGCTGAATTATACAGTCAAGCAGAGGATGCTTGAGACGCAAGAAGACTATGAGACTAAACTCAAGATGGCTAATACGTCAGAGGTTAAGCAGATAACGTATAATTTCCAGACGGATATGTCTATTTTATCCCAAGTCCTAGAGTCAGAGGCTCATAAGAGAGGGTTACTCTATGGAGAGGAAGCTCGGGATAAGTTCATTAAGAAATATCAAGAGCGAGAGGAATCAGACAGAGGATACTATATAGGCAAGATGGGCTTTGAGTCCATAGACAACACTATCGGCGGTATCCATAGCGTAGACTTAATAAACATCGGTGGTTTCACGAATCAGGGTAAATCCCCCTTTCTGCGTCAGGTCTGCTATAATCTTATTCTGCAAGGGTTGAACTGTGTGTTTGTCAGTTTAGAGATGGATTATGACAGCATAGAGTCATCATTCTATACTTTGCATGCCAATAACTATACGGTTCATGGCTTCTCAAAGCCTAAGATAACCTTGAAGAAGATCCGAGAGAACTTACTCACGGATCAGGACAAGGATTATTTGTTTAACACGGTAGTTCCTGACTTCACAATGAATGACAGTTATGGTAACTTATACATATTACAGCCAGAGGCAGAGTTCTGTATGGACGATCTGTTTATGGAGGTCACGAGGGTGCATCAGACTATGTTTCCAGTGGATGTCCTAGTCGTCGATTACGCCATTCCGCTCATCAAGCCAAAGAAAAAGGGTCGGTCTTTCTCAGACGATGATTATAACTCAGCGCATAGGTCGCTCCGTCTATTCGGCTTGACTTTTAATCAAGGTAAGGGCTTGGCTATCTTGAATGCTTGGCAGGCTAACCGTCAGGGATATGAAGAGGCAGTTTCTAAGAAAAACAAGGAACATTACTATAAATTAACAGCCATAGGGCAGTATAATGCCATAGAGAAAGACTCAACCCATGTATTCTCTATACTTCAGACCCCAGAGTTACAGGCAGAGGGCTTGGCTCAGATACAGCATCTAAAGTCCAGAGAGTCTAAGTTGGCTCCTATCATAAAGGTTCAATTTGATGGCGCATCAGGTTATTTAAGAGAGACTGCACAGCAAGATATCAGCGATGATGAGTTGGCTGGCGTCATAGAAGAGCTAGAGCTCGATTAACTTCACACAGAAAGGAAACTATAATTATGAATTTATCTACAGTCTTAACAAGAGTCTGCTTTGACTTTAACCAGCCGTTCTTGGCATACAAAGAAGACAGCATTGTCATGTCAAATAACAAGCATGTCATAAACATTCGTCTGGATGTCTTGAGTGTTCCTAGTGCAGACGGCACAGAGCCAGATCACGAGTTAGTTCACCCTATGCACATAGAGATTCAGGGGCTGCCTGAGTTTTGGGACGTTAATGCTCCGCTTTTATTCATTCCATTCTCAGATGCACTTATGTATGTGCATTTTCAGGGAACTAAGATTATTTATTCAGAGACTAGGCTTCTGGCTCAGGTCATTGAGTTCGTTAAAGAGCGAGATCGTCAATCCTTGAAAGTCTATACTCCAAAGTCAGACGTAACTACAGAGGTCGAAGCATAGATATGGAGACAATAAACACAGACTTCTCAGCCTTGTTGCCTTTCACGGAACAAGAGGATTTCGTAGAGTATCAGGGTAACCTATACTACATAGGAGACAAGACTCCAGAGGAAGCCCAGAAGCAGTATGATATAACTTTAGAGTTAGATGAGATGGAGACTACTCCCTATATCAACTCTAGACGTAACATAGGTGCTTCTAGAATCAAATCTCAGCCTTATAGCCTAGAACTGACCAATGAGGAGATAAGTAATCAACAGTTTTCGTTAGACGGCGTCCGAATCTTGAAGGATGATGGTATTTTACCAGACTCAGACTATATCGTCTTGAAGCGGTTGAAGCATATTCCGTCAGATTACCCTGAGAATAAACCTCCGCATGTATTATGGAATGAGGCAACTAAGGCTTATTATCTGATGTCTAACACAGACACATCTATAGACGTAGAACCAGTTATTGTGCCAGCAGATTATCATGTCATCTCATCTGATATCTCTGCGCAGGAGCCAATGTGCAGCACTCTCGTCACACGCGAACCAGGTTGGGCAGACGTCTTTACATTAAAGAATTTCCGTTACGACCCTACGAACCTCCAGATGCTCGATATAATCTGCGAGGAATACTTACGGCTGCCTCATAAAGATCCAATTTATATAAACTTCATTCATGATACGTATACTCATGACAGAACAGATATCATTAGGTTAAATCTCTTGGTGGCTAAGATGAAGCTGGATTCTACAGAAGAGAACAAGCAGGCGCTCAAGACGCATATATGTCTTATCTGTGATAAGTTTGAGTCTTATAGGAAACAACACCAGAAAGAAAACAGTTGATTTTCATTACAGACAGGTTGAATTACAATGATTTTCAGTCTATTAGGGCACATAACAAATTTCAAAGGATTTCAAATGTTTAAGGTTCAAAATCAGCAAGAGGTTCATTACTGGGACTTCGATGTAGACTTCTACATCAACGGTGAGTTTGCTCGCGTTAATTTAACAGATGAAGTAGAGTCAGACTCAATCAACATCCATAAGCTAGTGTTCTTGATTATGAAGAGGTTAAACCACATATCAACTTATTTTGAAGATAGAACAGCTTATATTAACCTTGTGTCAGACGATGATGAGGTTATCTTGCACCTTGAGTTTAATATTCTAGAAAACAAAGAGTTTCTAGAGTCTTTGGGTTTCAGAGAGCCATATAATATCTGGCAGGCTGAAGATGGTAGCTATTGTCTTGAAGAGGCTCTAATCTTTGAGAACTTGCCAAAGTTTCTAGAGCATTTTATCAAAGACCATAAATAACATACAAAAAGGATAGTCAAGGTGGAAGTGGATCTATACATAGACGTAGACGGCGTCTTAAACATACACAGCGATTCGTATAGAACTTATGATAATTGCTGGTCTAGATTCTTTCCATTCTTTGGTCGAATGGAGGGGCACTTAGTTCGTCGTCTTAATTTCCTTTGCTCTAAACTGAACCTAGCTAATTTATATCTAATATCCAACTGGAACCTAGACGATGCTAAGGAAGAGTTAAGTCGTCAAGGCTTTTCCTATACCAATAAGTTAACTAGACCTAAGAAGTTCCCCAATGTAACAGCAGACAAGAGATCTATTATTGTCAGAGAGAACACTCCCACAGAGTCACGTAGAGTTGCTATTGTCATAGATGATGCTCCATATAAAGATTGGGTGGACTCTGCTCAGGCATATAAGATCACTACAGACATAGCAGAAGGCTTGACGGATAGAGATATAAAGTTTATCCTAGATAGAGTCGACTCAGTCGAGTCAATTTCTAAAGAAACAAAATAAATTCAAAATCCATTACAAACTGCAGTAAATTCAACGAAGTTTAAGCTGTCTTTTGTTATAATTCTTTCTGTTTAAAGAGGTTTACAAGCCTAAAGAACAAAACCCTCTAAAAGGATTAAAATGTTACTTTTCGCAACTAAACCTACTTTAGCAAGAGATAAAGTCGTGGCAGAGGCAGTCGAACGATTCTATAAGATTTCGGCTAAAGATTATCCGAACGTCTGTAAGTTTCTATCCTACGCTGCTCTTAAAGCCTTAAATTCTGACAATTTTGACAAAGGCAGGAACAAGAATATGTCAATTTCGTATAATCTTTCAAAGCAGATCAGCTTCTTAGACGCAGCTATAAAGGAAGTCTTAGCTAAGACCAAGAACTATCAGGGTATCCCTCTCATCACATTCGTAGATAAAGACACTGACTTCACTGGCATGGTTATGAACCTATCAAAGAAGTATCTTAGCTTCTATAAGTCAGATGAGGACAGGTATGATATTTTAGTCTCGGCGTTTGAGGAGATTTTCTTAGGTCGTCCGAACAAGATGCTTACAGACTTCGATGGAGAGTATCAGGGCAAGCCAGTAGCTATCGAAGGCATCATAAAGATGATCTTGGGTCAGGCTATCATCAGAGCCAGCCAGAATAAGACAGACTACTATAAGAGACTTCAGACCATTCACCCATACGAAGACGAGACTGATGACGACGCATTCGACAGGGCGGTTGAGAAGAAGCTTGATAAGTTCTCGGCGGACGATGAGATTCTCTGGGAGCAGATCAAGAGAGATGTCAATAAGAAATTTGATAAATTCTTTGCCAGATCTCCAGAGCCAGATAGAGCTGGTAAGGTCTTGGATATGCTTCTGCTAGGATACAGCCAGACAGAGATAGCAAATAAATTTGGTATCTCTAACACCAGAGTCGGTGATCTAATTAAGAAAATGAAAGAGGCTATAAAAGAGGTTGCAGAGGACTACGACCGCAAAGGTGATAGCGTTCTGCTTAAAGAGTTTATGAGGGCTACAAAATAGTCTAAAATGAAAAATCTGCTAATTTTTTGGCAGATTTTTTTAGAAGCTAGTTAAATTACAGAAACTGGTTTCTATTATAGTACCAAGAAGCTTAAGTTAAATTATCCTTGTAGGATTTGGAACAAACAAAATTTCTTAAGTTTGCGTCCTTTAAAATTACAAAATGTTAGACTTGCTAAGGCGGCTGACGAAGTTTCGGTTCGCGGGTTGAACTCCCGCAATGGTGCACTAGGGCAGCTTTGCATCTCCACAGCGCAAACGGGGGTGTAAAAAGTGTGTCAATAGCCACGCAGAGAAGTATAGTGAGCGACTATGCAGTCAGGCTGAATATGGTAGCTTGATTCTGAAACAAGCAAGGTCGGTGGCTTAAGTTAAAACAGACAGATATCTGCAGTAAGCTGTCTACTTAAGTATAGGTGGAGACAAGCGTGCAGCTGTCTTATCAAGTCTAACAATTAATCAGAAGCAGATAATGTTTCTGTGTGACGTATGCGCGAGTACGCCTTAGGGCTTTTGCGGTGTCTTTGTGTCTTTTCGCTTGAAATGTAAGCCCTGCATACGTCACTCAGAAGCATTTCTTTTTGCTTCATGCGACTTTTCTTGAGTTCTGGTTCGATGTCTTTTCGGGGGTTTTCCTTATTGTTCCCTTTTTCTTTCATCGAACCAGATCTTATAAGATCAAGAAAGTTGAATAAAGATCGTTAGCATAAGTAAGCAGCCAGCGAGGGCGTATCCTTGTAGGATTTGAAATAAATGGTCTTTACTCAACTTTTTTCTAAATAAGTTTAAGTTGACGTCATAGTTGTAATGAAAGCCATTTTCAAAGTAACTATGACATCTCGATGTCTGATAGAGTTTAATTTAAATCAGGCTGCAGTGCCGCGCTTTCGTAAGTTCAGCAAAGGCATAAGATTAAGCTTACCTAAGGCAGATAATGCTCTAAGATCGGATAACTTTATCTGCCTTAGAGACTCTACTCTAAACTTCTTAAAAATTTCCCCTAATATCTATTGAAATCTATTACACACTAGGCTATTATGTTCCAGAAACAAATTCAAAATAAGGAGTCAGTCATGAACTACACAAACATCCGAAACAGTCTTAGAGAGTTGGATGAAGAGATTAGGGAGAAGCTTTCTGTAATAAGAAGTTCAACCTCAAGAGATGCAGAGATTATGGAATTAAATCGTAAGCTTTCCCATTTTGATAAATTCAGTGATGTATTTTACTCTGAGGCTGGTGACAGCATTTATATGCACTATACTTACAGAGATGATGAAGGCTTGAATATAGAAACTATAGCGCTTCCAGCTTGGTTCGTAGAGGACTTCGACAATCATATGGCTGCTCTTAGTTAAGAGCAGCCACAATAAGACAATAAAGGATAAGTTATGAATTTAGTTGATCGATTTCATGAGGCGTATAAGCCCTTGAGACAGGATTTAGGTAAAAAGTTACGTATTTTATCAAACCTAGAGAAAACTCGTAAGTTATATCACAACGGTAAACTTGTAAGTGCTGATTTCCGTGACATACTTCATGTGAACGAGGCAGATATCTTTTTCTTAGCGCCATATGGTAAAGACAGCATTTATGTTTATTGGGTAACTGAAGATCGAGATCTTTATGGCATATCCCTGCCAGTCTTGTTCTTTGAGGACTTTGATAAATACTATGCAGCTTACAAGGCAGAGGTAGATGCTTATAATAAGAAAGAGGAAGCTAAGTACAACCATTTCTTAGAAGCACAGGAGAACAGCCAAAAGCCAGAGAATGCTGATGAGTTGGCTGAGTATAAAAGGCTTAGGGAGAAGTATGGAGACTTACCTCTATAAGCATAGACTATGAAACAAGAAAACAAAACATCAATCTTAGACGTCATAGACGACATTAACAAAAAGATGTACATCCCAGATATCTTGGCTCAAGAGCGAGGGGATAAGATTCCTGCTTATGACTTCAACACAAGCTGTGTGGCTCATACAGACAACTCACCATCGATGAGGGTCTATATCGAACCTCACAGGGGTTGCTATTGCTTCAGTTGCGGTAAGTCCTTTACTCCGTATAAGGTCATGCAGCACCTGACAGGATTATCAGCCAGAGACATCATACAGAGATTTGTAGATAATTACGGATACGTAATCCCTTCAGAGTTCTCAGCAGATAATAGTTTCAAGATAGACAACCACAGGGTTGCTACTCGTATAAAGCAGATAAGAAAGTATCTTAATCCTAAGACTATTACAATCCTGAATCAATCCTTGACGGCAGACTTCAAGAATGGTAATACAAAATACCTCGACAGATTATACGATATGATAATCGCTAAGTTTGAGGCAGATCATATTTAATCAACCATTGATTTTCAGTTATATACATAAATAAACAAAAGGATTATGTTATGAATTTATTAGATAAAATAAGCTTGCTTTGGAACTTCTTAACAGAAGATTATCAGGCGCAAGAGTTAAACTATGAAATTGTGGTAGACCCTAAGAGCAAGGATATTAATCATTTTCCTTTTATGCTCGTCCAAGATGAAGCAAAGGTAATAGACGATTTTCTGTTTGAAGAAGGTGATACTGAGGCTCTTGCCTTAGATGCTAACATTACAGTTGAGCTCTATGATTTTATCTGCGATGTGGATTTAGGTTATATGAGGATAAATGCAGCGACGGAATCTCATTTAGAGAGAAGAGCTGGAATTCACATAGAGCTTATAGAGGACAGTGGCAGCACTAAGAGGCATATACTTACAGCTGTCGTTCCTACTCAAGTAATGAACGTAACGTTAGATATCTATGCAATGGATGCAGGGATTCTTGATAGATTGGACGAGTTCTTAGGCTTAGGTAAGTTCCTTAAGGCTACTTATCAGTTGCAGAGAAAATATCTAGGCGCGCCTATAAAGAAAGGCTCGCGTAGAGTCCTATAATATAACACAGAAACTAAAGGAGAAACTATGACAATCAAAAACGATATTCAGGTGGGAGAGTATAAGGCTATCCTAGATGCGGCTATGAATAAGCTAATTGTTAGTAAGGACGCATTGGTAGAGCCAAAGGTCTTTGAACCTTTAGAGAACTACTATAACAGTGTTAAGAAAGTCTTGACTCTGTTTGACGATCATACAGCATTGGCTTATGTCTATGGCTCAGACATTAGATTCCCTAATGATCTAGTCGAGGCTATAGAGTATTTCGCTAATAACCCAGATGCTTCTCTGTTTACGTTCAAGAAAGAGATCGAGAACACAGAGAGCCCTCTTGTCTTGTATTCTGCCATGAAAGCATATTACGCTAACAAAGACGAAGAGTAATAAGAGATATGCAACATCAGCGGTTAACAACTAACACTTCGTCGCAGCCAGCTCAGTTCTTGCATCAGGATTGTTGGCAGCAGTCTACATTAGCCCTTGTAGAGCAAGAGCTAAAGACTCCGCCGTATCAGCAGGTACTCCCTAACAAGTTATTTTCAAAAGAGGAACTGCAGAAGCTTCCTGCTCATAACTGGATGCAGTCTTGTGATTTTAATCTTATATCGCCAGACAATACTCCAGACCTAGATGCATTTTTAGAGCAGCTCAGGAATGAGGCTCAGTCCTCGCCAGAGTTCGTCAGAGCTAAGAATGAAGCAGACGGCAGTATGAAGCTCTTAGCATTAGACCTAGAGACCACAGGCTTGGATAAGACCATCAAAATCATAGGCGGACATCCTACTACCCCATCTCTTATAGTCGGTGTCTGTATAGCTACATCAGACACTAAGGGTTATTATCTCCCAGTGATGCATAATCAGAAGGACGGAATTCATAACTATAGCTTTGACGAGATCATAGACTTCTTGCGTAAGCTGCAAGAGTTCAGAATCATATACCACAATGCATCATATGATAGAGAGATCTTAGAAACACATAACATAGACCTGAACCCAGAGTATACAGACACAATGCTGATAGCTATAAATTTAGGCATCAGGGATCAGTTGTTCACGGTGGGCTTAAAGCAGATGTCAGAGCACTTCTTGCACAGAAAGATGCTAGAAATAAATGAGCTGTCTGGCGAAAAGAAGTATATACCGTTACAATACTACCCAGCTTCGTCTGTATTCGTTTACGGCTGTTCAGATGCAGTAAACACCTATGGATTGTTTAAACTCTTAACAAAGGGCAAAGACAACCCTTATATCGTTAATCGCTTTCCGATGCGACTAGATATGAAGACTGCAGACTATTCTCGTTGGATGTTAAGGTATGGTATGCCTACAGATTTCCAACATTTAAAAGGTTCATTGAAGACGCTTATCAGGCGTAAGATTATCTTAGAGTCTAAGTTCGCGGCAGAGATCTCTCAGACTGTTCCTATAGGCTCGGCAGAGAAAGTCGGTATTTTTCTAGGTGAGCTATTATTAGCAGACTTCATAAACTTTAAGTCTAAGGACGCCACAACCTTGACCCAAGACCAGATCAAAGAGCAGGCAGCTAAGACCTTACAGAAAGAGTTTCTGATGGAAGTTAAGAACAAGAAGCTTGCATCTGGGCAGACGAAGACGACATTCGCCACAGGTGCAGCAGTCTTGGAGCATCTGGCTAAGATCAAAGATAAGAACTTACAGTGGGTGCAGCCCAATACAGCAGAGATCATAACTAAGGCGGTCTTATACATAGACCGTTATCGAAATGTCAGCCACGATATAGGCGTATTTCTTGCGATCTATAGATACACGTATGTAGATGACCTGAACATCCATAGGATATCCATCGGCATTAAGTTTAATGGAACGACTACGAATAGATATTCTAACCAGTCAGGTAAGGGGTCTATGGATAGATATTCCATAACCAGAGGAACTAAGAAGACCACATTAACATACAATAAAGCAGATTCAGTGGCGGGTCTAAATATACAGGGCGTGTCCTCTGCTAAGCTTCAGATCGAGAAGGCTTATAAAGTCGTGGCGGCTTCGCCAGAGTTCTTGGCTGCTAAGAAAGCCTTAGACCAAAAGGTTGGGTTGGCATTAATCGAAATGTTAGAAGCTCTGTAAATCCATTATAAACTCGTCTATATAACGGCAGAACAAATAAAAGGATAGATCATGGCATTTTTCAATAATCGCGGCGCGGTTCTGAAGCTGAACTTGACCCCAGAGACTCAAGCTAGAGTTGATGCGTATAAGGAGACTATAAAAGAAATAAAAGGCAGGCTTGCTCTGTTAAGCATAATGCCTTTAGATCCTCAGAATAAGAAAGCAGTAAATAGCTTGATTAAGACTACTAAGAAGCTTGCGAATAAGCTTGACCGAGCTGTAATCTCTGCTCATGTGGATAATATGCTAGAGAATGCAAAACACTTAAAGAACGTATCTTTCAACAGAGACGTTTATTCTTTAGAAGAGTGTGGATATGTCTTAGGCGGCATAACTCGAGAGAGAATTCGCCAGATAGAGTCTAGTGCAATTAAGAAATTGAAGCATCCTAAAATTGGCAGGGAAATGAAGAATTACCTAGATCTTGGTGATGATGGCATTCTTTAACATACAGAAGGGAAGAACAGAAATGACGAATATTAAACTAAGTCAGTTGATTAAAGATTTAAATGTTATGGCAGACGCATACCAGAAGTCTGCCCCTAACTGGATTAAGTTAGGAACTCCAGACTTTACTTTTAGCTTTAAGAACCAGAATAACGACACAGTGTCTGTTTATATTCCACCTAAAGCAAACGGTGCGGCATATGTAAGTCAAGGTAAAGATGGCGTAATCCAGATGACGTTAGGCTTCCACGCACAGTTCTTTAACCATTTAAAGAACGACATCACCTGCAGATGCTTGGTAATTCATGAGCTTATGCACACATACCAGAACCTAAGCGGTAAGACAATAGATAACACAAGCCCCTCGCTTTTAAGTTCGTATATCCAAGATCCGTTAGAGTTTGAGGCAGTCGCTGCTCAGCTGGCTTATTTAGTCAAAGAGAATAAATGTCAAAATCTACTAGACTCATTTGAGGGTTTGCTTTCTTTCATAGAGCTAGATCTCATGAATCTTTATGATATGGCAGATGTAAATAGTCTATACAACATTTCCGAAGAGCAACAGAAAAGTTTGCTGAATAGAATCAAGGCATTCTTTTAATTAAGCCCCATTTAAGGGGATTTGACGTCGCCTTAAATGTACTTAAGTTGTGCCGCCGTCATCATAAGATGATTTTGCTAATTCATAACAATCATCCTAATTTCACAACTTAATTATGAAAGGATAAATCGTGGTCAGACTCACACAGGAACAACTCAACACTAAAAAAAGCTTTATATGCTCATATATGAAGGCAAAGAACGCAGCAACAGGTTCAAAGCTGGACGCCAATGCCAACGTATCAAATAAGAACATATCTACTTTGTCAGCAGAACTTCACAAGGACATCAATATTCAACTGAACAGGTCACTTATTTGTGATAAGTTGGTTCAGCTGTTCGGTCAAGAGACGGCAGATGAGTATATCAGACAGTTAGAGGCTCATGAAATCTATACACACGATGAGACATCTATTATGCCTTATTGCGCCTCTATAACTATGTATCCGTTCTTAACAGATGGCTTAAAGGCATTTGGTGGAGAGACTAAGGCACCTAAGCATCTATCATCGTTTAATGGTGGACTTATAAACCTGCTCTTTGCTTGCAGCGCTCAATTAGCAGGCGCCATAGCGTCGGTAGAGTGGCTTATGTACTTTGATTACTTTGCAAAAAAAGACTTTGGAGACAATTACTTAGAGACTCATGCCAAGACTATAGAGCAAGAGTTTCAGCAGACAGTTTATGCTTTAAATCAACCTGCTGCTGCAAGAGGGTACCAATCTATATTTTGGAACATATCAATATACGACCAGCCATACTTTGAGGCTATTTTTGGTGACTTTGTATTTCCTGATTTTACTAAGCCAAGTTATAAATCTTTGGCTAAGTTGCAGAAGTTCTTTATGCATTGGTTCAATAAAGAGAGAACTAAAGCTCTATTAACATTTCCAGTTATCACAGCTGCTTGTTTAAATGATGGCTTAACTCTTAAGGACAAAGATTTCCAAGATTTTATTGCTAAGGAATATGCAGAGGGTAATGCTTTCTTTACCTACACAAGTTCGTCAGCTGCGGCATTATCTAGCTGCTGCCGTCTCAGAAGCGATATCAGCTCTCAGAAAGAGTTTAGTTATTCTCTTGGGGCTGGTGGCGTTGCCACAGGCAGTAAGAATGTCATAACGATAAACATTAACCGCTTGGTTCAAGATAACCGTGACCTTGTAGAGCAGGTTCAGAAGATTCATAAATACCAGATGGCATTTGAAGCATTGTATCAAGAGTACTACGAGAATGATATGCTTCCTCTTTACAACGGTAATTTCTTATCTTTAGATAAACAGTTCTTAACTGTAGGCATTAATGGCGTGGTTGAAGCAGCAGAGTATTTAGGCTATGACATCTCCAATAACGAAGAATACAAGTCTTGGGTCAGGGATTTATTAAAGAAAATCTCAGATGAAAACAAACGCGCTTCTAAACAATACGGAGTTAAATTTAATACAGAGTTTGTTCCCGCAGAAAATCTCGGCGTTAAGAACGCTAAGTGGGACAGAGCAGATGGTTACTTCGTTCCCCGTGATTGTTACAACTCTTATCTTTACAAGGTCGAGGACGACGAGATATCCATCTTAGACAAGTTCGCATTACACGGCAGAGAAACCTCACAGTATCTAGACGGCGGTTCAGCTTATCACTGCAACCTTGAGTCATATCCAACACAGGAACAGTTTAAGAAACTTCTTGATGTAGCCGTTAAGGAAGGCTGCGAGTATTTTTGCTTTAACATCAAAGTTACAGGCTGCGATGATTGTGGCTTCATTGACAAGAGAACCTTGACTGAATGCCCTAAGTGCCACAGCAAGAATATTTACTACGCCACAAGAGTCATAGGTTACTTGAAGCGTATATCAGACTTTAGCCTAGACAGACAGAATGAGGCTAAGTTAAGATTTTATGCTAAGACTGAGCCTACACATACACAGGCGCAGGCGTGTGCGCACATAGAGACGGCAGAGGAAGAGCAGACTCCACATATAAATTCTGCTGCGTTGGCTGTTCCCGCCCAAGCAGCGGCAGCAGCTTGCTAACATAGCCTAATGCTCTATTACTCACATCCACAGATCGTAATGGAGGAAGTGCCAGATGAGTTATCACTGGCACTTTCCATCTCTGGCTGCCCTCTGCATTGCAAGGGTTGCCACTCCTCATTTACGTGGGATGCCACTTATGGCTCGCCCTTGACTTTAGACGTATTATCTCAGTTAATCACTAAGAACAAGCATATAACCTGCGTTCTGTTCTATGGCGGCGAGTGGGATACCCCATATCTACTTAGACTTATAAACATCGTAAAGTTAAGTAAACTGAAAGTAGCTTTGTTTACAGGGTTAGAGCCGTCTATCCTAAGCCCAGACCTATTAGCAGAGCTCAATATCCTTAAGGTCGGAGCTTATATTCAAGAGCGAGGTGGGTTGCAATCTCCTAACACCAACCAGAGATACATAGATCCGCAGCATTATTTAAAAACAGGCGAAGAGAGGCTATTATTCGAAGAGAACAAACGTAGATTTACTTGAGGAACATTATAATGCGAGACAAATTTAGAGGGCTTAGACCTATAAAAAGAAAACCAGGTCAAAAGAAAAGAACAAAAGCAGGCTTACCTAAGAAAATATGCGTTAGACTACGATTGAAAGGCAATATTTTAATAAACCCCTTGCCTAAAGAGTTATTAACTGACATAAAGCAGATTATGGCTGGACCTAAACATTATGTGGGTTGGTCTAAGTCTTTAGAAGAGCGCATCGAGGAGGCTTTGAATGATAAATCATAAGCTTCGTCAAGAAAACCTAAAGTTATACATCATTACGGCTCCTAACGGCACAGAGCGTGTCTGGCGCAGGTCAGCTTTGATCTATCATTGCAGATCCGCATATGGCATAACCTTTGCAGACTTCAAACACAGATACAAAAGCTTGTATAACGGATATAAACTTCGTCAGATATCAAAATCGGAATTACAATCCTTAATGTCGCTTACACTGCAAAACGATAAAATACAAAGTGTTCACCCTAGTCAAGCGATGAACGTTCAACAGGAACCCTTAGAGGCGTAATACTGTGTATGTAATTTTATTAACGCAGTTTCTATTACGATAATAAAGGATTGGAGGATATTAAAATGAAAAAGAATAAAGCTAAAACTGTAGTTAATCCTAAACCTAAGGTAACTAAAAAGATTGATGTGAACGAGATTCTTGTAAACCCAACTGATGAAGAGCTCTTGGCTCAAACTTTAGAGATAATGAAAACCCCCTCTTACGAAGTCGACCCTAATAAGTCGCTTGAAGAGAGAATGAAGGACTTAGGATGGTCATAAAAGAATATCCTACAGTTACTTCTAAATTAACAGGTAAGAGTAAAGCAGTTCAAAAGCGATACTTAATAGTAACGAAAATATTAGAAGAATCTGCTGTTTGTCAAGTTAATAGATTTAAAGATCACCAGTTAAAAGGTTCCTTGAAAGACTTTAGAGAACTTCATCTAGATGGTGACTTTCTTTTGCTCTATAAAGAAATAAACGAGGAGGTTCATTTAGTAAATATTCTTTCTCATAAAGAAATGAAAAACTTTAAAGGTGCTGAAGAAGAGAAAGCTTATATTCTTGAGCTTGGTTTCAATCACATAAAGCTATAACTCTACACAATGAATAAATTTAATTTAGACGAATTCCAGCAGAAATTTATCGATGCTCAGCATAAACGAGACTCAGTTTATAGGCTAGTCGCCGTCGCTGGTGCAGGTAAGACGACCACAGCGGTTATGAAGATCAAATCGCTTATAGACTCAGGCGTCGATCCGAAGTCAATTATATTCAACACGTTCAGCAATAGATCCGCTAGAGATCTGTTGACAAAATACAATAAATTAACGGGCTATTTAGACAAGCCTATGATGAGCACGATTCACTCATTATCCTTAACTCTGTTAAAGAAATATTTTCATATAAAACCCAACCTATTAAATGAGTGGCAGGCTACCCTTGTTATGCGGGATGTCCTCGAAGAGACTAAGTTGGCAGAGTCTTATAACATACAGAACAAAAGAGAGCTGACGACATTAGCGGCAGATGCCTTGCTATTAACGCAATGGTATAAGGCTACAGTGCAGGCTAATAAAGACATCTTAGACGTAGACCTAAGGTCATTTGACTACAGAGAGTTTGGGAATGCTCCAGAGTCCGTTCTACGTTCTGCAGACTTTGCTCTGGCTTTTAAGACCTATGAGCAGTTTAAGAGAAACAATAAGCAGATGGATTATGCTGACCTTGTCTATATACTATACTCTTTGCTTTTAGCTAACCCAGACAAGCTCAGACAGATAAAGCAAGACTTCCCTATAATGTTCGTGGATGAGGCTCAGGACTTAGATCCCTTGCTGTTCCATCTAATCTACTTATTGACCGAACACAACTCTTTATATCTGATCTATGATGAGGCGCAGACTATTTACTCATTTCGATGGTCATCACCCTATATGTTACAGCCAGAGTTCCTTGACAAACATTTCAAGAACATACAGAGCTTCACTCTTGAATATAACTACAGATCTACGCAGGGTATCGTTAAGTTGGGTAATATCTGCAGATCTCTTGCTAGGTCTGAAGTTGCAGCAAGAGCTTATAGAGAGAACACATCAGGTTCCGTTCGGTTCGTTAAGGTCAAGACTAACCTGCTGGAGGGAGAGAAGATTGCTGCTCAGATCAAAGAATTAACAGAACAAGGTTTCTCATACAGAGACATAGCTATTCTTGCCAGAACGAACAGTTATTTGAAGTCCGTAGTAGAGCCCATTTTGGCTAGAGAGAACATTCCATATAACATCCAGTCTAAGAACCGCAGGAAGCTCTTTGAGAAGCCGCTTACGAAGGCTTATTTTGATTTCTTGACCTTGATGCTTAACCCAGATAACCAGTTCGCTTTATTATCCGTAGCGGCAAACGTTAAGGGTATAGGTGAGAAGTTTGTAGATAGGCTGCGCCTCTTAACCTATAAGGGAACGTCTGTATTTGACTCAACTTATACTCCTGCTGAAGAGCAGAAGATAAGTCGTCTTAGGAACCTCTATACTGCTCTACAATCGCTTTCAAACATAGATACGCCTGATAAGCTTAGTAACGTCATCGATGGCTTTGAGAGCCTCGTATTTAACTTCTTTACGGCAGATTTCACTACGAGGAAAGATCTAGATTTAATAAACAAGGCATTTACTACTATGGTCTTTACTTATTACGACGCAGACAGATCCTTGACCTTGAAAGACATTTACGACCAGATAACACTAGACTTCGCAGACCTAGAGACGGATACTACACAGGATGCAGTTAAGTTATTGACTGTGCATGCTGCTAAGGGCTTGGAGTTTCCAGTTACATTCGTCGGCGGTTTCGGGCAAGGTATGATTAAGCAAGATGACTTCTTGTCTGAGTCTTGTATCTTATACGTTCAGTTGTCAAGAGCGATTGATAAATTATTCATTCTTGACTCACCGACATATGTCACTCGTCAGATGAGAGAGCAGGATGCAAAATATTATCAATCTTATCAAAAGTTCAAGATTGCATTGGGAGTAAGCTAAAATATGAAAAAATTATCAAAATACGGCTCTCGAAACTTAAACGAAATTTCCAAAATCTCGACAGCAGTTTCTGCAGGAAATGAAACAATAGAGTTTGATTTTCATATAGGGCTGAGAGTATTTTCAACGTCGAGAAAACTGAAGCGAATCGTTCTCAATAAGAAACCTGATTTATTTCGAATATTGCAAAATTTAGACCAAATTTCGAGGCAGCTGTCAGAACCCAATAAGACCCGCAGCCTGTCGTTCTTAGACTTCAAATTAAAGCCTAACTCAAATATTCACAAATACTTGAATTTTGAGGGTCGAGAGACCTATATTAAACTTAAACGAAATAATTAAAATCTGGTTAGCAGTTTATGCAGGAAATAGACGAACAGAGGTCGATTTTCATATAGGCTGAGAGTATTTATATTCGTTCCGAAACTTAAACGACGGTATAAAATTAAACAAGGAGTAAAGATGACATTCAAAGATTTCAGATGGTGGTTGAACGAGAGAAGCCTGCCGTTAGACAATGATCTTGTGGTTCACATAAACGGAGAGGATTATAAATTATCTAACCCTGATATAAGACGAAAAGAAGACGGGGATTCTATTCTGTTCTTTAATAAGGTAGAGCGTATAAGTTCATTTTTAAAGAACGATGAGCCCACAATCATAACATTAGAGGATGAGCCATTAGATTTTAGACTTTCAGAGCCTCAGACTAATATTAACATTCATGCTAATAATTCTACAGTCAATATTTACAATGGCAGATCGGGTAAGAAAAACAAACAGAGCAGAATAAATGATAATCTGCAACAGCTGGCTGCGTTGGGTCTTGACTATGAACGCTTGTCAGACTATGCGGTTAGAATTCATACGTTACAGCAGGATATAGATTTCTTTCTAACAACGGAGAGGTTTATGCCCGTTGGCGGAACAGTAAAGGGTCAGGGTATCCCAGCCCTTGTTAAATACATAGAAAGTTTATAAGATGGTCTTTATCATTAACGCTAGGTTTAGGAACGTAGATATAACAAAAGTTCTGAGCTTAATAAAAGAAGGCTCTAAGGAACAGTTAGACTTTAATGGTAAGTATCTCATAGAAGTCATATATCGTAACGGCGTCTTTGAACCTACAGGGAAAGGCATCAAAGGCTTAGACGAGGTTATGTCAGAAGATGAGATTAAGAAAGATCTGTTTATAGATATAGCTTACTCAGAGTCCATTAAATTTTTTACTAAGCCGCCATATTATACATCTACAATAACTCAAAGAAAGATATTATTTATTAAGGAGCCCTTGTCAGATTATGAAACGCTTTACATCTAACAGACCACATCGCTCAAGCAGCATAGGGTTAAGAAAGAACACAGTAGGTAAGAGTCCAGTTAAGACCTTAATTTTGAAAGAACTGAAGAGTAAGCTTATAAACTCAGATGGCTTTCCTGCAGACCCAGACTTTACATTTGACTCTGGTCAGACTGCTATTTATTGTAGAGGTGAGTTCGTCATCGTCTTGTATCACAAGGCTGCAGACTTACACGAACTCAAATACGCTAAACTGAAAGGAATGATGAACTCCAAGATTCTAAACTGTAAGGTCATCATATCCAGATTCAATCCAAAGGTATAAATAATGGCGGCAGATTTTACAAGTATTACGGAAGTCCGCAAGCATTTCTTTGCTTCAACGCAAGAGGTAGAGGCAGCTCTGTTTAAAATGCAGGAGTCGATGGCTGAGATGCACCAGAGAGTTAATAAGATCTTGGCAGACTTCTCTAAGTCGGACCACGTCGCTCATAAGGTCGGTAGGCGGCTGGAGACCTTAGGTTCCAACGTCAGCAAACTGCAGAGCCTTAGAAAGTCAATCTATGAGAACGCAGACTTAGTGGCATATATAAGAGTGGAGATTATATTCAAGGCTCAGGAGCTGATGAACGATGCTAAGTCTTTGTTTGACTCTCAATGGACGGAGATCTGTGGCTCAGAGTTTACGGCTAAGTTCTTGAATACGAATGCAGACAAGGAGCGTGAGGCTAATTATCTTATGTCTGGCTGCACAGTCAAGTTTAATAAGATTAAGTCTATGTTCTCAACCATCAAGGCGCATACAGATTTCTTAACGGATAATTTGGATCAGTTGAATAAGACAGAGTCTGCATTACGTCTGTCTTACAATATGAGTAAGAGCTTAGATGATATAGGTGACAATGCAGGAGAGCAGATAGGCACAGATGAAGGAACGGCTTTGATTCAGGGCTACGACCCTTTAGTCGATGAGTAACATACACATAATTTAACCCAAAGGAGAACAAATGGGAATTTTGAGTGATTTAACGAAAGATCTCAAGGATAAGTACGCTAAAGAGAATCCTCTGATTGTTAATGAGATGAAGAAGCTTGACTTGGACGTCATATCGTCTGGGTCGGTCATCATCGATGCAATATCAGGTATAGGCGGCTTGGCGGCTAAGGGTCATATCTCAGAGATCACAGGTGCGAATACATCAGGTAAGACGACGTTATGTTTACAGGCGGCTGCTCAGTGTCAGAAGCAAGGCGGTAATGTCATTTACATTGATGCAGAGGCTGTCTTTGATATAAGATACGCTAAGAGCTTGGGCATCAAGACAGACGAAGAGTCTTTTATGCTCGTTCAGCCGCAGAACGGTGAGGAGGTTCAAGATATCTTACTTATGGTCGATAAGAAACTGTCAGACAAAAAGAACAAGGATAAGATTGATCTTATCGTCATTGACTCTATAGCCACGACTAGAGCTAAAGAGGAGCTTGAGGGTAATAAGCGCATAGGTCTGCATGCTACTTTATGGGGTAAGCTATCGTATCAAATCAAGAATATAGCCCACCAACATAACATAGCGTTTATTCTTATCAATCAAGTTAGATTTGCTCCAGATATTTCGGGTGGATTCGGACCGTCTGGCGTCCTTGATTCAGCTCAGGCAAATGAAGGCGGAGAGAATACCACAGGCGGAGAGGCTCTTAAATATATTTACTCCATCCGTTGGCAGCTCAAGGGCTTCAGTAAGATTGAGGAAGAGAAAGAGAACCCAATTTCTGGTGAAGTTGAGAAGATCCGCATAGGTAATAAGGTCTGGGCTACGACGATCAAGAACAAGTTAGCCCCACCGATGGTAAAAGCTCAGTTCGCAGTCGTCTATGGCAAGGGAACAGTCGACTCTATCATCTTAGAGGATATAATGAAGGCGCGAGGCTTTATAGTCAATCAAGGCGCTTACTATAAATATGAACCGTTGAATCCAGCCTTGATTCCTAACCCTAACGGTAACAATGAGGGTAAGTATGCAGGATTCATTTATACCAAGAGTAAATTCCTCGATTGGTATCAGAAGCCAGAGGTACAGGAAGATGTCATCAAGAGATTTAATCAGCTGGTGTCTAACTCCAGAGACGGTAATCTAACAGATGAAGTTCCTGTAGATGAGAATGGAGAGCAGCTTCAGTTTGATATAGACGATGAGTCATAATCTTAATGTCTTTAAGAGGTGTTAAGATTGAAAAACTGTGTTTTTGACATACCACGTTCAGTCCTTGCAATTTGTTATCTGAGTTAGTCAAGTTTTGGCAAATTCAGATAACTTTAACTTTTAAGGATCTTGAAGATGGTATCTCTCATTGACGTCGACGCTATGACCATAAATGTTTCGGCATTTAAAGCCCTAACAAATAAACTTAACACGATTCAAAAAATTTCAGTTCCAAATGGCAGACAATACATAAAGTTCAGTCTTGATGAGGACAGTCTAGATTTAGAGTTAATTCAAAATGAACTATCAGCTCGGGTAGAGGAGTCAAATTTCAGACACTTCGCAGAAATCTCCCCTGATATCGATCTGGTCATGACTGCAGATTACTCTCCGACATCGATATCAGGATTTTATGATGAGTATAGAGAACATAAGTCAACGAGAGCTTTCTCTAATCTTTGCGTTCATGATGACTTTGAGCTTCCGTCTGCCGTCCGTTTCAAGACCTTAGTTAGTAAGGAAGCAGAGAAGCAGTTAAAAGAACTTTTGAAAGACTTTAGTGTACTTCCAGCTTGCTGTGTAGAGTTAAGGTTTGATAATGAAGATAACATTTATTCGGATTTTCTTAAAATATCTTTGTTTATAAACTTACTTCAGATTTAAGGTTATAGATAATGACGAAGTCCACGATTTTAAAACTGATTGATGCTATCCCGCCATTTGCTAAGATTGATTTAGTTAAGAAAGCTTTAAGTATTGACTTAGACTTCATAGATGACGTAGAGGTCTTGCCGTCAGACAGCAATCAATATTTTAAACTTCAATATTTCGGGCAAGAGGACTTATTGTCATATTTTTCGGTCTTTGATAACCCAGAACAGATGTCAGAGGACATCAATATTCGTATAGAAGATGCTAAGGGCATATTCTCCCTTGAAAATCCCATCGGGCTTGATACAGCTAACATTACTTTAGAGGAAGACAACGATTTCTTTATGACTCATATTGTAACCTGCGAGTCAGAGGAAGAGTTGGCAGATCTATTTAGTAACGATCTGTCTAAGTTGAAATCATTTACAAACAGCCCAGAGTATTTAGACCTAGACCCAGAGACGAGGGGCTTCATCTGGTCGGTCTTAGAGCGTCCATTTAAAAGCCTTTGGTCTGGCTCTAACTAGTTTAAACTCCTCGCAGATATTTTCTACTATTTGAGAAGGTATTTGCTTTATAACAAGCATAAATAAATTTGAAAAGTAAGGGTAAATTATGCTAGAATCAACACAAGAACACACTACACAGACATCGAATCCAGTTCATATTCTCACAGAGGCAGAGTTCATTAAAACTCATGGCTTGGCTTTCTATCAGAAGTATCCAACGAGGGAAGCATTTATAGAGGCTCAGAACAAGAGGGTTGATGAACGTTTGTCTAAGACGGGATTAAAGTCAGATCCGCAGATATTCATAGACAACAGAGAGAAGTTCGTTGAGACGATGACTCGAGATTTTTATGACAATCAGGGCTATTTGCATTTTCTGAGATTCTTTTATGCAAGAAAATTAAAGGTCGATGTAAATGAGCTTAATAAGTCTATGCGTAAAATGGCTAAGGGCATAGCCATTGTTCCAGCGTATAGATCAGAGAACGGCAGAACGCAGTTTAAGAGCCACGGGGCAGATCAAGGAAGGGCTATTATAAATAACTTGTCATATAAAGAAATAGCTACGTGTAAGAAGGGGCACCCCGTCGATATCTTGACTTGGGATGCTTATAATGATGCTACGGATGTTAAGCACCTTATGCGTCCTGCTTACTGGAAGAATATAGCTAATGGCGACTTTGATAAACCTACGCTTCAAGAGTCAAGAGAGGCTAACTATGACTTGGTGTCTAAGTTGATTGCTATGTTCTGCGACAGGGCGTCTGTGTTCCGTTCCAGTGTCTATGCAGCTATAATCAATCATTATACTCCTACGGCTGAACATTCGCTTCATTTGGTCGGCTCTTGGAATACTCCAACTTTAGCAGCATCTGCATTAATGAGACTGAAACATCAAGTCATCATAGACGTTATTCCTAGACAGAAAGAAGTCGGTGAGTTCATATACAATAACTTCATCCCTAAGAGTTTGACTAACCAGAAACATAAGTATGACTTTATCATCTGCCCGTCGGAGCAGTTACAGAATAGACTTAACTTTAGAGAAACCTATAAAGATTACTTTGACGTCCAACTGTTCTCGCCCGTGTATTTCAGCACAGAGCTGTATAACTCTGTAGACGGTGATGCTGGTGAGCAGTCAGTTGACAGCTTTCCTCAGTATGATGGTTGGGTTGAGGGTTATTTCCACGAGACCATTAAGACTGCTTATGAGGTCATGAAACCGGGATCGACATTTATCCTCGTTATCTCTGACTTTGAGTATCAGGATGAGGTAACAAAGAAATGGCATTATATCTCTCATGATATGTTAGAGATCACAAGCTTATATTTTAAACCAGTCGAGACGGCAGATCTTATCTTGACTTCTGGGTCGGGTATGACGAACAAGGCTGCAAAAGAGAAGCGCAGAGCTGAAAGAAAAGCTTTATTTAGTGAGCATGTTCATGTCTTTACAAAAGACGTTAATTATCATAGTTCACAAGAGGCTAACCGAGCCGTCTTTAAGCCAAAGTCGTATGACACTAGGCTTAATGGTCAAACGGCAGTTCTAGACACAGAGGGTGATAACGAACAGGAACAGTTTGAGGATTAAGAATGTCATATAGTCTGAAGATCAAGAACTTTCAGTCCATAGAAGACCAAGAGCTAGAGCTCAAGGGCTTTGTGGCAATAACAGGCAGGTCAAATTTAGGTAAGTCGGGGCTTCGCAGAGCCTTGACTGCTGTCTTATACAACGATTGGGATAAGTCCTATCGAAGAGAAGGCACTAATAAGCACACGGAGGTTACTTTGACATCTCCAGCTTGGTCTATCCATATGCTGAAGTCAAGTGATAATAATGATTTTACTTTAACCACAGCAGAGGGCAAGCAGACATTTAACAAGGTTGGTAAGGACATACCAGAGCAGATCTCAGCTTTGGGGTTCAATCTATTAGACCTAGAGGATGAGAAGCTTAATTTAACATCCTCTAAGCAGACAGATCCTATGTTTATGGTTAGCTTTAAGCAGGCTACACAGACTAAGGTCTTAAACAAGTTATTCAACATAAATAAGCTTGTTTCTGCTTCCTCTTTGGTTCAGAAAGATATTCGTAGCTTTAAGATGGAACATAATAAACTCTTAGAGACGTATAACTCAAAGAGCAGCGATCTGTCTCAGCTTGAGGCTAAACAGCAAGAGGTAACGGGGCAGCGTGATTTTCTTGCCGATACGTTGAATAACTTATCTGCCATCGATTCATGGCTTAACATAACTGAAGAGTCGAACAGACTTCAAACACTGCAAACAGAGATAAAAGATAAAATAACATTCTTTCAAGATATTAAAGATCAAGATTTAATCCTGACTTTATTAGATGAATACAAATACAACGACTCCTTAGAAGTTAACTCTAAGCTGACACTCAGTTCGATAAAGATGAAGCTAGAGTCCTTGATGAATAAAGTCGCTGGGCTGCAAGAGGCAGAGAAAGTGGCAGATAAGATAAAACTCATTGAGTCATTCTTTAACACAGCTCAAGAGGCGGCTCAGATTTCGTCTAGGCTGTCTGAACTGGGTAAACACTCAAGTTTCATCAATGACTTTCAACATAACCGCTTATTGTTAAATTTCTTGTATCAGTTCGACAGAGAGAAGTCTGCTAGGCTTTTATTGACGAACAATCAGACTTCTATAGACGTAGTTCAGGATTCTGTGGATAAGCTAAAAGCTTTACAGCTCTTGGCAACTTATCAAGACATTATTAACTCACAGCACAATTTAACTACTAAATTATCTCAGCTTGATAATAAGATCGAGGCAACGTATAACGAGAAATTTTATATGGAGTCTAAGCTTGATAGATGTCCTGCCTGCGGTCAGTTGATTAATAACTCACATACACATCAGGGAGATAAATGTTAGAGTCAGAGAACCATTACTCCAGACGTAGATACAGATCGTCTGCAGACAATTACCCTAGAAGTGTAGGATTAAGGAATCATTTTGAGGAGAGCCACATCAGACCATGGCTGTCTAAGAACTACTCAAAGAATAGAGGTGCCTTAAAGAAGTTCCTTAGGTTGCCAGAAATATACAGCATATTTCAATCCTTACCAAAAGTAACCTCAGACCCCGCATATGATTTCTACATAGAGTTCGAGCATGCTTGTGCTAAAAAGAACTTTAAGGCAACTGTCGGCATTTACCGATACTTTATTGATATCGGTGATCCAAGTCAAGACAAGAAGTTCCTAGAGTTCGTAAGTAGTTTCAATAAAGACAAAGGCGAATTATGAGCATTTTGAAGTTAGCGATGGTAGGTGACCCTCACCTTGCTATAAACGTTAGTATCCCTGCAGGTCGTCATCCAGAGACATTTTATCAGGAGCAGAGGGATAAGTTAGCGTTTATAAAGCAGTTCTGTAAAGATAACGGAATACAAGGCTTAGTTTTACCGGGAGATATACTTAATTATAAGACTCCAACTTTATACACAGCCGTAGCTATAAACAGCTTAATGAAAGAGCTAGCAGATTTACACAGTGTCGTTCCTCTTTATTCTATCTCAGGTAACCACGACATAAAGTTCAGCTCTAGGGATTTAAAGGATGAGTCTGTTTATAACATCTTTGTTAGAGGCTCGGTCTTAGAGGACATCCATAATAAGTCTCTTTCTTTGTCTGATAACGTAACTATATCAGGGCTGGACTATACTCCTAATAAAGAGCAACTTATGCAGGAGATAACAGATTTAAACAATAGACTTAACTCAGAGAACATTAATATCTTAGTCGTTCATGAGCATCTGCTCCCAGACGGAGAGTCTATTCCGTTCAGTCCATACTTCAACTATAAGGAATTCTTGAAGTTCACAAATATTCACGTCATAATGGCAGGACACTTACATAAGGGTTTTCCTACTATGACCATACTCAGACAGGAACTGGGGGCTAGACCTATGGTCTTTGTAAATCCATGGTCTTTAACTCGGCTGTCAAGAGATAATTATGCTTTGGATGCAAGCCATAAGCCAGAGATAGTAACCTTAACCATATACACAGACACGAGCTTTATAGAATACCAGCATACCACAATCCCACATAAGAGTCCAGATGAAGCCTTTATAAAAGACTCCCTTGTAGATGAGTCAGAACAGAACCTTGATATCTCAGAGTTTGTGTCGCAGTTGACGAATATGGATACGTCGGCAGAGGCAGATTTTGATCTGTCTGAAAAGTCAGAGAAAGTTAAAGAGAAAATTCAGTATTATATTGAACTTTCAGAGAAGTAATGCTACTAGACAGCAGATTTTAACGGTGAGGAGTAAAATATGAACTTATCAGATCAAATCCGTTCAGTTTATAACGAGGCTTATATCGGCTTGTTTCATAAATTGTTAAGGGTAAAGGAGTTGGAGCTTCAACGAAAGCATTTCATTATAGATGGCTTGTTTCTCAAGGTAGACCCACTGGCAGTTTATTTACAATTTTTAAACGAAAATGCTTCCTTTAAAATAATTCCCACAAGAAACAATGAGTTCGCCATTTCTTGGGAAACTAAAGAGAACTATTGCGTCTTTGCTGTTCCAGATGAGTTCTTTGACGACTTCCCATCGTATATATCCAAATACGAACAAGAGGTCAAAGAGCACAATAAGAAAGAGCAAGAGCGATACAATAATTACTTAGACAAGAAAAAGAAGCAGTAATGAAAGAAATCTTTGCAAAACTACAGAAAGAAACTATAACAGCTTCTGATGATTTCAAGGCTGTTATGGCTTACTCTACATCGGGTGCAGACAGACATTTACAAAATGCGGTTCAGTTGATACAAGACCTATTCAATATAGCTAAAGTTAATTATGCAATTGGCGGGGCTTTAGCCTTAGGCTTCTATGCCAAGCCAAGAACCACTAACGATGTAGATGTCTTTACCAGTCCTGTTACAATAAGAAAAGTCTTGCAGACTATGAATCAGATGGGCTTAAGTTATATAAAAGAGTCTAATTCGCAGTATATAATCCCTAAAACTGAGATTCACTCAGAGTTTGATATTTTATTGGACGTAGATGATGCCTTTCAAGAATTACTGTATAAGCCCAATGTTGGCATTTTATTTGGTCTAAAGGTAAACATCGCCAGACCAGAGGGCTTATTGTGGAATTATCTTATTTCCATAACAGATAACCTTGATGAAGCTAAGAAGGCTCAGCATACAGCAGATGCCATTAATCTAATCAGATCAGGTAAAGTTAATATGAGGGCTTTGCTCAGCGAGCTTCAGGCGTCTGATCCGTATCTTATTGGCTTATTAGGTCAGCTGAGGACTAAAGCTTCAACATCTGGCTCTTATGGCTCAACACGGGTTAATATGAATAAACGGTTAAGGAATCAACAGCAATGAGTCTTACAGCTGTAGACCTAGACGACGATGTTTACGTAGAAGCAACGGTTGATCTAGATGATGACTTTCAGCCTCTGCAAAATAACTCAACTAAGCCAGAGGCAGGTCAAGCCACAGGACAGCGTCAGCTAACAGATGTCAAGGTAGCAGCATACGGTAAACACAAAATCTCCTACAGCAAATACAATTCCTTGTATCAGTGTCCTAAGAAATTCTATGCGGAACATATACAGAGTCCAAAGACGGCAGAGAATAACGAAGACAACCACAGAGCTTTCATAGGAATAATAACGCAGTATATCTTTGAACGCATCACTAACGATCGATTATATAAAGATTATACTTATGATGAGTTCTGTGCCGTCATAGACAGTGACTTGAAAAAGTTGAAGCCCTTTATCTTAGAGCTCGACAAGCAGACGGAATACATAGACAACCAGCAGCTCTTTGTTACAGGCGGCGTAATCGTAGATCAGAGTCCAAGAACTTTAGTTCAGACGTCAGAGAAGTATAAGATCTTTATAGCGCAGAACTCAATCATTAAAAAGATCCGAGATCATTATAAGAAGCCTTTAAAGACTTACTTAGACTTCAACCTTGACGATTTCAAATGTGAGGTTAAGCTGTCCGCTCCATACAAAGACAGAATATTCAAAGGAACGATAGATTTCTTAGAGGTCAAATCAGACAGTATCCGCATCATAGACGGTAAAAAGAAGAAAACCATAGATCCAAAGACAGGTGAGACTTTACATAACAAGACGCAGTTGATGCTGTATAAGTTCTTGGCAGAGGCAAACTTTCATAAATCTGTTGCAGAGGTCGCTTATTTTTACTATGAAGAGAACCTATATGAGACTGTTAAGTTAGATGACCAGATCACAGATTTCTTAGATGAAGCCTGCGCAGCATTTGACAGGGTCGAGTCTTATACAGAGGCAGATCAGTTTGAGGTGACGCCTAGTTACATAAACTGTATGTTCTGTCCTCTGTCTGGCTCATGTAATCATTATACAAACAAGAAAGGATAAAAAGATGAAATTATCAGAACAGTTTAAAGCTGATTTTGTTAAGGTAACAAAAGATTTAGAGAATAACATACAGAGGCTCATAGCTTTAGAGAAGCAACGTAAGAAATTTATGTTCGGTCGCTTAGATTTTAGATTCTCACCAGAGGCAAGGGACTTGAAGTATTTTTATAAAGGAACGATGTCGTCATCCGCTGCTTTTATTTCTGTGATAGATAATCAAATAGCCTTGTCATGGATTGATGAGAGCAATGATCAGTTTTTCTACAGAATCCCAGATGGCTTGATTGATGACCCAGAGGCTTTCTTAGTTCAGTATGAGAAAGACCTAAAGGTTTATAATGCCACAGAAACAGAGAAGTTTAATCAATATTCAAAATAGAAAGGTAACGACTAATATGTTTAACAGTAAGTTAGAGGCTCAGGCTTGGGCTAGAAAGAACCATATCGATATAATTTCAATTGAGGATAATAGAGTTCATATTTTTGATAAGAATATGAACTCTACGGTTATGCCAATTCACCACGAAGTCATGAGAATAAATGATTTGGATTTTAACATTATGGCTAAGTCGGACAGTCAAGTCATTCTTGAAGACCCCATAGGTGGCTATGTCTTAATTAACACAGATTCTTTTGATCCAAATAAAGATTTTCCGCCAATGGATGCAGTGTCCTCTCTCTCATTTGAGGACTTGTATCAGATTTTATAGAGGTAAATTCATATGATTTTACAGAACTTTATTCAGAAAGAGCTATCAGCTTTACTACACAGAAATAATTATAAGTTAGATTTTTTCGATTTTAAATTTAACACAGATTTTATTGGTGCTGAATCATCGATAAACAGCAGAATTATTTGTGCTTTCAAAAAGTCTAACACAATGCTGGTCTATAATCAAGACAAGGATAATATTGTAGTAGAGTTGCCTAACTGCTCAGAGGATGTTATTCCTATGGGCAGTAATGTTTATAAACAGGCAGTTTCAGTTTGTTCGACCTTACTTCTAATAAAGAAGAGATTAACCAGTTATCTTAACGAGAGTCTATTTTCAGAGCTTAATTTTCATGGCTTGGCAGACAGACTTAAAGTAAATATAACGGGCATGTTCATAGAGGCTTTGGCTTTAGAGGTAACAACTGTCAGAGATCGAGATCGTATAGACTCAACTTCTTTCGAATATTCATTGCCGTCAGATAATACAACTATAAAAATCATTGGCGTGTCTGAAAACGATTTGTTAGAGGCTATAAAGGTTCTTGTAATAGATAAGACCTTAATTGAATAACACAACATTACAAGGAGATGACTATGCCTATAGAGTTAGCCTTAACTTCATATCAACTAGCTAATCATATGAATCTGCTGATAAAAGGTGCATATCAAGAGTGGCTGATTCCTTTTGCTAGAGAGCATAAGAACTACTTACATAACGACCAGAAGCTATATGACTTCTTGTTCGGTTTGAAATACAGGAAGCGAGAATCAGAGTTCTCTGCTCAGCTTGAAGCAGCTTTGTTTACACTTGCTCAGACTGTTCGAACTGGTCTAACAGGTATAAACACCTTACCTATGTCGTTAATTCAACTTTACGGCGTTCATATGCTCGATTTTAACCTATTAGGAACAAAAGAGCTTCAGTCAAAGGAACTAACCGAAGAGGTCGCGCAGGCTATCTTGTTCGCAGACCCTGCTTTCTTATTGAATGAGTTTAAGTTCGGTTCAGCTCCAGAGGTAGTAGAGTTTAATGACAGGTTAAAGACTAATTTAGAGAGCCTATTAAACTCCATCCAGTCAGATAATGCAGAAATTAAGAAACGAGTCGAGAACCTTATAGCAGCGTTGGAGCTGTTCCGAAGCTCTATAGGTAATGCATTTTTATTGGTCGACCCTATATTCCCGCGTCCATAGCGTTTAAAGGATTAATTTTTATGAATAACTCTAATTTTGAAAAGTATGACAGAGTTCTGATGCAGACTGCTCAGTTGTTTGCAGAGCAGTCTAAGGCAGAGAAGTTGAAGGTAGGTGCAGTCCTAGCCAAAGATGGTAGAGTCTTGATTACAGGTTATAACGGCACTGTGTCGGGTTTCTCTAATGTTTGCGAAGACAAGATTTTAGTCTGTCCGAAGTGTAACAAGCCTATAGAGGTAACAGAGAAAAATTTAAGATTAGAGCCAAGTCCTATTTTCACGAATGACATAGTCTTAGCTTGTTCTAACATAGGCTTGGGCTGCCACTCAACCTTTAAGACAACGGCAGACCTAACAGAGTATTTTAATGCAAATACATCATTAAAGAACATTGCAATGTTTCATTTCCCAAAGCTTGTTAAGCTCAAGACGAGAGACTTCGTCCTGCATGCAGAGCAGAACGTAATCACTTATGCTGCTAAGAGAGGCATAGCTACAGATGGCTGCACTTTATACATAACTCACAGCCCTTGCAAAGAGTGCGCTAAGCTTATTGTTCAGGCTGGTATAGTTCGGGTAGTGTATAGCAATTTGTATAGAGACAGCTCTGGGTTAGATTTCTTGAAAAGTGCTAAGGTAGAGGTGGTTCAAAAGCAGTATTGAAAATTCCCAAGAATTTGGGTATTATATGGCAAATTTAAACTGGAGGTTTAAAATGAGAACCGTAAAATGTAAAGATATAAAAACAAGAGGCTCTAGAGTACAATTTAAACAGGCTAAAGCATTACCCCCATTACAATACGATGAGTTTGGTATTGTAATGAATCCTACAGAAGACCAGATGTTTGCCATCGTCGAGAAAGCAGAGCGTGATTATTGGGCTAGGGTTAAAGCAGGTAGAAAGATAAGAGCTGTTACTTGTGTAGAAGATATCTTAAATGGCGAGGATTAATTTTGATAGTAGATTATTCAAGTAAAATGAAGAAAGATCTTAAGAAATTAAACAACCGCGTTGCTTTTAAAAGATTTAATAAAGTGCTTCAGGCTATGAATGCCTCAGAAGATGGAAGCATTAACAATATGTTTGGAGACCATCAATTACAAGGAAGTATGAAAGCATATAGAGAACTCCACTTAGACGGCGACTTTCTCCTTGTGTATAAAATTCATAACAATCAAATTGTACGTGATGGAATTTTTTCTCACAAGGAGTTAAAGAAAAAACAAGGTGCTTTAATTTTATTCTCTTTCTTACAACTACATTAATATCTCCAACATAGTATTGAACTTTTTACTGTTTTTCTGTATTATGCTTTTACATCATAACTGTAAAGGACTGAAAGATGAGCAAATATAATTTGAAACTGGTAGCAAAGCCTATTGCTGTTAAGGTTAATCCAAAACCACAATATGACGAAGATGGTTTCTTATTAAACCCAACTCCAGAACAACTTCTCGATATGCTTCACAAAGCAGAGGCTGAGTATTGGGCTAAGGTAAAGGCAGGTAGGAAGATAAGAAACATAACTTGTTTAGATGATATTTTAAACTACAAGGATAATTAAAGTTATGTTAATAGATTTCTCTGATAAAATGGAAAGAGATGTAAAAAAGTTAAAAGATTCTATCGCAAAAGCTATATTGGATAAAACAATTAAGGCAATGTCGGAGTCTCAAGACGGAAGTATTAACAATATGTTTGAAGATCATCAATTAACAGGTGCTTTAGGGGGCTTATAGGAAATTACATTTAAACGGAGATCGTTTGCTGGTTTATAAATTTTATGTAATTAAAGGTCAGAGGCGAATTTTCTTGGAAGGAATTTACTCTCATAAAGAACTAAATAACCTTAAAGGTGCTGACTCCCTTGTTCTGTTCTCATCTTTAAATATAACAGAAGCTTCAAATGAAACACAAAATTAAACGTAAGAAAGTAAATTTTGATCCAAAAATAAGAGAAGCCAGAGCTGTTCATTATGATGAACAGGGCTTAATAATAAGCCCTACAGAATATCAACTTCTTAGAATGTTAAGACGGTCAGAAAAGGATTTTAAACAGGGTCGTTATACAAGAGTTACTTGTGTAGCAGATCTTTTTAAATAACAAATAAAATTAGTCTCTCTTTCCCTTAAACTTTGCTGAATTTGAAAATTTTTATTAGAATTAGACTAGATATGTATTTAAACTTTATTGATAAATATCCTATCTATTAACATAGAGAGAGACATATAGCTATACCCATACAACAGATACCACATAAGGCGAGGTGGGAGAGAGAAAGACCGAACCGCCCCGCCGCCACCGACCACTTCCCCAGTGACCTTGTCACTTCCCGCCGCCTCTCATCTCCGTGCCCTGCGCAGGAGGCAGACGGCTGACCACAAGTTTCCAGACCCGAACGGCTTACTTCCCCAACCCCGACCTCGACCTCGTTACTTCCAACCTAACAGCCCAGTCAAGACCTGACCTGCTAACAGCCATCAATATCGCTCCGAAACTTAACCGAACCGCAACATCTCAAAACGCCCACAGAAAGCAGACATCACAGTTTGAATTCCTATAGAGAAACATCTCCAGATTTTGTCTCGAAACTTAACCCAGATCGCCAGCTGATTCCGCCCACAGACTCCAGCCCTGAGATTCTCTCTTGGCTAATGCCTTGAAAGCAGAGGTCGACCACCGATCACGGCAACCTAACAGACCCCCATTTTTGACCCTAACATCGTCTGAAACTTAAAAAGACTAAACAGCCTACAAACAGCAGATATATTAAGTCAAATTCCTATAGGGAAACATATCCTGATTTTGGGTCAAAACTTAAACGGAACAGATCCGCCATAATAACCTATAGGAAACCTTGTAGAAACCCTCAACTGAACTAAACCTATAAGGAGCTTGAAATGATAACAGATTTCTTGATGAACTATCTAGCCAAGGCAGAGGGTACTAACGTCCACTATAACAAAAACGAACAGGACATAACTTCCCCCTACGGTATTTACCGCCAAGCCCACCCAACAGCAAAGATCTTTGAATCTATAGACAACGCTGCCAGAGCCATAGGCTTGACTTCTAAGTCATTCCAATGGCAGAAGGCAGATTTGGATCGCTTGAATGACTACCTTGTCATAAATAACCTTATGGCTAACCTAAGGGCACAGGCTCAGGACTTCTATGATGGCTACTTCGCTAAGTTCCCACTGGATAAATTCCCAGAGCTGTGCCAAGTTGCGGTATTTTCTTGCTACGTCAATTCGCCTAAGCTTGCGGCTCGGGCAGTGCAGGAGGCAATCAATCAACTCATCAGCAATGGGCTTGTAAGCCTGCAGCCCTTGACAGCGGATGGCATATTCGGCGTAGGATCAACTTCAGCCTTGTCAGCCGTAGTAAGTTTCTATATCGGCTCTAGTCGTGACAGAGCGCTTTATTTTGAATCCTTGATCCTTTTCAATATGTCCAGAGCCTATGCGCAGTTGGTAGTCGATAACCCAACCCGAAACATAACTTATCTGCGGGGTTGGTTGAACCGCTTAGAGCTCTTGACGAGGCAGTAAGGCAGAGAGAACAGATGAAATTAATTGTAATAAGTGTAAACTCTTTAAATTTAAGCTCATTTGTTCTACTATATCGGTAACAAATCTTAAAAGGATAAGAAATGGCTACGAATGCTATGCTTTATGCTCGACACAGCAAGACGAACCGCATCCACGGCATCTACGTGCACTGGGACGGCGACTCCTGCTTCGCGACGTTGAACGAATTCTATAAGAGTCAGGATCGGGTCGATGAGCTGGTCGAACTCGGCAGCTTGTCTTATTTGGCGCAACATATGCATGTGCCTGATGGCAGGGTGCATACCTACGATAACCCCGACCATGACGTCTGCCTGTTCCACCATAGAGACTGCAATGAGTCTTTGAATATCTTGACCTTGCCAGAGAACGTCCAGACCGTCCAAGAGTGCTTGTCAACTCAGACTGAGGAGTATAATTACTTCTATTGTCCAGAGAAGCAGGGCTGGTTGGCGTATAAGGGAGATGAACCTATTTCGTCTTGGAACGCAAGTCTCGGATTAACCGATGCAGATTTTGCAAACGTTCAGTTTGAACCAGTTCTTGACCTAACAGCCCGAATTAAGGCGGTTAATAGCATCATGGCTCTTGCCTTTAAGAGCCTGAGCTCAGAAAAAGATCCAGTTTCTGGCTTGATTCCAGCTTATAAAATCAATCGTTTAAAAGATCAGTTGAAGGCTAAGCTTGGTTCACCGTCCGCAGATCTTGACTTTAGTATCTGCCCTAGTGTGTCGGCTAAGCAGATCCGTGAAATCTTATCGCAGGCGACAGTTAACAGCTTGGTCGATAAGGCAATCGACCCAAAGACGATAGACCAGACCAAGACTGAGGAGCCTCCTCTTGGTGGTTCTCATATAGATGCTTCCTCTGATCTGAACCTGCAAGATGACCTCGATAACTATATCGAAAAGAAAGCTATGCTTGAGGCGTTGGAGAAAGAGGTTAAGGTTCTGTCAGATCGAATGAAGGCTAAGTTCGCTAACCTTGACTACAGCAGGCTTGAAGATGGCAAGACTTACGAGGTCAGCACATATAAGGGCAATGTCATAGCGTTCACAGAGGTTAAGTCCTCTCGTCTTGACACATCTGCTCTAAAGAAGGCATACCCCGACCTTTACAAAGAGTTCAGCCGAGAGTCTACCTCTGTCAGAATGACAGTCAAGAACAAAGATGAGAAGTAACAAAAAGTAGTAAATTAAACTAAATAAGCTTAAAGTAATGGGTTCATCTACCTATTACTTTAAGTAGACTTTAACACAAGGAGATGAAAGATTTGAATTAAGATTACACACATATAACGTCAAACGTTAAGGATTACGCAGAGGCGGACGAAAGTCCAAGAAGATTACAATTAAGATTATGCTAAAGGTTTAAAAATGAGCACAAATACACAAAACAACACAGCCGTTGAGGAGTTCAGCCTTGACGATGTAGAGGTCAAATCAAATAAAATTGAGAAGTTTAAGGTAGAGAAAGACTATCGATATCGCGTTGGCTTGCCGTTGATTAACGATAATGGCAAGGTCATCATAAAGAAGGTCGATTTCTTTACTTTAGAGAAAGATGAGGGAACGCCTGAGGCTAAGTTCTACTCATGGCGGGCTTCTGGCGACCCAGAGCTTGATCGCTTGGCTAGAGAGCGAGGCGCAAGCCTTAAGACTCGATATGTGACCTTATTTGTCGTTTATCGAACGAATAAGGCAGGTCAGCCATTGAATCCTCTGTCTTGGGATATACTTCCCGTCGTTATGGACGGAGACAAGGTGGCAGCCTTGAAAGAGGTTAATGCTGAGTGGGATTTGGCAACGATTGACCTTTCGATCACAACTAAGAACGCGCAGTATCAATATCACACCTATACTCCGTTAAAGACGGCGATCTGGAAGCTTCCAGCAGGTGACCCAAGCCTTGAGAAGCTTGGCTTGTCCGCTCCTATTATGGCAGAGGTCACAGCAGCAGCTAAGGCAGCGGCAGTTGATATGGTCGATGCAGTGGCTTATGAGAGATCTGCAGATTGGATTAAGCAGGCACTCGGCATAACTGCTACCCCAGAGGCAGCCGTCGGTCAGCCAGCTAACATCGATGAAGCGTTTAATGATTTAGAGGTTAGTGACATCTAGTCACTTAAACAATTAGAGTCAGGCAACACAGCTTGACTCTACACAAACACATCTTAAGAAAGGATAAAAGATGAACAAGACAGAATTGGTCGGTCAGCTAAAAGTTGCGTATAAGTCGTCTGAAGACAACGCTAGAAAAACCCTAGAGGCAACTATGGAGGTCATCATCGACGCTTTACAAAGAGAGGGGGAGGTTGTCCTACCGGGTATTGGTAAGCTTGTAACAGAGACTGTTCCAGAGAAAACTTATAACGGCTTTGGCAAGACTGTAACAAAACCAGCTCACAAACGAGTTAAACTTGTCGTATCTGATGGCTTTAAGAAAGCAATCAACGAATAACAAACACTTAGGCAGCCATAGACAGCTGCCTAAGATATTTCATAGAGAGCCATTTTTATAATTCCTGCTTTTGTATGGCTCTCTATGAAATATCTACAAACTTTTAACTTTGAGGAATTTAAGGACTTTGAATTATGGAAGATCAACCACATCAATTATTCGTAAAAAAGAGAAGCGGTAAGATTGAACTTTTAGACATCACTAAAATACAGAAGCAGACGGAAGCAGCTTGCTCGAATCTTAAAAACGTATCGCAGTCAGAGCTAGAGCTTGATGCTCAGTTATCTTTTACTAACTTAATCAGCACAGCAGACCTACAGGCAACATTAATTAAAACAGCCGTCGATAAAATAGACGTAGATAGACCTGATTGGACTTTCGTAGCTGCTAGGCTGTTCCTTTATGATTTATACCACAGAGTAGCCCAGAATTATAAGAGACGAGGTCACACAACGTTACCTTTGTCCTTGAGTGATTATGTAGAGGTCGGCACAGCAGAGGGAAGATTATATCCAGACCTATCTGTCGGCTATGACCTAAGGGACTTAAATAATTACATAGAAACGTCTAGGGACTTGCAATTTACCTATATGGGTATAAAGACCCTATATGACCGTTACCTTGTTAAGGATCGCAATAATGACCCTATAGAGCTGCCTCAGCATATGTTTATGGGCATTGCTATGTTTCTGGCTCAGAATGAGAAAGACAAGCAGCAGAAGGCTAAGGACTTCTATGACCTCATGTCTAAGTTTGAGGTCATGCCAGCCACCCCTACGTTATCCAATGCCAGAACGGTTAAGCATCAGTTGTCCTCTTGCTTTGTAGGTTCAGCCCATGACTCTATAGAAGGCATAATGGACTCCTTAAGAGAGCAGGCAATCCTTTCTAAGTTCGGCGGAGGCATAGGTTGGGACTGGGCGAACATAAGAGCTACGGGGTCAGACATCAGAGGCTATAAAGGTGCTAGTTCGGGTTTGATTCCATTTATGAAAATAAACAATGATCTTATGATAGCAGTAGATCAGTTGTCTGTGAGGAAGGGTGCGGCTGCTGTTTACTTAGAGCCTTGGCATAAGGATGTCTATGACTTCATAGATTTGAAAAAGAACTCGGGAGAGGAGCGTAGACGTGCACACGATCTATTTCCAGCCTTATGGATTAACGATCTGTTTATGGAGCGCATAGAGTTTGATCAAGATTGGACTCTGTTTGATCCGCATGAAGCTAAAGGCTTAACATCTCTTTATGGTGATGAGTTTAATAAAAAATACGTCGAATATGAGAACGATCCTAATATAAGCAAGATCACAGTCAAGGCTAGACATCTCTGGAAGGCTATTTTAACGAACTATTATGAGTCTGGTTCACCGTTCTTGACATTTAAAGACACGGCTAATGCTAAGAATCCTAATAATCATGCAGGAATAATCAGGTCAAGCAATTTATGTACTGAGGTGTATATAAATACAGAGCCAGATCAATACAAGACCAGAATCATATACTACGACACAGAGGGCAGTCGTCATTATGTAGATTATGACGAACAGAAACTTGTTAAGGTTGAAAACAAAGAGGGTTATACATCTAGTAAGCCAGCTAAATCTGTTACAAGCCTTGATAGTAACTTCTATGCCACAGAGCAGGTCAGAATAAATGGCAAGACAGCAGTGTGTAACTTAGCCAGCATAAACTTATCGAAGATTAACAAAACAGAAGACATTAAGAAGGTAGTTCCTATCGCTATCCGTCTGCTTGATAATGTCATAGATCTGAATTTTTATCCTTTAGAGAAGATTCGGCTGTCGGCAGAGAAAGATAGAGCTATAGGTCTGGGTGTGATGGGTGAGGCTGAGTATCTGGCTACGCATCAGATTATGTTCGGGACGCCAGAGCATTACAAAGAGATAGATCGGATAATGTCAGATGTCAGTTATAATGCTATTTTGGCGTCATCTAATCTGGCAAAGGAACGAGGCAGTTACCCTCAATTCAAAGGATCCAAGTGGTCTAAGGGTATATTTCCTGTTGATATGGCTAATACGTTAACAAGGGCTTTAACTCCGCCGCACGAGCAAGATTGGGATAAGCTAAGAGAGCACGTTAAGCAGAACGGTATGAGGAACGGTTATCTTATGGCTATAGCTCCGACCTCGACAATATCAATCCTTGTAGGAACTACTCAGGCTATAGAGCCAGTTTATAAGAGAAAATGGTACGAGGATAATCTATCTGGCTTGACTCCCGTAGTCGTTCCTCATCTGTCGCCAGATACGTGGCAGTATTATATCCCAGCTTATGACCTAGACCAGATGTGCTTGGTAGAGGCTGCTGCCGTTCGTCAGAAGTACGTAGACCAAGGGCAATCGTTAAACATTTTTATGAACCCTAAGAAAGCCAAAGGTTCGTATTTGTCTGCGTTATACAGACGAGCTCATGCTTTAGGGTTGAAGTCAACTTATTATTTAAGATCAGAGAGTCCAGATGAGGCAGATGTGAATGTAGCAGACAGAACGATCGAGTGTCAAGGTTGCCAGTAAGCCTCAGACACATATTCCAGTTAAGGAGAACAAAATGTTAGGAATAATTATCGGCTATTTATTAGCTTTCATTTTAGGTGCATTGTGTATGCCAATCTTGATCTTTCTAAGGGCGCGTAAGTGCGATCAGTGGGACAAGAGCAATATGACTAACATATACAGAATCGTTGCTCATTTGGCTGCTCATCCAGATGACTTTGGCAAGATGCAGTATAAAGACGGTAAGAAGCCATTTTGGTATATCAGCAAGGACGAACTTTCGGATGTAGTAAATACTCGTCCGAACCCAGATAAGTCTCATAATGACTCTCCGTATCCGTCTAAAGACATAAAGTCTGATGGTATTGAAGAGGCGGGTGCCGAATAAGTTTAAAAAATAGAGCTAAAGTATTGAAAATACCATTAGAGACTCCTACATAGACACAAATTTCTTTTTAAGGAGAACAAAATGAAGAAGTTTCTAATGGGCTTAGTTCTGTTAGGTGTGGTTGCGTCTCAGCTCTTGGCAGAGAGTAAGATCAGCTTTGAGGATGAGAAAGGTGGCTATTCCATCCTCGATAAATGTGATATGGGTAAGTTATATATGTCTGCGTATGATGCTAATGGCACTAAGACGACTGAGGGTGTATATGGACCGAGGATAAGTTACAATAGCCTGCAAGATGTGCAAAAGGCAGATGATGCGGTAAATAAATACTGCAAAGGTAAAAAGATAGTATTCATTGCAGCCAATAACTTCGTTTGTGAAGGTGTAGAGCTTAACTTTATCAAGATCTTGGTAAAAGCAGGCGTTAATGCCGCCGTTTATGGAAGCATCTAAGGGTTTGAGATAAATAAAACAAATTTCTTTAAGGAGAGAATGATGAAAAAGTTTCTAGCAAGTGTAGCTTTGTTAGGTTTGGTTGCAGCTAATCTAGTTGCTGGTGATGTTAAGGTCTATGAGGACAATGTCCTTACTCTTGACAAAATGCAAGGTGGAACAGTATTTTACTCTGTTTACGATAAAAGCGGAAACAAGATCGGCGAGGATAAATACACTCCAAGCTTAAGATACGACCACATTGATCTTAAGTTGGCAGTCGATAGGGAAGTAAACAAATCTTGCAAGAACAAGAGAATTTATGCCATGACCGATTATGACTTTATTTGCGGTACAGATAAAAGAAAGTTTGATCTACTTCAGATCATAACAGGCGAAGGCTTAAGGGTTAAAGCAGTAAACTAAATGAGTCAAACAAGCCAGATGATTACAAAGAAAGAGATTTACGACCCTAGTTCGAAGGAATCACTGGATGACCGCAGAGTGTTCGGCGGTCATCCAGATGGCATTTTGAACTTTACTAAGGCAAAGTATCAGTGGGCATTGAACCTTTGGGATATGATGGAAGCCAACACGTGGTTTCCTCGTGAGGTTCAGATGACGCAGGATGCTAAGGATTATAAGACTAAGTTAACAGTGCAGGAGAAGCGCATGTATGACTTGGTCTTGTCGCAGTTGGTCTTTATGGATTCATACCAGACAGAGAACTTAGGCGATAACATTAACCCTTACATCACTGCTCCAGAGATAAATGCTTGCTTGGTGCGTCAGGCGTATGAAGAGGCTAACCACTCTAAATCTTATGCAGTAATGATTGAGTCAATTTCAGAGAATACATCAGATATTTACGATATGTGGAGAACTGATGCTACGCTCAGAAAGAAAAATGACTTTATTGCTTCTGTCTATAGAGAGTTGGCTGGAGATATAACTCCAGAGAAAATGATCTTGGCTATGTTTGCTAACCAGATCCTAGAAGGCATTTACTTTTATGCTGGCTTTGCTGCGATGTACGCTTTGGGTAAGTCTGGTAAGATGTTAGGGTCGTCGCAAATGATCAGGTTCATACAGAGAGATGAGGTCACACACCTGCTTCTGTTTCAGAATATGATTAACAGCACACGAAAAGAATACCCTAATCTATTTACTTCTGAGCTTAGGGTCAAGGTTATAAATATGTTCCGTGAAGCCGTAGCTCTTGAGTCTGAGTGGGGAGTTTATATCACGCAAGGTCAGATATTAGGCTTCACGCCAGAGTTGATAGCGCAGTATATACAGCACTTGGCAGATAAGAGATTAACAGCTGTCGGTTATCCTAAAGAGTTCAACGTCGAGAACCCTCTTAAATGGGTCGATGCGTTCAGTTCTTTTAATGAACAGAAGATTAATTTCTTTGAGGGCAATGTCATTAATTACTCTAAGGGCGGCTTGGAGTTTGATGACGATGAATTTTAATTTAAGAAAACTTTAAGTAATGATATGTTTAAGTTAATTTTAAGCTTAAACATATCGTTTCATATTCAACTCCCAGCAGCAACAGCTCTATTATACCACAAAAACTAAACGAAAGGGTCTTTATATGGATTTTTCCAAACTGAAAGAAAAGTTATCATTAAAGCCGACCATAGACTACCATACCCTACAGATGAAAGAGCAGATTATAGAGGACTTATTAGAAAAAGGTAAAAACGTATTCTTGACTGGCGGGGCTGGTGTAGGAAAGACCTATATAACTAACCTGATCTGTTCCGACCCTAGAGTCACAGCTGTTCGCTTAGCTTCTACAGGTGTGGCTGCTCACCTCATCAAGGGTATGACTGTCCATAGATTCTTTAGGTTCGGTCTGTCGAATAGCCTAGAGCAATTAAGGGCTTGGGATCTGAAGTCGGTTAGAGACTTCGCCATGAACTGTAACTTGTCAGAGGATCGGGCTAGAGATCTTATTCATCGTAAAATCGAATACAACCTACGAGCCAGCAATATGCTAGTAATTGATGAAGTCAGTATGCTGTCTAAGAGTTTGCTTGATATGATATTCTTTAGGCTGAACTCCCTAGAGATTCATATCCCTATCTTGTTCGTAGGCGATTTCTATCAGTTGCCGCCGGTAAGCAAGAATTCTAAACCAGAGTTTGCCTTTGAGTCTAGTAACTGGAAAGTTAGATTATACGAGTTGACGGACATAAAGCGAACATCGTTTAAAGACTTCGCTGACATTCAATCTAAGGTGCGAAAGGGTATAAAGACGCAAGAGGTACTCGACTACGTCGACAGACTCTCTCATAACCCTTACAAAGAGGATTCCTTGCATCTGTTCGCTACTAATGCAGAGATTGATTCGTACAACATAGAGAAGTTGAAGGCACTACCGGGTAATGTCATGCGCTCCACATTCAGATACAACCAGTCTTTGTATAAAGAGAAAGATGTCCTGAAGTTCATAGATGAGGACTTGCTCATAAACCCTAACTTCTATTTTAAGGTCGGGGCTAGAGTCTTATTCGTTACAAATGAGCGAGACCCTTACGATGACGTCATGCTTTGGTTTAATGGAGAGCAAGGAACCATAACAGGCTTAGATACTAACAACGGCGTCATTATGGTAAAAAAGGACAATGACAAAGAGGTCATGGTTCATAGACATAGATTTCAGAAAGTCGAGATCAAGGACGCTAAGATTAATATCGTCTGCGAGGTCGAACAGTTTCCGTTGCGTCTGGCTTATGCCATTTCAATACATAAGTCTCAGGGCTTGTCCTTAGAGTCGGGACATATAGACTGCTCTAGGTTCTTTCTGCCAGAGCAGTTCTTTGTAGCTCTGTCGAGGTTCACAGACCCGAACAAACTGTCTATAGCGAACTTCAGATCTAGCTTGATAAAGTTTAACCCAGAGTCAGATCAGTATTACGCAGACAATCCGTCCTGCTTCAACCCAGATTATAAGTTGGATAAATATGTAAAGAGTCAGTATAACATTCCAGACTTGTCTGAATCTGAAAAAGATGACCAAGACCCATCATCTTTTGGCGTTAAGTCAGCGTTAGACAACATATCTGATAACTTAGAGGACGATACTCCGCCATGGGAGGAGCCAGAACCTAAGATGGATATGACGGTTGAGGAATACGAAGAGCTTTATAAAGAAGATCATGATATTCCATTTTAAAGGACAAAAAGTGAGACGGATAATAAACCTAAAGAAACCACAGAGAAAGACAATAAAGATCCTAGACCCTAATATGGACTTAACTGGGGTGGATCTTTCTCGTATTCCTTTAAAGAAACAAATAGACAAAGAGCTGGTAATACTAAGTATCTTAGTCGTTGCCGCCATTGTAGCAGATTTATTCTGTATCTATGTCATAATTAATGTTTAGTCTACTAAGGCTAGACATTAAACAACTTGCAAAAATAATTAAAAATCCTCTACAAACTGCATAATATCTATTGCAATAAACTTGCAAATATGCTATAATGTCCTCATAAAACACCAAGAAAGGCAGGAACAAAAAGATGGAACTAACAGACAAAGAGGTCAGCATGGTAGTTGACGCAGGTCTAGATTACAGAGACGGCTACAGCGGTCGGGGCATGTTCGGTGCAGAGACTCAAGCAATTGCAGGCTCAGAGTTTCAGATTATGAAATTCAAGGACGAACTCCTTGATTATGTAACTGAGACAGATGATAAGGATTGTTTGGCGCTTCTAAAGAAGTTAAACCACGCTAAATGGGACAGTCTTGGAAAAGGCGTAGTTCTTTACTAGATTTGTAAGAGAAAGGATTTATTAAAATGAACGAGCAGATAAAGCTTATTCTAACATCAATGGCAGCTCTTGTGGTAATAGTGCTACTCGGTAACTTTACTTTAAGTCGGCTAGATTTAACAGAAGGCATAGTTAAGGATGTTAAATCTGGAGACAAGACTCTATACTGTCTGTTTAGTGACGGTTGGCGAGAGGTTCCTAAGGAGAAAGTCATAGACCGAGAGGCAGAGAACGGCTATTGGATCTTTGATAACGGTTATGCCAAGACCTGCAAAGTCAGATAACATATAGACAGAGGACGCAGTTATGAAACGATCAGTAAAAATGGTTAATAGAGTTTATGTTTCGCCAGAGCACACGCAGATCCTTATGAAAGGAACAGATATCAGAAGCTGGATTAGAGAGCAGCTTTATGACATAATTAAATCAGGCAGAAAGAAGCTAAGCACTATCTATGCACCAGTCCGCGTAGAGTTTGAATTCGGTGCAAGAAAGATAAAATACAAGTCAGATTTTAAGATTCGTCTTCATTTAAATACGACATATTCAACTGATGCTTGCATTAACATAACAAGTAAGCATTTTACGATTACCACTACGGCTGACCGTCTGCATGACATCGCTCTCTTGATTAAGCGGGTTGAAAGGAAGCTCCTGCCGTTCATGCAAGAGCTGCAGATGAAGATTGCTAAGGTAACAGGCTTATATTCAAACTTATCAGAGGTAAGCTTGAGTAACACTTTTGTGGTGAGTCAAAGGTTGGATATACAATCTTATCCATTTGGCAGAGACAAGTATAAAGAGGGCTTCAAGACTTTATGTAAGGTTATTTCTCTCTTTGACAATTATGAGATTAAACATATAATTTATTATCCAGCAGAGTCTGTGTCAGAGCAAGAGGCGCAGGGAGCCCTCGATTCCTTGACAAATACAATTTACTAAGAGGTACATTATGTATGAGTTACCAACAGAAGACAGACAGTATTTATTCAATCATGGGCTGAGTGTCAAAAACTTTATTTGCTTTCGCTTGACTAAGTTTCTAGATGGTCGACGACCATCTTTAGTGTTCAGTGCCAAAGATCTAGAGTTCAGCACATCTACAGACAAGGATGGTAAGCTATGCACATTCTTTAAGCTGTCTATTGTTCCTTTGGTCAGGTCAAAAAGAGAAATCTTGGTAAAGAGCAATTTATGCTCTGTTCTCTTGTCTAGGTCAACTTTAGAAGAAGGGGCAGATTTATTTTTGAAGTTAGATCGCAAGATAAAGCGAACTTTGCAGCAACTTCATGACGAGGTTCAGAAGCGGGTCGGTCATCTTACTCATCTCTGGCTGTTTAACTCAGATCGGTATAAGTTCCTAGAGGTTAGTGTTTATCATAACTGTACTCCAGATGAATCTACAGATTACATCGAGAGAACAGTGGAGATAAATAAACTATACTTTGTCTGTTTCAAGGTTTATTTTAAGGTAGATGAGAAGCAGTATAAAGAGGCTCCCTTTAAGAAAACTCCAGAGGAAGCTGCAGCAAAGGAATTTTTGTATAAGTTCCTCATAAAGAATATTTATTAAATAAGGAATTGATTATGCAATCGAATTCAGATGAATATCTTAAGTTCCATGAGCAGAAGCTCAGGTATGAGGGTGCAGCGTTAGAGCGCTTCAGCTTGATGGCGCTTTATTTCTTAAAGAACACTAGCTCAGATATAGTTCATAACATCCCAGAGACTACAAAAGACTTGTATCCATTGTTAGAAGACTTTATTGAAAACAGAGAACCTATACGTAAGGCTTTCCAAGAGGCAGCCTGCGGAGCTTGTGTCTATAACTTCTCTCTGAACATAATTACGTTAGAGCTGTATGATTCTACAGACAAAAGAGTCTATTTAAACATAGACTCATCCTTAGCTTATGAGGACGATAAGTTCTTTAAGGAATATTTCCAGAGCTTTAAGGATGAGTTGCAATATATTTTGAAAACCTTAGAAAAAGAGCAGAAATGAAAGTCAGTTTATACAATGATGGCATAGGTTACATCACAAACGAGGTATCAACAGTTCCATCTATTTATGCTAACTTCTCAGAAGAGATGCGTATAAAGTTTGCTACAGATATGGCTGCTGTGTCTAGAGGAAAGTTTGAATCAAACAATGCCACTAATAGATACGCTAAGTTGCTAAAAGAAGCAGCCCCAACTAGATACAGAGAGGACGTCATCAGAACATATAAGAAAGAAGACATCCCCTTGTCGTCTACCCCATCCAGACCTCTAGAGTTTATCCCTGTAGTCTTGAACCTAGAGCTTGACGGCTCTTGTGTTAACTTGCAGCTGCTTAACAGATGGTATACAATTCCTTTTAGCGTCTTTATCAACCGAATAGGTAGGTATTCTTTCATAGATAACGATCGTCTTTATACGAACCTCAGATGTCTTTTAAACGCTGGTATTGAATACAACCAGATTCCTTATAACGATTTTAAGGATATTTTTCCGTTTAAAGCGTTCAGAGCTAAAATCCCTATGTTTGTCTGGAGTCAGTTTATGACCCATACGCAGATCTCGAAGGAATCGCAGTCAGACCGTGTAGCAGAGGAAACAGATTACTGGCTGCCATATGATCTAAACAGTAGACTCATAGACAGGTGTCAAACCATAAGAACGTTATTCCAAGAAGAGATAGAAATATTCTTAGAGGGTCATGAAGCAGCCATAGATCTCCTCTTGAATCATTTATCTCAGATGGAGTGTCAGGATCTGTTTGAACAGCTAGGATACAACAGAGAGATTTATAGTCGCGCTCCATATTACTTCAAATACAAAGAGGTAGTATTTGCAGCTTGGTCTAATAACCCAGACACGTTCCAACACTTCTTATTAGAGCGCAATGCATACCCAGAGCTGCATAAGAACTGGACGCAGAGGGAGACAGCAGAGTTTGCTTCTGGTTTGAGGCAGATCTTAGAGGCAGACAAAGATTATCCGTATACGGATCTTTAATCGTTGTTACTATTCTTAATAGTCTAACATTTAATGAAAGGTAATAAAATGAAATTATTTGCAACATCCGCTCGCAAATTAAAAGCGAATCCTATAGAAGACATCGAGAAAAAGATTACAGATGTCCTAAAAGATAAGTTTAACCTCGTTGGTAGTCCTGAGTTTGGAGACGTAAAAGATGGTTGGTTTACTTTTATTGTTTCTGTAGTTGATGATGGGACTACAAATTTACAGATGACTTATACTTCTCATCATTCCTTGTATATGACGTGGGATACTAAGTTATACAAGACTTCAATCTCTACAAAACGATTGGCTCAGCTTGCAGAAACTATGGCAGAGGCAGAGAAGAAGATTCAGCCTTTATTTGATGTTCTGTTAGATTCTCTTGAATAAACTCTCAAAGTAAAGTTTTTATAAAAATTTTACATCGCCGAAATCCCCTACACACTGCACGATTTCGGCGAATTTTTTCAAAAATCATTATGTTATAGTGTATTTTAGGTATTTAGATTATAGAAGATAATATCCTAGTATATTCATACACACACATACCATACTATGTACTACCGCAATGCGGGAGAATGGAGAGAAAAGATTCCCGCCCACGCCCGCATCACAAGCCTCTTGACTTCAAGTCTCAGCCTCAGTCCAAGGCAGCAGACGTAGACACAGATAACAGAACAGACAAAGGCGTCAGCCAACAGCTTAGGCATCTGTTTCCAGTTTCTTGACTCCTGACTTCGATGTAGACTCTCCCAGCACTTCCATACCTTGAGCCAGAAGCTGCCTGCAGATACACAGCAGACTCCAAACAACACTCCCATAGCTCTGCCCTTTCAGGCTTGGCTCATATATAGACAGCAGTCCTTGATGCTTAATTCCTGCTTCAGACAAAGACCCTAACCGAACCGCCACAGCAACAGTCAACAGATAATTCCCAACATCCACCCAAACCTTAAAAAACCGAACTTCCCACAGAATCGAACCTAGAGGTTAGTCACTCCCAGAGCCACGACTCCATATTTTGACTCTAAACTTAAACGAACAAAACAGCACCTAAAACTCCGCCAGACCCGTACAGCCAGCAGGCTTCACGCCTAGTGCAGGTGCTTGTCTCACAGCTGGTTGATAACAGCCTCTTGAATCTCAACTACAACATCTTCTAAAAAGAACCTTGATTCCACTCCGAAACTTAACCGAACCGCAACATCTCAAACGTCTTACAAACAGCAGACATCATAAGTCAGAACCATATAGGGTCTTGACTCCAGATTTTGCTCCGAAACTTAACCCAGATGAGTCCAAAGACAGCTAAGCCTCTTGAATCTATCCGAACATCATCCTATTATTCCCATAAACTAAACCGAAAGGATCCAAAATGGCAACAGCAAACAAAAGAACAACATTCGATGTCTTGTGGTTCATCCGCGACGAGATCAAAAAGTTATCAAAAGATTTGACTTACGACCGATCTGGATTATCTTTCTGGATTCAACCCGACATTCTTGGCGACACGGGCGACACGCAACAGACCCAACCAGGTTTGTTCCAGTTCTTTATCGTCTTGAAAACAAAAGGCGCGCGAGCAACTAGTCCGTCCTTGAAAGGGACTCACTGCGAGCTAATTGTTCCTGAATCAAAGATTGAGGAATCCGCCCCCTTGTTTAAAAAGATCGAGAGGCAGATCCCTATCTTGGTCGAAACCATAAAGAACGGCATCCGAGAGGTATCTGGATACCCAACCGAAATCCGCCTCGTTCAAGAGCGGCTATCCTACAAGCTTCTTGTAAAGGTCTATGTCGAAGGCTCAGCCCTTGACCGCCATAGCTTGAAAGTCAATGGCTTCTTGTCAAACACAGGCAGCTACGAGCTTGAGGTCAGCTTCCGTCAAGATAAGCAAGCAGCTATCGACTGTCTGCTTAACCTAACTGAACCTTACTTTAAGTTCGATTAACAAATACTGAAAGGAACACATAAATGAAAGAGGATCTATCAACAACCCAAATGGCTTCAGCAGACAGCTTACCCCCGTTGAAGCCATTTCTCAGCACTGTCTACAGCCAGTTTGAGCCGTTCCACTTAACAGAGCTCTTGGCTATCCAATCCGAGCTGAATCAAGCCATCGTTCCTGACTGGGAGCAGAAGGGCTTAGACTTTTCTCTTGCGGCTATCCTCGAAACGGGCGAGGCTCTTGACTGTCTACCGTGGAAGTGGTGGAAAGAAACCCAATACAACAAGCAGAATTTAGTCATCGAGATGATCGACATTTTGCACTTCCTGTTCAGCTTGGCTCTGTCGGAGAGGGATCAATTTTGGCAGGATCCGACCGCAGCAATCTGGCGAGCATTTAAATATCCGCCAACATCCCTCGTTCCAGCAACGCGAGATCAAGAGATTATTAATGTCCGAGAGGCGCTCTTGGAGCTGATCTATTTCTTGACGCAATATCGGTTGAATAAATACGTTCCGTCTTTGGAGAAAGCCTTTGAGCTTTGGCTGCAGGCTTGGACGGCTTTGGGTCAGACCCTCTTGCAGATCAGGACCTATTATCTCGCTAAAGAGGCTATTAACCGCTTTCGACAGCAAAATGGGTATAAAGACGGCACTTATCACAAGGAACTCTTAATACCGTCTGCATTCGTCGGGAATTGGGATTTCTGCATCTTTGTCGATGAGCCGATCGAGGATGCTCTGTTCCGCCTAGAGCTTGAGATCCGTCAGCAGTTGGAACAGCCTAAGCCAGATCTCTGCGTCATGGATGACAGCGGCGTTGCTAAGATTTTGGTGGAGGTCGCCCCAGCCCACCCAGAGATCCGAGATTTCATTTATGGCGGCTTTGAGCTGATCTACAAGCTTTGTCCAGAGGCAGACGAATAAGTTGAATATCCATTACAAACTGCAGGATATGTATTGAAACTATAAAACTATTCTGCTATTATGTTCCCAAGAAGTCAATGGATTCAGGGTCTTGGATCTCTTGAACCCATCGACGGACAAAACAATTTGAAAGGCAGGAACAAAACAATGTTACTCGAAGACATCAAAGAGCTTCCGTTCGACAAGAAACCTAAGATCGTTCAGGAGATTATAAAAGAGCTGTCTAAGTTAAGGAACACTCCTTATTATAATTTCTATGCGATCGATAACAACAGTTACGCGTTCACAGCAGACACAGCTTGGCATACAGTCAGCTTGATCTTCAAAGAAACTAATCTCTATACAGCAGACGATGTTTATATCGTTCTTAGCGGTGATGGCATAAGATTCCAGACTGTTCAGGTATTTTCTGATCTTGTCACAGCGGTGGCAGCTTTTGCTAAAGAGATCTCAGATCTCATGGAATATGAAGAAGAGACAAATTAACCCTAACTGAAAGGATTTGATATGTATGCGTTATTTTTATTCCTCATTTTTCTGGTAAATTACCTTATATTCCTATCGTTGAGTTTTTCGGTTGAATATGCAGGGTTATTCCTTATAGCTCTTGCAATGGTTATCGTTGGCTTGACTGTAACAGAAAGCTTTATCATTCCGATGATAAAATACCTTTATAAAATGTATAAAAACAGAGAGATACTTCCAGAGGGAACCCATGCGGTTAATTTGCATGACAAAATAAAGCCATCAAGACAAAAATCGGTTGATATAAAATAAAGGATAAAGTATGCAATGGAACCCATCAGATATCGACAACAGACTTCAGCCAGCAGACAGCAGAAGCCATAACTACCACTCAGATCTGTCTGTATTTGTTAACCCCTTGACGATTGGCTTGGTTAAGAACTCAGACGGTTCATATACGTCAGAGTTCGAGAAGTCGCTCAAGGACGACAAGGCTAAGGATGCTTATGGCGCATTCAAAAGGTATAACCTTAACGCTTTCCGCCATATTTGTAATATATTACTGGCGGATAATGTGGAGGAACAGTTATCGAAGCAGGACAAAGCCTTTATGACTCTGAATGGCTCGCAGGCAAATAGCTTAGTCTTGTCATGGGCATCTAAGGCGACGGAGTCATTTGCTCCAAACCGATACGGAATAATAAAAGAGCTCGTGGATGATGCTCGAAGGAACCCAGAGGTCATAACTCCCGTCTTAGCTTTGCCAAATGTCTTGTATGACCTGATTTTAAACAGTTTGCAAAGTAAAAGGAACAGCAAGGCAGATGCTTCTGTAGTAAATGCTTGTCCTACAGACCTCGTTTACTCTCCATATATTGTCTATGTCAGCTATACCAGAATGCTAGTTGAGATTACGTCGTTGATAACAGAGACCAACGGGTCGGCGGTGTTTCTGTTAAAGGATCTTTATTTCTCTCTTGAATTATTATCCTCGGCATTCTATAAAATGATTGCTTATAGCGACTACAACAAAAATAAATAAGAAAGAAGGGCAATAACAATGAACAGCCATCCATTGAACATCAAGTCGGCTATACTGGCTAATGCTCAAGCAGCGGCTGCTAAGTATAACCTGAACGTCAGTCTAGGGTGCTCAGTGTTTAATCTGAACTCGGATGAAGTATTTTCCTTTCAGATCTGTCTAAATACCGAAGACCCTGAGTATTCCTTGTCTGGACCGCATTATTCAATAACTGCTCCGAAGGGTAAGGCTCAAGATGCTTTGTTTTTGCTTCTAGACTTGGAGTCAAACGTCAAGGACTTTATTAAGTCAATTCAATACGGGGCAGAGTCTTTAACTGGATGCAGCACAGAGCTTCATCTTTACAGCGACGGAGAGCTAGCTTGGTGCCTATACCCAGAGAGAACAGAAACTTATAGACCACCGTTTCATCTCTGCGTAAGGAAGACCATTTTTGCAGATGGCTTACGCATCAACGTCGAGGTCTATTACAAAGATGATAAGAATAAGGCGCAGGAATGCCTAGACAGGCTTGCTGCTAAGTTTGAGCCTAACAAAGAGAGCCCCCTTGCAGAGTAATAATTTAATTCCGTTCTTGTCTAAACTAAACGAACCAGTAAGGTCTCACACAGACCTTACTCCCGTAGAGGAATATGACGGCGTTTACTACAAGAGGGATGACCTCTTTATGCCATATACAGACGTTCCAATCAGCGGCGGTAAGGTCAGACAAGCCATATCCCTCTTTGATCATAACTATGATTTAATCAAAACCCGACATAATAACTCCATAGCAACGTCAACGAATATAGAAAGCCCACAGGGGATAATAATCGCTAGGGTTGCTAGGGAGTTCAAGATGAGATGTATTCTTGGCATAGGCGGCGGCACTACTCAGGCAGACGCAGAGAAGGCTATGCAGAAGCATAGTTTCTTTAGAGGCTGTCATGAGAACGGTGCAGAGCTGCGCCCCTTGTCTAAGTTCGGTTATACCAATGTAATGTATTCAAAGTTGGCAGAGCTGCAAAAGAAAGAAAACTTTTATCTGGTCAGGTTCGGGATAAACGTAGATTCTGATCCAGATGCTATACTAGGCTCTACTTCTCGTCAAGTAGAGAACCTCCCTCTTGATAAGCTTCATCGAATAGTCGTTCCCGTCGGCTCGGGGCTAATGTTCACAGCTATTTTAATCTCTTTGCAGAATATGGGTTGGTTGCAATTCCCTGACAATGAGTGCATAGGCATACAGATCGACAACATAGATCGACGTAAGACCATAGACGGACTGTTAGCGCGATATTTCTTTATGCGACGGATACGATACGAGCAGCCTCTGGATACAACATATAAGTACCATACGCACGTCAAGTCTAGCATCGTCGGCACAGACCATTTTTTAGACCCGATTTATGAAGCTAAGGCGCACGAGTTTGCGCTGAAGCATAATTTACTAACTAAAGGAACATTATTCTGGATAGTGGGTAACTCCATACCCGTCCGTGAGTTCTATAAAGGATAAAACTATGAACTTCATTGTAAGACTTATTACGGCGGCTACATTGCTTTTGACTTTCACAACGGCAATGAATGCCTTACCAGCTTCTAATCAACCCACAGAGGTTAAAACTTCGCTTCCATTCTCTAAGAATCACCCTAACGCTAATCTAAAGCTGACTTGGGATCATCTAGTCATGATTACGACTTTGCGATCTGTGGCAGAGCAGTATAAGACCTCAGATGGAACAAGCTTTGAGGACGACCTACCTGCTATGGCTCTTGTAGAGACTGCATTGGGTAAGAGAGTCATAGGTGATGGCTACTCTAAGAAAACGGGCAAGAAAAAGGCTCTTGTTCATTCATCGTTAGGTGTCTTGCAGATTAAACCCTCGACTGCAAAAGAGATCATACGTCGTCAGAGGTTAACTCATCTGGACCATTTACTGAAAGACGATAAGAAATTAACTGAAGCTTTGCTAACAGACCTAGAGGTGCAGGCAACGGTAGCAGCTAACTTTCTAGTCTTGTCCTATGAGGAAGCTAAGAAAAAAGGATACTCCGATCCTTATTTCAGAGCTATCTCAAGATACAACGGCGGCTGGTCGAACAAGAAGTATTACAATAAGATAAAATCGAACAAAAGAGTTCTTGACTACCATCTGTCGAAGCTAGACCTGATTACGACCTATAAGCTTGCCTTAGATTCGTTTCATGCTCCTAAGGCAATCAAACGTAACAAGATGGTCTTTACAACCTCTAGAACGTTCACAGAGGTCTTTATCGACTCTTACGCTCTGGCAAGGAACTTAGACTGGACTTTATACATTTATGGTAAAAGTCCTATTATTTGAAAATACAAACATCAATTTTGAAAGGATTTGGAGGATGACATATGGCATTAACTAATCAAGAGATATCAGACAAGATTAAAGCCTTGTCTGATAAGATCGAATCGCTTAAGAAGGAAAGAACCACGTTAGAGGTCAAGCTTGAGCAGATCGTAGAGAAAAAAGAGGAGCTTCGTAAAGAGATCTTAGCTGCGTTCGGCACAGATGATCTGGCTGTATTAGAAGTTAAAAAAGATGAGTTTATTAAGAAACTCGAATCAATCGAACTATAACAAGGAGGCAGAAGTATGCAAAACGACATCAGCACGATGGTAGATAGTTTCATCGAAGGCGGCACAGCCGTAGATGCTAACCTAGTCTTGACTCTTAAGAAAGAGGATTTTCAAAAGATAAAGGCTACGTTCAAGCCAACATCGAACGAGACTTTTATTTTATTTGAGGTTCAGGCGTCAGGTCTGGTAACCTGCAGCATGAACGATAACGGCGTGGTCGCTTGGTGCAATATCTCAACTACAGATATTAACCTACACGGTGAGAACTATCAATTCTTTTATCTAGATAAGGCTAGAGTGAATAAGATAGCAGATGTCTGCACAGGTTCGGTAACATTCGTTATAGCGGATGGTCAGCTTCAGGCTAAGATTGGGACGACTGATCTACACGTCAGCCTGCCTATGTATGACGCAGCAGTCGATATCAAATTCACAGAGACTGATAGTGAGACCTTACCATCAGAGACGGTGGCTGCATTGACAGATCGCTTGGCTGCTTCTAAGAGCTCAGGTGCCTTTGCACTTCCCGTCATGAGCTTAGCGGATAAATGGTATTTTGGTAACAGCCAATCGGTAACAATCACAAAGACGGGCTTCCAGCACTTGAAGCTCAATGTAAGCCCAATTTTCTTTGATTTCTTGTCTAACATCATCTTTACAAAAGAGGACGTTAAGTTTATACTAGACGACAAAGATCACTGGGTCGTCGTCTCGTCTGGCAATGTCTTTTATAAGGTCGCAGTGCAAGAGGTAGAGTTTGATGACGTAGAGCCTATCTTGAATGAACCATCTGTTTGTGAGGTGACTATGGATACGCCTGACACTGTTTCAAAGCTTCAGGTCTTGTCTATTCCTTTAATCGGTATGGATAATGCGTTATTCACCCTCACAGCTGGCGACAATGCGTTTGAGGTCAGGGTTCGTGATGAAAGTAACCGTGTGTCCACAGACACTTGGGCGGTCAAAGAACAGAAAGACTTAAATAAGCTAAAAGACACCAGCTTGGGTATTCAGCCTTATCTACAGACTGTTAATGCTTTACGTCCAGATGGCGTAAGCTTGAAGTTCAAAGAGACGGCGGTGGTCTTTGAGGATGATGGTCAGACTACAATCTTGCTTAACTTTGTTTAGTCTAAGTTGTAGTGCAGTATAGCTGCAACCACAATTACTCATCATACTCCTTGTAAAAGAGTTCTAGCGTACCTTAAAAGTACGCTAGACTCAGCCATCTGTATTTCCTGCCTCGTAGATGGCTGAGTCTAGCGTATCACTCAAAGGATAATTATGAATAATTTTGACATTCAACCTTACAAAGACAAACTTCAGAGTTTAGAGAAACAGGCTATCTATCTGCAAGGTCAGATAGATATGCAGAAGTTGGAGCTGAACTCCTTGCTGAATAAGAGCAATGAGTTGACCTATGAGCTAAAGGTCTTGGACGAGGTCAATCAGTTTATGTCACAGGCTATCAATAAGAAAGTCATTAAGGTCAAGCACCAGATAGAGGACATTATCAACAAAGGCTTAGCTTTTGTTTACAAAGACGACTCTATAAACATAACCGTAGACACAGAGTTCAAGAACAACAGAACGCAGTTTAAGGTCAGCATATCAGACGCTAAAGTCACATCAGCTAACCTAGAGGAATCATTTGGCGGCGGAGTCTTGGCTACAGTAGGTTTCTTGTTTAAGGTCGTTACGAATGTCTTACTTAAGAATGAACGGCTGATGGTCTTTGACGAATCGCTTACATTCGTGTCTAAACATTATCAAGAGAATTTATCTGCGTTCATTCGAGAGCTGTGTGCAGACTTAGACTTGACCTTAGTTCTTATCTCTCACCAGCCGTTGCTTCATTCACAGGCAGATTTGGTCTATGAGGCATATAAGGACGGTGGTGCCGATGCTCCAACAAGATTTAGATTAATTGAATCTGAATAACATAATCTACTAAGAACAACTTTTTAATAAGACGACAGCTGATAAAATTTAAGGAAATCAAAATATGGAAGATCTACCAAGATATTTGAATTATAAATACGTGTCTTATAACCGTTTCCCCACAGCTGCTAAGGTCGTCTTATTGATCCAGACGGCTATCCAACTTATGACCCATGTCAAGTTGGAGAACATCATAGAGAACTTGATCGTAGAGGAAGTCCTAGAGGGCAATAAGTCCGTCATAAACTTTACATTAAATATTCATCCTCAGTATAGGGCTATGGTGTTCGGTCGTCAATTTTGTAATATCAGCAGTCTAAGGAAGCTAATAAGTAACGCCTCAGGTTTAGATAACATTTTCTATAAGCTTATAGTCACAGAGGGATAATAAATTAAAAGGATAAAATTTGGATAATTCTGAATCCTTAGAAGCAATATACAGACAGGCAACGCATCCAGATAACATACAACAGGCGACTAGCTATCTGAGGTCTCAGAGAGGCTTAAGTTACTTTGGTGGCTTGGGCTTCATCCAATACGCTAAGTTCAACGGGCATACTGTAGCTAATAGCATAACGATCCCCGTCTTTGACGCTACAGGTAAGCTTGTACTTCTAGATTGTAAGAACATACAGACAGGCGAATACTCTAAGTTGATTTCACCAGACAGTTATTATACCCCTATACGAAACCTATCAGCAACAGTTAGGCATCGAATTATAACTGAAGGTGTCTTTAATGCGGAGTCTATACAACAATGTTTCCCTATGTCTGGCTTGACGATAAGTTCAACGTTGAGAGCGTCTATGAACGCTAAGACATATCATATTTTAGCTGCTACGACTACAGAGACAATTATAACAGCCTTTGATAATGATGCGGCAGGGCAAGAGGCTACTCAGTCATTGGTTGATTTTATGAAGGAACACTACCTCGAGCTTGATATCGATATCTTAGAGTTTCCGTATAATGATCTGAACGAATTTCTGCTTCGTAAAGGTAAGGCATTCTTTCAAAAGATTATAGGTCAGCAGCTTAGGCAATATACAACCAGTCAGTCGCAAGGGGCTAGTTGAACTAAACATAACAGGTTCCTATTACAGGCTAGAAATATAAATGCTTCAACGAGGACTCAGCCCCTACCTCACAGATTGCACTGATTTGAGTCCTCGTTGAAGCATTTACTAACAAAGAAGGCAGAATAAGAAAATGGATAGAATCGTTCAAAGCGAAATTTTGAAGTTAATTCCTACGCAGAGTGGTCTGATTAAGGTAATTGCTTACTTTAATCGCTTGTGTGGGGTTATTGATAATTTAGACTCTCATTTAAGGCTCGGTGCTATAGAGCAACATACAATAGACGGTATGAAGGGTGGCGTGGTCTTGACTTACAAGAATGAGCTAGAGCTCTTGGCTGAACAGAAAGAAGACCTTGAAGCTATAAACACAATCTGTTCTTTAACTAGAAGCGATAGTGTAAGTGCTTTCATTCTCTTGTTACGCTTATTAAAGGCGTCTGGCGTGAAGCATTTAATTATTGTGGATTATGTGGATAGATTTCCAGACATAAAGTCTAGATATTTCGCAGAGGGGCAAGTTCTTTCATGGCATCTTGTAGCACAGGTAAAAATTGGAGCAAGGTACTTCTACTGTAACCTTGAGAGGGTCAGATCAATTTATGTAGATGGCATTTATGCTATACAGAAATACTTAGAGAACAGGAAACTAAACAATGAATAAATTTTATGTCGTAATTCATGATTACATTGTAGAAAACATATACAAAGAACTTGTATTAGATCACTCCGTCCTCGTAGGCATCTTTTCTTATGATGAAGAAGGCTTGAAGCAGGCAGAGCTCCTTGCTGAACACGAAGGTGGGAAGGATATCCGTATAGAGGAAAGAGTCCTCATTACTAATCTTTAAGAGTTTTGGTCTGGTCATAGGTCATTATTAAGACTGGAGATCAGACCTATGATATTTTTAGCGAACTTATTAAAACAGAAACTTAACGCAGACTTCTTGGATTACTTTAACAGATTACTTTATAAGAACGGCTTTGTCTTGGTCTGGGGCAAAGATGCAACTTATAACATATTTAAAAGCACAGATTTAGATACTCCCGTCTTGACTGTAGAGCTCTATGCATATAACTTAATTATAAATGATGTCAAAACGCAGGCGGTGGCAGTGTCCTCTTTGACGCCCGATGAATCTATACGTTCCCGCGTCGCGCCTAGATTAATATTTGAGCTGATAGCTAAGGCAGCAGATCTGTGTCAGTTGCCTATAATCCTTAAGGCGTCAGATTTCTTGGAGTTGACGACTAAGTTTAATGAGAATAATCTTATTACGTTAGGCTTCCATGAACAGACTTTAATGGATATGTCTGGCGTCAAGTCTAATTTTGAATATGTCAGATTGGCAAGGACTGAAGAGCTATGACTTTAATAGTCGTTCCAGAGGTCTTGAAGTTCCAGCCTCTGTTAAAGTCAAGGAAGAAGCTAGAGCAGATCACAGACGAGTTAAGAATCAGAAACTTAACTCCCGATAAGCTTCAGGATGAGTTTGCTAGATATCTGGCTTCGGTCTTGAGGGCTAGGGTGCAGAGGTCTATACAGTTACAGACCATAGGTACTAAGCATATGAAAGACATTTATAAACCATTGTCGCCAGACTATAATAAGACGAAGCCTAAGTTCTCAAAGGATAAATTCTGGATCAATACAAGATACTTGGTTGATCATATACAGATATTCAAGACGGGTAGAGAGTATCGCGTCGGGTTCAAGAACTCAGACACATACATAGACGGTAAGACTAAGGTTGCTAAGGTCGTAGTCTGGTTGGAGCGAGGGACAAAGAATATTCCCGCTCGACCCTTGTTTTCGGTGCATAGTAAATACATAACAAAGAACATCATGCGGTTCTTTGCTCATTTCTTGAAGTTCAGATTTGGAGTAATTTTATGAACGAACAAAAGACAGCAGACCAAATAGCAATAGAGTTAAAGCTGCAGCCAGCTCTAGACTCAGGTTTAACAAGTCGATTCTTTGCTCATTTAGTTCCGTCAGATGAGACAGTCTATCAGCTAACTAACTCAGATCAAGTCAAGATCCTTAGAGACAAGATCTTAAAAGAGCAGAATAACAAATGCCTGCTTTGCGGTCGAGAGATTCAAGAAGGCAAGGCAGTCTTGGATCACAGCCATAGAGGTGCTAACGGTGGAACAGGACTAATAAGAGGCGTCCTATGCTCTGGTTGCAACCAGTTCTTAGGAAAGATCGAGAATAATTTATTACGTAACGGGTTAACCCCAGAACTTTTACGTGTAGTTCTGCCTAATCTGTCTAACTATGTCTTAGAGCAGAAGCATAAGCCGTATGTCCACCCAGATCATAACCCTAAGCCGCAGAGGTTGAAAATAACGTCATACAATAAGCTTGTTAAACTCTGTAAAGAGTTTAACTATCCTAAATCCAAGATTCCAGAGTACCCTAAGAGGCAATATTTAACAGAGTCATTAAATAGAGTTTTTAAAGATCTGGGTCTTGAACCAGAATTCTATAAAGAATAAAACAGGAGATACTTATGTTTCAAGATATACTAAAAGGTAGTGGGAGGTCGTCTGTGGCAACGAATCTACGAATTAAATTAAGTCAAAGACAGAAAGAATCTAGCAGAACTCTAGCGGATCAGATGGCAGATGAGCTAGCCTCTGTCCAGTTCTCAAAAAAGATATTTGTATTTTACAAAGGCAATGAGTACGCAATTACAGATTGTGTCAAGACTTCAGGCAAGGCTCTCTTGACAACATCTTTAGAATCTAAGGATGCCGTTCGTTCAAACTGGCTACGTTCAGAGTTGCTTCAATGTTCAGGACTTCCTGTTAAGATTGAGATTAACGGTAAAGAAGTAGACCCTCAAGACATAAAGAACGACAGAATTCTTGCTAACAAGAAAAATAAAGCAGAGTTAGAGGATTTAGATACAGATGCCCTTGAATCATACACAGATCCTTTAGCAACTATGGGTGGGCAGCTCGTTACATCAGAGGAAGGCTCAGCTTTACTTTCAACTATTGTAGAGGGGTTAAAGAATCTAAACATTGAGGTTTCTAAAGAGAATATTCAAGCTGTATTAGATTCATTTGAGAGTAATTTAGATTTATTTCTAAATAGTCCAAAAGAGACAGAGTCTGCATCTTTGTCTGAAGAGGATTTGAGGTTCAAGCAAGCACTAGAGGATATGGGTCTAAACACTTCCGTTTCCGCTCAAGAGGACGATAATTCCTCTCGTTATATCATAACTATAAAGGCAGATTTGACTGTATCTCAGGTAAAGAAGTTAATCGCAATTATAAAAGACATTTATGGCATTAAAGAAGACCTAAAGGTAGATGTGAATGGCGATGATGACTCCGTAACTACTCTTAGCTTTGACCTTGTAAGCTCTACAACAGGCTCTGCTGCTGTAGATGAACCGCAAATTGCTCCAATAGAAGATCCAAAGAAAGATGATGCACCAGCCATCTTAGACGATGGTAATTCTGGTATGGATGATGACGGGTATTCCGATGTCATTTTCTTGTCTGCTTCCTTTAAGGAACTCTACGACAAATGTGACTGGACGGAGATCAGCGTAGAGACGGATTCGGATAAGGCATATACGCAACTCATTAAATCTTTGTCTAATTTTAATGGTGAGGTAGTGTCGAACCCAGATAACAAGCCAACGAATAAGGTTCAATCCTTTAAGACTAACGATGAGACAGGTTTGAGGGAGTTTATCTCTGGAATTAAGAACAACCAAGGCATAAATCTCTTGGCGAACAAGTCAGGGTTAAGATCTCGGTTAAAAACTTTTTTCTTGGTCTAATACCAATTACTGCCAACAATTATTTTATCTTATCCTTAAACATATCTTAAAGAAACACTAAATCCCCTACAGACTAGGGGATTTTTAACCTTATGCCTATTTAACCTCATAGCAACATCTTTCTATTATGCGGTAGATCTTTAAATTAAGGAATATCAAAATGATAATACTTCCACGTGTCGCATCCGCGTTAGACCAGATAGAGATGACTTCTAGTCGTAACTCTAAGACGCAGCTGTTAATCGATCTGCTAGAGGACAAAGACCTATATCCTCTTGTATCAAGGCTTTACCGCGTCGGTCTAGATCCACAGATATCAACTTTCTTGACTAGGCTTCCAGATCACACTACAGGTGCAACTAAGTTATCAGATGATGAGACCTATAATTTAGTTATAAACCTACTAGATAGCTTAATAAACGGTAGACGTCTAAATAAGGCAGAGTGGCAAGAGGTTACAGGTGCTTTACTTTATAACTTAACTCCGCCAGAGTTTAAGTGGGTTCAGAAGTGCTTGACTAAGGACTGGACGCTAGGCACATCTATCTCAACGTATAACAAAGCTGCTCAGGCTCTCTTGCTTCCAACCATTGTAGAGTTTGATACAGTCAGAGTCAGCAACATTCAAGACGCTAGGCTTGATTACAGCAGCGGTGTATATGTTAGTGTTAAAAAAGACGGCGTTAACGCAACCTACGACCCGTTAGGCGTCTTAAGAAGTAGAAACGGTAACCTGATACCGTTATCGCACTTAGAGGCGCAATTACGACCCTTACAGGGTGAGTATGTCATATTCGGTGAGTTGGTATCAACAAACAGACAATCATCATCTGGATTATGTAACTCTGCCATCAAGCTTGGTTATGAGTCAAAGCTTGACCTGACTCCGCTCCAGCTGTATGTCTTTGATGCTATGGAGATCAGTGAATACACATCCAGAAACTTTATCACTCCGTTCAGAGAGCGTCAAGCGTTGGCACAGAGCCTTATAACAGACCTTAATCAACCAGACATCAAGCTCATCAACCACCAGCTCGTATACTCCTTAGAGGACGTCTATCGAATAAACGACCAGTTTGTCCAGCAAGGTGAGGAAGGCATTGTTATAAACAGTCAAGATATGCTCTTTGAGTTCGGTCGCTCTAAGCAACGGGCAAGAATAAAAGAAGTCTTGGACGGAGACTTTGAGATTATAGATGTCTTGCCTCACAGCAGACATCCAGACTGGGCAGGATCTTTAACTGTCAGATCTGTAGATGGATTGGTCATAACTAACACAGGTTCAGGCTTGAATGAAACACCTAACGATAACAAGAACCGCATAGAAATTTGGCGAAACAGAGATAACATCATAGGCAAGATTGCTAGAATTAAATATAACAAGGTCATCCTTAGTCCAGATTCGACTGGCTTCAGCCTATTTATTCCTGTCTTAGATGAGATCAGAGACAGGTCTGATAAGAGCAGGGCAGATTCATTTTATGAGTTAGCGTTAGGTTCAAATCAGAAACACGAAGATTTATTAAAGACCCTAAAGAAATAAAGGAGAATAAACAATGAACACAGTAGATGTTATTAAGACACAGCAAACAGCTATCGATCGAGCTCAAGAGGAGATAAACAATGTTTGTCAGGCTTTTGCAGCTAAGGTTGAGGAAGAGATAAACAAATCTATAGGTGGCGGCAATAAATACGAAGTCTTTCATAGCGGCGGGCTTAAATTCATTATTCGAACAGTCGGTGAAAAGGTCGAACCAGTCGAATGCTGTTTCTATAGCCTTATACCACAACATAAATTAAATGGTGTCTTTCAGATGTACATTCCAGAGAATAAGTTTGAGTTTGTGTCAAATCTTATTTCTCATCTGCTATCAAAAAGACTTGACTTAATTCACCTTAATTGTTTTGTATATGAGTCAGAGGTATCAAAATTTTTCAAAAGGATAAAATAATGAAACTGTTTACATCAAACAAAACAACTAAGGCAGATGCGTTTACATTTTTACAAAACTCTGCCGATGCTGCTGCAACAAAAGAGATTAAGTCTTTAATCAACAACTTTAAATGTGATTTTGACTTAGATAACTCTAGAATTAAATTTGAGACTAGCGGCGGTTATATAGAGATCTATTGCAAAAACTTTAAAAACAGCGTCCATTTAAATGTAGGTTATAATGAAGACTTACTAGACACAGACGCAGACCTCGTCAGCGGTGCGTTAGCAGCAGTCATTAGAAACAATAAAAAGATAAACGACATCCTTAAGCGTCATGCAGAGTTTAGAAACAGAGTTTGGGATGAGGATATCTCTGAGGCTGATGCTAAATCCTTGCTATTCAAATTGTTCAGAGTTTAAGGAACGGCAGATATGAAGCTTTTTTCTCGTAGACCTACTCAGACTCAAGCTGCAGTGGTCGATGTCAACAGTGACGGATCTTACAAGGATGTCAGAAAGACTATACAGACCTTAGATAGACTTCGTTCTCTGATCTTAGATGCTTATAACCAGTCTTTGGCATTAGAGAGTTTAGCTCAGAGCATAGACAAGAAAGCTCCGATCTGGAATGAGTCATCTCTGTTAGACGTCATAAACTCAATTACTGGTTTGCTCTACACAACAGACAAGGCAGAGGTCAATGCTGCTATAAAAGAGCTCGATGCTCATATAGCAAGGCTAAGAAAATAATCGTCCATAAAATCTTGGTCTATATAATTACATTATATAGACCAAACAGCTTTATTTTCCTAGAGCACAGAGCCTATTTAGATACAAATAATTTGGAAAGGCAGACAAATGAACTACAAACAAATCATAGAAACTCATCAGAGGATAACATCTGTTACAGTCAGAGGTTGCTCTATAACAATCAATAAAACATATCGTTATAGTTACAAGTTTCCTATAATCGCTCAGGCTGTAGCTAAGAAGCTTCAAGACTACATCAACATTTAGAAAAGGATAAATTATGCCAGATTATCAACAGTTACAAGATCAAGTTAATCGAGAGACTCGGTCAAAGCTCCTAGAGCGGTTAGCTAAGGAGTATAATGCTAAACAAATATCAGGCTTTGCGGTTGCTAATGATACTTATGTCTATACCGTTCTACTAGACGATGAGTTGAAGTCTGCTATAAGGAACGCTCTGTTTGAGCAGCTTGAGAACGCAGAGCCTGACTTCTTGTCTTTATACAAACCGAAAGACTTATCGGACGAGTATTTTCTACCAACGATAAACTTTATTTTGTCCTTAGACGATATGTACCATAAGTGCAGACTCATACAGCAGCTCATAGACTTCGATGCTTATGTAGAGGATATGGTAACCCCTATCGAGGGTAAAGAGCCTATTAATTTTCTTGGTGAGATTAACTCATATAAAGAGGATAAATTTACGGTGCTTCAATTTGCTAAAAAGAGCAACAGCCAAGACGCAAAGGCAGAGTAATGAAGTTGACCGTGTATATAGGCAAGATGGGGGCAGGTAAGACAACATTAGCATTTAAGGATGCGATGGACTTTAAGGAGGTGCAAGGCGGTTCTGCTATGATTTTATCATTTGCAGACCCCTTGAGGGCTTTATTAAGAGACCAATTCCAGATGACTAAGGAACCACAGGAGCGAGGCACTAAGCCAATCAAAGCTAGAGACATCAAGTGTCGGCTGTTTGCTAGCTTTACAACCTTAGCTGTAGCTAACCTTGGTGCAGCTTACTTCCAAACAGTTAATAACACACTAAACTCCATAGATCTTGACAAACTCATAGACGATATACAGTCCGCGCATCAAGAAGAGGATGCAAATACTTATAAGGTCATATACAGGAGGGTGATTCAATTTTTCGGCACAGATATTGGTCGGGTTATCCACCCTGATTTCTGGTCTATTCTACTCCTTAACAAAGTCAAGGTCATGAATGACTCGGGTAGATTTCACCATGACCAGATATTCGTAGATGACTTAAGATTCTTGTCAGAGTTTAGGCTTTTGGATGAATTTGCTTACAATGCAGATATCGATACTTCATATAAGGTGCTGTGCACATCAGATCGAGAGCGGCGTAAGCGTCTAAGTTTGACTGCCCATGATTTTAAAGCATTGAGTAAGCACACATCAGAGTTAGAGGTAGATAAGATCATACGTCACCTAGACGTTAAGCGAATTCCTTATACAACGATCGTTTAAATCTTTGAGAAGTGCCTGTTAAGGGCTTTACTTCTCATCCTCTTGTTTCCTACTACAATAGAAATTCAGAAAAGGATTTTGAGATGACAAATACACAGACAGACAAAACTTCACAGGCAGAGGTCTCATTGGCAGATTTGCTTCCTGTCTTACAAAGAACAAACAAAATCGTTTATAATTATCTAAAAGACCATGACTTAAAGCTGCAGTATGCAGAGTTCGGTCAATACAAGATCTTGCTAATAAATTCTATGTTTGCTTCGGCACTAGGTTATCGTGTAAACGCTAATTTTGAGCCTTTTGACTACGATCCAGATACAAATACAATCATAATTTATCATCATCCGTCACGAACCTTAGAATCGCTTATAAACGTCATAAACAAGCTCTTGGCTCATTTTGATGCTTTCCTAGAGGCAGCCCCTACAAGAACATATAAAGAGAAGTTTCCTAAAGGGTTGCAACACGTTCCAGCTTATAAGTCTGCAATCCTCATAGGTAGTCTGTATTCGTATGAGGTCTATTATAACTCTTACAATTACCTCAGCTGCGATATAAATAAGGATTATTTCCATGACGTCATTTAAGACATCTAATCCAGTCTTAGAGAACAAGCAGATTATGCTAAATGCAAAGATTGCTAGGCTTCTCTTGAAAAACAACCGAGTCAAAAACCAGAAGCCATTCTTGATAAACGCAATTGTAACGAAGCTCTACAGTCAAGAGGGCATTAAGCCGAGTCCGCATATATTCACAGAACTTCAGATGACGTCAGAGGTTCAACAATGAGTATACAGGCAGAGACTAATTACTCTTTAATCTGCACGAGGTCAGATTTCTTAAGAACGGTCGTAACTAAATACATAATCCAGAAGAACATAGATGCAGGGCTGTATCCTAACCAGTCTTTGTTCGGTAAGTGTATTTTAGTCGGAGATGACTTAGAACCCACTCCAAAGAAATATATAATTTCATACAAGACCAGACCTGATTTCAAGGTCATTAATGTAGATGAGGATCCGTTGTCCGTCTTGGCAGAGGTCTTGGGCGTAGAGAACAAAGACTATAAATCATATGTCCGCAATAAGCTTCTCAAGAACCCTAACATTAAACCTAACAGTTTATACTACTATATGATCTTGCTCAGGGATTGCATAGACGAAGACACAGACTCATTTAATTATACCAAGGCAGACATCATTGTGGATACGTATACGTTTGAGGTCAGTTCATCTGCTTTAGATCGATATAAAGCCTTGAATGCTTATGTAATGACTCCATCGGAGAAGACTTTATTTGAGCTTGTTCGTGTATTCTCGCAAGGTCAGGATCTACGTCGAAGATTAACTTCTATTGCCTATTGTATGAAATCAATATTAGAGGACACTGTTCCAAATTACATAAAGTCTAGGGTTAGTTTCTCTCAAGACCCAGCAGTGATTATGAATTATCTCAATTTGAGTATCCAGATAGCTACGTTTGAGTCTTTTGAGGAATTCATATCAAATATGATAAACAAATTGGTGGATTAGGCAGATGGCGACGAATACTTTATTGTATAACAAATACAGACCTTTGAAGTTCTCAGAGGTCGCTGGTAATAAAGAAACGTCCGATATTTTGCGAGGATTATTAAGAAATAATCAGGTCAGGAATACCCATTTCATACTGGCGGGAAGCGCGGGGTGCGGGAAGACCACCACAGCTCGCATCTTAGCTCGTGCTATCAATTGTCTCAATCCTCAGGACGGTGAGCCTTGTAATGAATGCGAACATTGCAAGAAATTCCTTGCTGGTTCATACCCAGACTACATAGAGGTAGATGGTACTTCATACAACAAGGTTGAGGACGCTAAGAGATTAGTAGAGATCGCAACGCAGTACCCTTTAGTAAAGAACCATTATCGAGTCATAATGATTGATGAGGCTCATAGGCTTAGCAACGCCGCTTGGGATAAATTCTTGATCTTGTTAGAGTCCGCAGACGTCAAGACTATATTTATCTTTGCAACTACGGATATACACCTATTTCGCCCTGCTATTTTATCTCGATGCTTTACATTTTACATCAAGCCTTTAATCGCCAGAGACATAGCTCAGGAAGCCTTGCGTATCTGTAAAGGTGAGGGCATCTCTTACTCAATGGATGCCATAAACAAATTAGCTTACAATTATCAAGGTAAGCCAAGAGACGCAATAAAGACCTTAGATATGATTATCAGGTCAACAAACGGCTTCCTTGAGTACAATAAAGAGTCAATTGAGCAGTCCTTGCTGCAATGCTTCAAGTTGGCTTATTTTAACAAATTTGAAGAGTATCTGCCTATTGTAGAGCGTCTGGACGTCTCAAAAATATACAATAACTTAACGACGATGATTTCAGAGGTATTCTTGTATCCTAAGGTGCAACCTATTTTAATTGAGGCTCGGCAGATAGAGGGGTTCAAGAACCTTATAGACAATAATGCTTTTAAGCAGATCATAAATGATACTTTACTGTATAAGCCAAATGATATCAACTCATTAATCCTGCTCTTGGCTCAGGTGTCGGCTCTGGGCATAAAGCTTCAGGCTAAGCAAGAGCAGACGTCACAACACAAAGGTAGACGCTTCGTAGAAAAGAGTCAGTCAGCACAGAGGCAGATTTCAGTTGCAGTTGATATAGACTCGGAGGTAATAACCTCACCTAAACAAGAACAACCACAGGTGGGTCTAGATTCGTCTACAATCGTTCAACCTAATTTAACAGCTACAAACACTCAACCGCAGGTTAAAGTTCAACAGACTTTAACTACGGTAGATTTAGAAAAATTCGGATTTATAAAGGTCAGCTAATGAGATATGAAGTCTTAGTTACGGAGAACCCAATCGATATAGTCAAGGCGGAGAAGCTTAGAGCGCTAGGCTTGGTCGTGCCTTTTATTCCCTCAGACGAAGAGTTTAACATTTATGCTTATATCCCCGAAGGCGCAGATATTGACAGAGATAAGATTAATGCTATTCATTACTTCGACTCTTTGCATCAATACATCACAGAGGAAGAGTTGCAGAGGTATGATTTGTCTATCAAGGCATTTAACTCTGTCGAGATCGGAGATAAGGTAGCGATAAAGGGCTATAAGAAGCTTATAACCACAGTCGTTGCAGTAAAGGATAATGAGGTCACTACGGAGATAAACCTTAGAGGGTATATCTACAGGTTCCACGAGAATATAGAGCGGGTGTCAAAGGCAGAGATCATCTACCCTAGCGTAGAGTGGAATTTTAGGGACACTTATGACTGCGATCTATATGTAGACTGCGATCCGTTTAGTAAGATAGACCAAGAGTTTACCTATGTTCACTCTCTGTTCTACTTTCTGCTCCGCTTGAAGCTCTCATATTCCAGAATGAATGTCATTCTTGTCAACCCTAGATTTGATTTCCATAAAACATTTGGCTTTGGTGCTTATTTTGGGTCGAAAGAGTTACTTCCTTTAGAGGCAGAGGATTATTTATACACAGAGGACTTAACCGTATACGAACCTAGTTTGAACGTCATAACGAAGCAACAGGTCAGGAATGTTAATCACCTTGTTACAGTAACTCCTGACGTCTTTAAGCAGATCACAGGGCTGCAGACCAGTAAGCAGTTAAAGATTCTTAACAGGCTCCTTGAAATCTACAAGAACAGCAAGAGAATAATCAGCATTCCTAAGATGAAATCAGATATTTTATTTGACGCAGATCGAGTTATGAAATTAAACCACATTAAGCCTAAGGACTTAATCCATAAAACGATTCCTTTACGGCGAGAAAATGCTTCGGCTCATTTCCTCTTTGATATGAATGAGTGCTTTAGGTATTTGCTTGAAAAGAAATTTATCAATATCGCAGAGAACATCGATTATTATATGACAATTTTGAAAGGTTAGACTGATGGAAACTTCATACATAGATTATTTATCAACATTGCCGCAGAATGAAGTCGGAGAATCCTTGAAGGACTTAATACGAGATAACTATGATTTCTTTAAGCACTACCTAGATGAGCTGTTTCACATAGAGGCTAACTACATCTATCTGAACCTCGTTTGTGGAGTAAGTCAGACCCGTATAGCAGAGATGATTGGCGTCAGTCAATATGGCGTTTCTAAGAGAATAACTGCGGGGTTGAATAAGCTATCTTATTTGATCCGTATTCCAGAGAAGAACAGAGCTGTGGTTAAGAAGGATCTGTCCACATTGCTCCCTACCTTAGAGGCGGATGTAGTCTTTAATTATTACTTTATGAAGACGTATGCCTTGACAGGAAGGCTGATGAATTTAGATCATAACTTAGTAAACTCCGTAGTAACGTCTGGTATAAATATGCTTCATAAGTTGGCTAAGGCTACAGACTTAAAGTCTTTCTTAACGACCTTTATATCTAACCATAACCTGAACATAAAGTCAATGCAGGAGCTTGAGGTGTATCATCCTGCTATCTTTGAGAAGTGTGTTTATTTTAAGAATCACCCAGAGGAGATAGAGGGCTTGGTCTTATCTGCTCAGAGGTACGTTACTTATATTCAAAATCTGATAAAGGTTTCATCATACGGAGACTATACATTTAAGCTTTATGACAAGGATCGAGTATGACCCAATCGACTCAACTCCAGACCTATGACGTCGCCCCAATATCAGACTTGACCCACAGACTCATCAACCACAGAAACGTAATAATAAATCTGCTTCCATCTAAGGCTCGGCTCAGAGACGTAATGTTCACTACAGATCGATTATGTCCTCATCTGACAATAAAAGAACATCATTGTCAGAGCTGTGGTGCTTTTGTAGGATTCATAGGGCAAGAGGACACATCGCTTCAGTTTTATAAGCATCTTACCTTGCTAGCTAATTCATTCATCAACTCAGATAACGTCTATGTCATCACAGACAGATATACGCCAGATGACTATCAGCTGCCAACAGTCGGTATGTCCTTGATGAAGCATAAAGGGTTTAAGTATCAGGCTACATACATCCTTTACAATAAAGTCGCAAGAAGTAAAGATGCAGGGTTCGTCAAACAAACGTTCATAACTCACTTTACATCGTCAAAGGACTTCATATGGAAGTCTAGGGTTATACTTGCCCCGAAGATCGATTTACTCTCGCTTATTTCTCACAATGATTGTTTATTTGTCAACCCATCTTTGGATTTTCTTAAGTTTTATAGCAACGATTTCAAATTCATAATAAGTGACTCGTCGGTAGCTGAGGCACTTATGCAACAAAAGGATATAAAATGAAAAACCGAGATTTTGATAGGTTGGTAAGTTCTTACGTTGACGAGTCTGCTCGTAACATTAAGGCAACAAGAATCAATATCGCAGATCTACATCTTAGCGTCGGTGCTCTGAAGTCTTTTGCTAGTTTCTTTGAGAACACAGACACAAGTATTAAATTTAAGCCTAGAGCCACACAGATGTCTGCTAACAGAATCCTAGCGGTTCTACGTAATGCTAACCCAAACATAGATATTGAATACTCAGATGAACTAGATGATGACAATGAGTTCGTTCATAAAAGTGCAAAACCTTTGTGGGTTTTGTCAAAGGATGCTAGTGGCACATTCAGTTTAACTAAGGCTCCAAGATAATAAAAGGATAACAAATGGATTTCAACACAGAAATAGCTAAGCAACAAATCGACCTTTCTCTTGAAGGCATTGATGCTCCGCTTCTTGACAACCCAGACCCAGAGTTTGATGAGTCTTTGGGTCTAGACTTAAGCTCATTAACAGATTCTGATTTGTATAACCCAGAGGCAGATGAGTTTGAAGAGGCAGAAGTATCTGTTCCAAGTCTAGAGCAAGACATCATAAGATTCTTGTCAGAGAACCCTAGCTGCGTCACAGCTTTGCATAAGAATCCAGAGGCAGCATTAGAGTTTATATCAGAACAACTCGACTTAGACGGCGTCATAGAGCTTTATAGATCTAACCCAGACTTTAACGTCTTTATCAATGCCATAGCTCAAGGCTTCTTAGTTTCAGATAACTTCGTTAAGGTCATTCCAAATACGGTTAAGATTTTCTTTATAACGTCAGAGCTTCTTGAGTCTATTCACTTAAGGAACTTGGCTAACATTAATATGTATAAATCGACTCCAGCTATCTTTGACTTTAAGCCAGAGAGCATTAATGCGCTGGGTTCTGTTTATAAGCAACATCAAGGCACATATAAAAGCCTATACAACTACTTGCAGGCGTATTGTTACAAGCCAGTCGTCGGGGAGAAAAACAGCATCTCCGTGCTAGATTTCGACGATATGACTATTGCTAAATCAATAGTTAAGTCCTCTAAAGGCATAACCGCTGGCTTGAATAAGCTTAAAGCTGCAGGTTGCGACCAGTCAAGACTTAACAGACTTACTGTTCTTGCTAAGGCGCTAAGAGACAGCAAACAATAAACACAGAGAGGGCGATATGGAAACTACAAATCAGAATAACTCAGACGTAGTCCTAGAGTCAGAATACAAGATGGCTCTGTTTCAAGAATCCTTGGATAAACTAACAGAGTCCTTGAAGCAAATCACAGACTCTGACTCTACTAAGTTCGGGGATAAGGCAGATGCTATCATGAACGCTATGCTCAGCCTTGTTCCAGCTCTAATGAGTGAGTTGGCTCCAGATAAAGTTGAGATAGATGAGTCTAAGGCTAATCATATCATGAAGATTAACGCCTTGTTCGTGTCTATCCAGAACTCTCTTTATAAGAAACGTGAGGTTGAGAACAAGGAAGAGGTCGATCTGGCTCACCCTAAGATCCAGAAGGCTATTGAGTTCATCTTTGATGGTGTCCTAGAGTCAATGTCTGCCGTCGGTATCAGCAAAGACTTGCAGGCGACGTTCACCCATGACTTCTCGCTCCGTATGGTCGACTTTGAGAACAAGATGAACCGTTTACTAAGAGGCACATCGTTTCAGCAATTGGATTCAATCACTAACCCGTTAGTTAAGGAATTTACAGACAAAAGGAATTCATAGATATGAGTTTCTCTGAGAAAATAATTAAGAAGCTCGATGGTATCGGCGTAGAGCGAAAGAACATCTTAGATTTTGCTAGAGATGATTTAGGAATAACTTTGCTCCCTGCACAGATCTTTATATTCAAATTATTTTACTCAATTCCTCTTTCAAACGACAAGAAAGATAACTGTATCCCCATAGGCGATCGCTTTAATGAAAAGATCCTTTATGAGTTCTCAGAGGTGGAGTTTGCAGAGTTCTTGTATAACTCCAATAGACTTAATATAAAGAACATAGACCCAGAGGCAGTCTTTACAGAGATCGTCTTTGTGATCGGTCGTCGAGGAACAAAGACTACGATGACATCAATAATTACTCTATACACCATCTACCTGATTCTCTTGCTAGAGAACCCGCATGAGTATTTCGGTATTCTTGAAGAGGATGAGATTGGTGTGGCTATTGTATCTAACTCCAGAGACAATGCAGACCGACAGTTTAGAACTATATGCAAGATGGTATATAGCTCGCCATTCTTTAAGAAGCATCTAGTTAAAGATCCTGTTAACGGTTTCCTGTTTCTGAAGTCGAGGCGACTATTAAGTTCGAATTCGCCTAAGGTGCTAGAGCGAGGAGATATCCTTATATCAACCTTTGCAGCTAACCCTAACGTTCGCGGTGCATCGAATATTGTAACGATAGCAGATGAGTTCCACCACTTCTTGGATGCAGACGTGTCCTCTAAAACTAATCCGTTGGATAAAGTCGTCTTTGAAGCCTTGACGCCATCAACGTCTGGTTATGTTTATCCAGACGGTAAACCAGCAGGTAAGAACTTCTTTATATCCTCACCAAATGGACGTAGAGGTATGTTTTATACTATGTATAAGACTGCTATGAAGCATAAGACTGAGCGTCCTACTTCGTTGGTCATAAATGTTCCGTCGCATTGGGTCAATAATAAGCTAACTCCTCAGACCTTGAAGTCATTTTTCAATAAGTCCGAGCTGTCCTTTGAGCAGGAGTATGAGGCGAAGTTTGTTAATAAGACAGGTGGTTGGTTGAATAACATCAGAGCAGAGGTAGAGTCCTGCATTAATAAATTTAATAACAACGACATCAATCCGGGTAACTCACATATGACTTATTACTTGGGCATAGACTTTGGTATTGGTCATGACGGCACAGCTTTGGCGGTTGCTCACTATGAACCGTATATTCCCAGCGATTTTGCTTCTTTGTCGCCTTTGCCTAATCAGGACACTCGGGACAAGGTCAGTGATATAATCATCATTGATCATATCTCATACTTGACTCCAGAGGCAGGGCATTTAGTTTCACTGGATGACATATACGCAGAGCTAGACCACATAATGAATTATTACATTATACAGGACGGAATATTTGATCAGTGGTCTGGAGGTCTGTTTGAGCAGCTGCTTCAAGAGCGAGGTTATACTAATTTACGTAAGTTTCCTGCTACGCAGCAGTCTAACTCGGATCAAGCTAAGCTGTTTAGGCAGCTGGTTCTGGAGGGAAGGGTCATTTTTCCAAACAAGCCAGATTTCATAGAAGAGCTCTTTCGTTTGAACGAAACGGTGTCCAGAGATGGCTTAATAAAAGTCGAGGATGTTAATGTCCATGACGACCAGTATGATGCTGTGGCTCGTGCCATATGGTTGGCATTTAACTCTGTGGACTCAAACTTACAATCTTTTAATGCTTTGTATAATCAGCAACCTGTTACTAACCATAATGGTGTTACTCCTAGATTAATTCAGAGGTCGGTTGGGACTAAATCTAACACAGATCCTAACAACGTCAGAAGTTATAAGAATGCAAGAACTTTAAGGAGAATCAAATAATGCCCGTAACAAGCACAAATAAAGATAAAGTTTATCGAGAGAATAAAGACAAGAATACTCCTACGTCTAAGACCTATTTAATCTCTGCCTTTAAATCTAAGCCGTCAGTAATGGAGGACATTAACCTAGATGACGCTGAGAATATAGAGGATGAGCGATTAGGTATTCTGCAAGAGGCAGAGCTCTTGATTGAGCAGATTAATGAGGACATCCTTTCCGTCGGCAGATTGTCGGCTTCTCAGAAGAAAGCAATCTTTTACTATTTGTCCATATTCTCTGCTTTGGTGTCAAGAATTATTGACTTACATACTAAGCTTCCATTGGCAACATTCCGATTGCAGAAGCCTAAGCATAACGTAGATATCGTTCAAGACTATATCTTTGATTATTTTAATAAATTAGTCAACTCGGCTAAATTCAAGGTTGAGTTAAGAAATATTATACGTAACCGTTGGGTGTTCGGTGTAGGCTTGGCAAGAATTGATGATGATTTCTGTTTCTTGAAAGATACTTTAATAGATGACGACTTATCGAACATCACTAGACCAGAGATCTCTCAGGAAGACCTAGACAAGATCTATGAGATCAACAGCAAATACAACTTAGACCCAGAGTCGATTTCTTGGTCTGAAAAGCTTGAGGTCTTGAAGCACTATATTTTAGACATCAACCCAGACTATAAGGGCATAAAGAGTTTCCGCTCTATCAGCCCTCTTGACGTAACTACGACTAAGGTTAATCGTGATATTGATTACAATATCTACACAATTCCACAGTCGAAGCCTTTAACAGACTTTATAAGTTCTTTTAATGATACGGATAAAGACTTAGAGCAGACCTTAGAGGATTTGGGGTATTCAAAAGCAGCCATCCATCTACACACAGATTCAGACTCCTCTGCAACTATAGACATAGATTCAGATCCATTTAATGACGACGGCGCGTATATAATAAGTCTTGATGCAGGTCAAGATGTCCTTATGCTTGAGGATTCTATTTTGAATAGAATCTTGGAGCCAGCTATACGTAACCTTATAGCAACTCGTATGTCAAATCAGTTAGTATCTCTTTCAACTAAGGTAGATCGTATCGTGTCTGCGCCTAATGCGTCGAAAGGGCAGCTTGATATGCTTCAGCAAGATTTGCAGGCTATGGCAGAGGCAGATCAGGGTTCGCTCTTGGCGGTTAACTTTGAGGTTAATGTCAGTGAGATAAGCCTTGATATGAAGCAGAACGCAGATCTGGATAATGTCATAGACAGAACTAACAAAGAGATCACAACAGCTTTGGGTATTCCAGAGGATATTATATCTGGTGACGGCGGTTCATACGGCGGCTCTTTCTTGAAGGTCGAGTTAATGTCAAACGAATACGCAGAGTTTCGTGATGCTTTGAAAGTCTTTATCGAAGAGAAAATATTTAGACCTATTGCCATAAAGAAGGGCTTTATATCTGTAGACGCATGGGGAGAGGCTGTTCCAGTTTACCCTAATGTTCGTTTCGATAAGTTCTCTATTGCTCGTAACTCTGAGGATATGCAGTTTATAAAAGACCTTGTGTCTGAGGGTATGCTTCCTCGCCGCACCTTGATGGAGATTCTTGGCTTTAACTCAGAGGACATCGCTCAGTCTCTACAACGAGAGCAGGGTTCGTTCTTTAACTCTACGGTTCAAGATACAGTTAATGATGCTATCTCGAACCTATTATCAACTAAGCTTGAAACTGACGTAGACTTTAAGAAGAGAATACTGGACGCTCTCGGTTTTAGCGCGGATAAGTCCGAAGATGATAAGTCTGAAAACAAGCAAGAGGATAATGAAGATGAAAATATTTAGTAATTTAAACCGAAATGCCTTATCTCCTGATATGAAAGATTCAGGTATAGATCAAGACGTTAGAACAAACAGAACTCAGCCTAAGAATACGCCAACTCCACCTTTACCTGTTCTGTCAAGTGAAGAGGTGGACGAGCTTCTCTTAGATTCTGAAAACGTAAACACAGCGACGAGACATCAAAGGCTTGCCCGATCGTTTAAACACAACTCTAATGGCGGCTTTACTTTGGGTCAGTCAATTCGTAGCTTTTACTCATCTGCTCAGCCGCAGGATAAGAGGAACGCGGTCATAACATTTAATTCGAATGATTGGATATTCTTGCAAGCTACTATCGTCAGCTCCGTGAACGTAGAGGATGATGGATATACTGTCACTCCAGATTCTGCTCCGTTTATAAACGATAATGCTAACAGTTGGGACTCTAAGACGTTACAGAAATGGTATAAGACTTTCATAGGCGCGCATAACTATAAAGACCATGATCAAGATCGTTCAAGGTCTAAGGGCATTATTCTCGATGCCGTCTTGCGCAGAATTCCTATTGATGGTTCAAAGACAGGTGAGTCCGTTCTATACGTAGACATCTTAGTTGCGGTAAACAAGAACATAGACCCCGAGTGGGCGCAGTTAATTGATAGTGGTCGGGTTAAGTGGCTATCAATGGGTGCCATATCCTCTGCTTTAAAATGCACTAGATGTGGCTGCATTTCTTTTGATGAGGACGATGACTGCGAGCACATGCTCTTTGAGTTGGGTATGAATTACTTTGATGAAAATGGAATAAAGAGACCTATTGCGGCATTGATAACAGATGACGATTATTTAGACCAGCCTGATTCAGGATATATGGTCTTTAAAGAAGCTTCTTTACTTTCAGTCGACCCAGCTTTCACAGGTGCTTGCACCTCTCATAGAATTGAGGTTGCTCCAGATCAGCAAATAGACTTTATCGTTCCTAGAAAAGCATTGCAGAGAGATGCATTCCAGTTCTGGGGTGTAGATCAAGGTCAGATTAAAGGTGTACCTCGATTAGCTATCGTTGAAGATGAAAATGTCAGACCAGATATGTATCAATAATTCCATATCGGTTAGAAAGCCCTTGAGTAATCATGAAAAAGTTTCTATTTCTCTTATAAATTAAACTTGAGGGTAAGGAGAATTAATATCGTGAGAAAGTTCACAGAACTTCAACAGAAAAATCAGAAAGAGCTTCTGAAGATTAAGGACGAGTTATTTAACCGCGTTCGTGTATTTATTAGAAAGTCGGAATTGAACCCTGCAGCGCTCCTAATGTTTGAGGCAGAGTTAAACAGTATCTTTGCTAGACTTGAAAAGAAGCTTAGCGAATAAATTAAAAAGATAAAAGATGAAACCGTTAAAGAGCAGTGAGAAACAAATAGAGTGGGCAGAAAATATAAGAGTTAATTTCTTTATTTCTAAAGACAATAAACCAGCATACTATGATGGAATGAGCGACAAGGATAAAATTCTTGAGCGTTCTTTAGAAACTTTCAAGTCTATAGCTAACAGAGAGTTTAAAGAAGAGACTACATTAGAAGAGGATGGCTTTAAATTCCAGCCTTTATGGGATAAGTTTATTGCTTTCGTTCAAAGCCAAGACGAGGCTAAATTTTGGATAGATAACAGATCTGAGCTTGAGCGAGGTGCTGCTGCTGTCTTTTCATATTTAATGGTTCTTTTGAGCTTGAGTGTAGAGGGCAGTAAGAATGTTCCAAAATACGGGCTTTATGCTGATCTATTAAAAGTAATTACAAAGTAATGTCAGATAACACTCTCACAACTCCTCAACAGCAAGATGAATTGGACAGGGTCATAGATCTGCTTATAACGGAGGATGAGCCCAAAAAACCAGGATATCTTGCTGTAGGTGACTTCCACTCTAAGAACGCACAGGCTTTCTTTGGAGATGAGTATTGTAGAAAGATCTACGAGGAATCTCCAAAGAAATACAAAGATGAAGTTAGAGCGGTCGGTAAGGTGGCAGGTTTGGCATTGGTCTATGGTTCATCTTGGAAGATGTTCCTTGATATTATACCTAACTGCACAGAGGCGCAGGCTAAATCAATCTATAACAATTTCTTTAACAGTCTACCTAGATTGAAGGCTTGGTCATCTGCTAACATTGCAAATATGTACAAGACGGGAACAGTCAAGACCATATTAGGCAGAGTTATTCATATAAAGGACTACGATTCAGACAACTGGAGCTTCAAGTCAAAGGCAGAACGAAATGCTCGCAACGCCCCAATACAGGGCTCTGGCGCCTCTATAATTAGATATATTCTGTTAAAGATATACAACCTAATCGATGAACACAAGCTATCAAGATTTGTAGGAACGTATGCCTTTAGCAACTACTATACAAGAATCTTATCCTTGGTAGATCCTACAGAGGAACAGATCAAAGCCTTAGAAGTAGACTTAGATAATCAACCAGAAGGAAACTGCAAGATTATCATTCAGAATAATGGTGCGGTAACGCAAGAATATGATAGGAATGTTCAGATGCTAAAGAGTTTAGTAACTAGGCATAACCTGTCTATTATTTTGTAAATTTTGGGGGTATAAAATGTTATCACAAGCAGATAGATACAAAATAGCTCAGAAAGAACTTTCAGCTTTGACCTCTCATATTAATATCTTTTCCTTTAACAAAGATATGTCTTATAAGGCGGTAGTTCTTGCTGTTAAGTCCATGTTATCGGCAGATGCATATAACATTCCAGAGGTCATAAAGTGCATTAAGAAGCGTATGGCTCAACATAAACTATACAGTGATCCTTACGAGGCTTATGAACGATCTCTTAACATAATAAGGCGGGTTTATGCCATTCCAGCCAACGACTAAGACAATAGATGACTTACTTCTAGGAACGCATACGGATTATATTAATCCATGGATCACTGTTCACGATGAGGTGGACTATACAACCCCTATAGCGTTATCGTTTCCTATTATGAAGCTAGTGACTGAAGTCGGCTCGTTAAAGGAAGTCTTGGATATGTTTAAACTACCAGGTTTGTCGATGAGCTATGATGTCGAGTTTGATAAGTTCAACTCATGGACTGCTTCATCGTCAGTTGACATCTATAAATATCCGCTTCACCATATTCAGTCAGAGTTGTATGCTGAGCTTGAAGCGACTAAGAAGGCAATAAAAGAGCGTAATAATGCTCAAACGTTAATAGAGCCGTCACAGACTCTCGACACTGCAAAAAGTCAAGAAGAGGTTACAAGTGTCTGCCTTAATCACGATCATCGAACAGACGCGTCGCCAGAAACCCCTAATACAACTATTCCAAATAATGACACATCGAATTCGAACTCAGTTGAAGAGCGAGGGGTGGATCTAGATGACGATTCAGGTGTAGTATTTGATGAAGGCGGGCATAAGACGCAGTCAGGTAAGGTTTATCGCTTCTGCTTGGCAGAGGTTAAGATAGAACTTATCGCTGCAATAGAGAAGCTTCCAGATGGATCAGATACGGTGATGATATCCTCTGGTGTCGAGAAGTTCACCTATAACCGAAAGGTGGATTTTAGCTCATTGGCGCATATGGTAAAATAGAGTCAAAATATCGTCTATAAAAATACCTCAAATATCCGCTGAAACTTAAAAAACTGAATATCCCTACAAACAGCAGGAATAGAGATCGTCATTCCTATAGAGAAAGTAACTCATATTTTGGGGTAATACTTAAACGGAAATTCCATTAGAAACAGCAGACTCAAAATTCGCCATATCCGTAACTTTGATATCAAGGTCGAAATTTGACCTAATTTGTTCTGAAACTTAAACGAGATCCAAATCCTAAACTCCCCATAAACTGGAGATACATAAGTTTAAATTCCTATAGAGGAACATCTCCAGATACGTCGAGAAAACTTAAACGGAAATTCCATTAGAAAAAGCAGCATCTTAATTTTACTGTGAGTCGCTTATCCAAATTCTTGACTTCAGATTCTCAAAATTAACAAATTATTTCAAATATTTGTCTTGAAACTTAAGCCAAATCCAAAAATAAAAGTCTGCATAAACAGCAGACATATAAGTCAGATTTCTATAGAGCCACGATTCCAGATTTCTGCTCCGAAACTTAAACTTAATTTTTTCTAATTTGCACAGGGTTTTGATATTGGATTTTGCATCCACAAAAGATGAAGCTTGCTGCGGCAGACTTCATCTAATAAAATAACCTTTGAAGGAGATTCAAACTATGAAGACTAACATAGCAAAAGTCATGAAAAAAGCGGACGCTTCGTTATCTCTCATTGCTAGTAATCTTGTTGCAGGTAAGTATCAGACTCGTGCTGAGTTAAAAAGGGTAAAAGCATCCGTGGATAATGCTATCAGCCTTTCTAGCAAAGCATTTGTAGCTCTACTAAAACCTGTAAAGGCTGGACGTAAGGGTCTGGCTAAGATTGCAAATGATGAATTCGACCAAGACATAACAAACGTAGCTCAGGCTCAGATCAAAGCTCAGATTTTGGGTAAGGTCATCGATGCAGAGCTTGACGATCTAGGCGAAGAGCCAACTGACGAAATTGTCGATAACGAGGATTTCGGCGTCAGTGATGAAGATCTAAGCGAAGCACCAGCTGATGGTAATGGCTCTGCTACAGAGCAAGTAGCGCCTATTTTAAAAGACGTAGTCGTTCCTGTCGTTGAGAACCTTGTTCCGCCAGTAGCGGATGACTTGGTAGAGCCCGCTGTAGAAAAAATTGTCGTTCCAGCTGTCGAGAAGGTAGTTGATGAGATTACTGACGAAGTTAAGGACGATGAAGGTGAGACTGCTGACCTAGACGTAGAGGAAGACCTAGACCTTGGCACAGAGGATGATGGCTTAGATGACATCGATTCTGATGACCTTTCTCAAGGTGAGGATACTCTTGATGAGTTCTTTGAGGACGAGGCGGTCGAGCCAATCGATACAGGCGTGGCTAAAGCAAAAGCAGCAAAAAGAGCAGCTGTTAAGGCAGCAAGAAAAAAGATGGTCATAAACAAAGGCTCTCAGATGTCACTTCTAGAGTCCGTATTTGACTTCAAATAAGATAGGAGACAACCATGTTAAATATACTTTACATTAACGGATCTAGGGATTCTGAGTTCGAGATCAACCCAGCACACCTAGTCGGTGACATCGGAGCCGTTCGTGCAAGTGCTAACATCCAAAAACTTAAGGCTGGACGTGTAGCAACTGTAGGTGCAGATGGCTATGTGAAAGTGGCGGGCGATGACGATGCTCAGTTCGCTGGCTTCATCATCAACGACGCAGCAGGTTATGAGTTTGAGAATACTCCAGCTATCGCTTCTGGCAAACTTCCACTTCTTATCGGCGGCGGTCTTGTAGAGACAGACCAAGTCAAAGAGACAGACATCAAACCAGGTGATCAGCTTTACATCGGTGACGATGGTGTTCTTACAAAGACTAAGGGCACATTAAAGAATGTATTCGGTCTTGCAAGAAGTGCAAACTCGGCAGCTAACAAGTTGGTTAGAGTTCAGTTCTAAGAGAAAAGGATAAAAAATGGCACAACTTACAATAGCACAAAAACGCGAACTCATCGCTAAACATATTAAGTCGGCAGCTGGACGCGCTAAGCTTGCAGCTTCTATGAACCGACCGTTACGAAAGATGAGGGACTACGTCAGCGTGGGTCGCCGACTTCTTTCAGTTGATCCTATCGCAGATGGACAGCTTCCATACTACGATAAAGATCCAGATATCAAAGCTTATATCGTAGGCGAAGAGGGCACTGATGTTATGACTGTAGCAAAAGGCTCTCGTATTTTCGTTCCAACCTTTGAGATTGCTACGTTGGTAACTGTTCCAATCAGCCAAGTTAAAGAGCGCCGATACGATATTAAAGAGCGGGTTCAAACTAAAACTAAAGCAGAAGTCATCCGCGTTGAAGACCAGAAGATCTTTAACATCATCGGCAGAGTAGCTAATGGTGCAGATGGCAATGCTCCAATTGCAGTAGCTGCAAATGCTGTTACCGTAGGTCACTTCAGTGATGCTATCGGTTTGGTAGAGTCTCATGGAGATATCCGCTGCGCTAACATCGTTATGAATCCAAAGCACAATACTTTGGTTCGTAAGCTAAACAGCGTACAGAATGGCTTTTTCGTGGACTTCGAGACAAGTAAAAGCTTAATAGCTACAGGTACTATCGGAACTCTATTCGGTGCTACTATCAACACCAGCTCAGAGGTTCCAGCTAATGAGATTTATTTCATCGGTGAGCCAGAGCTAGTAGGCGTCATCGTAGAGAGCATTCCGTTGAATGTCTTGTCGGCAGATTCCCCTGAGAGGAGAGAGTTGGGATGGTCGGTGTTCGAGAAAGTCGGCATTGCGATCCACAACCCAGACGGTGTAGCTAGCATTAAGCTCAGCTAATCCTTTATTGAGAGATAAGAGCTTCGGCTCTTATCTTTTATAATTTTAAAAACACACTAACCATTTAAAAATTTCTTTCTCTGTTCTACTTTAATATAATTTAATTATAAAAAGGGCTGATATGGAACAGTCTGCTAAGCAAACTAAATTAGAGAAATACGGATATGAATAACTTTAAGGCAGAGGACTTTCATGAGCGAAGTAATAAGATTCGTTGGGCTAAGGCATTAAAGGGTTATAAGGTAATCTTGGCAGAGCGAGGTATGCAATGGGAGCCGTGGCAAGAATTCACAGGCTGGAAAGATGAGTATGGAGATGATGGAACAACTGATTCATACAAGAGATACTTTGTTCATTGTGATAGGTGTAAGGGTCTAGCAATGGTTGATTACAGGCTTCGTTGCCTACACTGTTTTCCGCCAGAGGCTAAGATATCATATTTAGAGGTTGAGCTGATAATTTTCTTAGAAGCTCAAGGTATAAAAGAGTTAAAGCAATCTTTCCGTTGCTTATACGTTTGTAAGACCAACCCTCAAGAAATAGACATCTATAATCCAGAGCATAAGATTGGCTTGAAGGTTGACTCAGCTTATTTTCATAATGCAGGTATTAAACCACAAGGTTACCATCAGAAAAAGACTCAGCTGGCATTAAAGCAAGGTATAAAGTTATATCACATTTGGGACATTGATTATTGGAAGCATCAGAACTTGATAAAGTCTATGCTCTTGAACATCTTTAACAAGACTCCAAACAAACTAAACGCCAGAGATCTTATTGTCAAACAGCCAACTCCTCAAGAGGTTATAAGTTTCTTATCAATAAATCACCTACACGGCGTCGGTCGTCCATCAACTTATCAGTCGGGTCTGTATACAAAAGATAATGAGCTTGTCATGCTTATTACGGTGGCTAAGGACGGCGAACTATTGCGATTAGTGACTAAGAAGTTTACAATCGTTCGTGGCGGCTTCAGCAAGCTGTTTAAGTCTTTGAAAGATAAGATCAAATACACATACGCCTATGAAGACCTGACCCCAGATCCTCAGGACTCTGTCTATGTGAAGTCTGGTCTGTTTGAATATAAAAGAACAACTCAGCCGTCTTTACTATACTACAACGAAAGTTTGCAGAAGGTAGAGCCTAGGCAGACTTACCAAAAGCATAAGATGAAAGATATGTTTGAAGATTACGATAATCAACCTGTTAACCAGTTTCTTTTAAGTAAAAAGATTTTTCCTATTTACACAACAGGCAACCACTACTACGAGGTTAAGAAATGACTTTTTATTATAAAGCAAGTCTATGACATCAGATAAGGAACATAAAATGAAAATTTTTAGCAGTTTAAAAGCAGATAACCCTCTTAAAAATCTTGGACCTAAGTCAATGGGTACTTTCATAGATCTTAATGACAGGAAATTCGAGTTTGATAAGAGTCGTTCCTCTTTTTATATTAGCAATAGTTCTTGGGAAGTGTCTGTATCTCTTGCTTTGGATAATGGTAAAATAACATCAATGACTTATAAGCCAAGTGCTAATATCTTAAATTTCATAAAAGATAACAAAAGCGTGAGAGCTCCTTTGTATGCTGCCTTAAAAGACTATTTAACTAAGAGTCTAAACACTTACAAAGATGTTCCTCCGTTGTCTTTTAAAGACATTCAACAGATTTTTGTGGATTATTTAGGAATCTCTGAATAAAAGAGGTTTCTACTTACAATAATGAATATAAGATGTAATCTTATACCAAAATAAACGATTGAGGAGATAACTATGAGTAAGATCATTGTAAACCGAGATTTTAACGGAGCTGATGCTTCTGTGTTTGGCTTCCAAGCCAGAGGCACAGAGCTGAAGGACGTTAACCCAGACTACCTAGAAGTCCTAAAGAATCTAGGTTTCGTTAAAGAGTTTCAGGACGGCGAGGACGTAGTTCTTGACCCTATTGACAGCATTCCAGAGGATGAGAGTCAGCCATTTTCTGGAGAAAAAGTAGAGGACGTAGTAACTGCAAGCGGAGATGAAGAAGCAGGTGATAAGCCAGTCGCTGATATCAAAGTTGCACTAGAGGCTGCCTCTACTAAAGATGAAATTAAAAAAGCTTTGGCTTCTCGTGAAGACATCATCAACGAGTTAGCTTGGAATAAGTCTATAGCTAACATCAAAGAAGAGGCTTTAAAGCTTCTCGATGCATAAGCGTTATGCTTCCTTGATAAATGGCAGACAAGCTTTCGCCACTTGTCTGCCGTCTTTAGTTTAAGGGACTTCAATGATTCTTTCTGATGCGATTTCAATCACAGAACTAGTAAATGAAAATGATAAACGGTTCAATAACCGTAGTCTTAACTGTAATGTCTATATGATGGACTACGAAAAGAAATCTTATGATGACAGAATCAGATATTTATTTCTTGTGAAGTGCAATGAGTCTTATAGCAAGACGTCAGGTCATATTGTTACGTTGGTCTTTGACAAGAACTCAACTAAGAAGGGTAAGCCTCTTACGGACGATGTTCGAGTTCATTGTCAATGCCCATCATTTATATTTTTCGGACCTGCTTACAACTCCACTAATCCAGTAACGGGTGACTCTTATAATCTCGATATAATAGAAAATCGCCCACCAGATATTCGAGATCCGTTCCGCAAGGTCAAGGTTTGTAAGCATATTGTTCGAGTTAAACAGGCGCTCAGAGGACTATCCTATACTAAGTTAGACCATAAGGTGGGCTTAACTGCAGCCATGAACTCTCTTGATATCCCTGTCGTGCCAATCCAAGAGGCATTTGGTGTAATTATTAATCACATTGAGGCTCATTGTCCAGACATCAACCCCTTAGAGTTCATATCTACAATCACAAAAGAAAATTTTGAAACGAAGCTTTTACAAATCAAAGCCATAATTTAACAAACCTTTTCAGAAAGGATTAATTATGGATTTAGCTCCAATAATAGCGGAAGTAAAACGCAGATGTCGATATGATAACATAGACGACATTATAGAGAAGCCATCAGACTTTGATATAGAGGATGCCATTTATGATTCTTTGGCAGATATCAATTCATTAGAGCCAGAGACCTCTTTTTCTTTAGATTACATTTTATCAGAGGGCGACTACCGAGATAATAAAGACAGTCGTTGGCGAAGAGTATTAATTCTAGGCGCCTGCGCTCACTCTCTGCAAGCATTGACCTATGACTGGACTCATAATGGCTTTGACGCAGATCTTAATAATGGCGTGGCAGTCAAGGACAGACTATCAGATTATAAGGATTTGATGTCAACGATGAAGCAAGAGTTCGATACACGCTTACAGGCACTCAAGACTGCGTCACAGAGGTTTAGTCGGGTTTCTCACTTCATTACTAACCGTAACCCGTTAGCGGGCGGCGCAACCTATTCTAATCGTGTCAGAACTTATTATTATAAATCAACTAGGCTATAGGCTATGTCTTTATTAACCTTAACAAATAGAGCCAGACGTTCAGCTTCGAAGTTCATTTACTTGACTACTTTCCATTTGGGCACAGATGTAGATCTATATTTTCCACAGGAGAGTAAGTCAATTTATAACGATGAGGACTCTGATTATAGTTACCCAGAGGTTCCTGACTGGTCTGGTAGGCTCCTCTTGACTCAGCTCATACAAGAGGGTCAGAATACAAACGATATGGATATGATCTTGGCTGAGATTAGCGATCGGAAGCTCTTGGCGCCATTTGATATGGTCTATGTTCTGAACCCAGAGTTGAGAATTGCGTATAAGAACCAGAAGTTGAAGTTACCTTTATGGGCAGAGGACGGTCGTCCGCAGTATTATGACAGTCATGACCAGCTGAAGCCCGTTCCCGATAAAGATTTCATTACAGAGCTCCCGTTGAACACAATGATTTCAATTAACTTAACAGATCAAGTTAATGCTAAGAGAATACAGGGAACAAGATTACGCATAGACACTGCTTCAATTTATGGTAACAATCTTTATCAGCTTTATGGCTTAGTGCCAATGGAATAAGGAGGTCATTATGATTACATCCGTCGCTATTAAATCAGCCTTGAATAAAATTGCGTCCGATTTGAAGGACTGCAAGCTAATTTGTAGCATAGACCCTAAGACAAAAGAACAGAAAATCAAAACTATATACGACCCGCAGCTGACCTTTCTGCGTTCGTGGAGCAAGAATAAGAAACCTACTGTATTAATCGAAGATAAGATATTCAATCCATTAGACGTTATAAAGAGAATCAGCCACCCACCTGATCTGTGGTCGATGATGACTTGGAACAGAGGGCAGATGGACATCGATTCCAGATACGGTCTAAAAAGCTATAGTTTTGCTACTCCCGTTCCTACAGGTAATGGTAAGACGGTCAATACGTATAAGGCACGTATGGTGCAGACTCCTCTGACTGTGAAGTTCTATACAAATAATGGTAATTTGATGGAGCAGATAGAGGAGACTATTATGGCACTCTACACAGTTAATAATGTCTTTGATACTCCAGTCGAACATATAGGCTCAATGACGACAGTCTTATCTCCATTAGAGGGTAATACCATAGAGAAGCTTGATACTAAGACTACAGGTCAGGTATTTGAATATCAGTGTGAGTTCTCATTGTACTATATGCTTTTTGCAGATGGTGCTAGAAACCTCCCGTTGATAAAAAGAGCTTTTATCAACGTAAATGTCGGAACACTTGTTGAGTCTGAGTTCGACATCGGTTTTAAAAAAGATGTCGAGACAGGCGAGATAAGTATATATCGCGAAAAACCATAACAGAAGGGATTTTCTCATGGCAAGTAATAAGAAAACAGAATTGGCAGAAGTGACTTCATCTGTTAGCGTCATGATTATCAATACAAGCCCATATATTTGCTATGTGGACCTAGATGGTAATTATGAGACTCCAGATGATATCGTGGTGATCGGCTCTCAGGGATCGGTCAAGGCTTCCTTGACTGAAGAGCGTATAGAGGCGCTTAAGACAGAGAAGCCAGAATTAGTAATCAAAAGACTAGGAGCATAAGATGTCCAGTGCAAAAGTAACATTAAAAGAAGTTGATTTAAGCACACGTGTACCTAGATTCACGGGCATCGCAGCTGGCATCGTGCTTCCTGCTCACCGTGGAGCTGTAGATACCCCAGTGCTGGTAACATCCGAAGAGGAATTCATCGATGTATTCGGCGAGCCAGATCCAAAGCTTGGCTTAGCTCATTACTCTGCTTTAGCTTTCTTGTCGCAATCAAATAAGCTTTATGTCGTTCGCGTTCATAACGGTGCTGCATACGGTGTTCATTGTGCGCCCTATGTTGGAACAAAAGAGCCAGAGGCATTAGTACCGTCAGAGCCTATCAAATCGATTAGATTCTTTGATTTCAAATCTAACGACACAGTCACAGGTGCTTTCGTAGCAGCTTATCCAGCGGCAGAGAACAATAAGCTATCCTACAGCATCGAGCCAAGCAAGAACTATAAGAACGGCTATATTATAAAAGTCTACCTTGATACTACAGGCGGCACAGAGTTGGTTGAGACTCATGAGGTCACGAGAGAGTCCTTTAAGAGTTTGAATAACAGCCAGATGAGAGTTGATCATGTCTTGGCTAATCGTTCACAGTATCTACGCTTCATAAACAATGTTCTTTGTGTGGATGAGAAGGGTAACCCTGCCCCATTCAGTGTAGGTCAGAAGTATGATATTCATCTTGCAAAAGAGCCTTATACTTTGAAGGCTGGAGAAACGTTGGCGAAGGGCGTAGACCCTAAGAAAGGCACAATCGTATTCGATGATGGCTTGTTCTGGGAGTATGTCGGTGCTGACGAACAAAAAGAGGGTTATACAATCACTCCAGCTGATTTCACAGCAGAGAAGACTAAAGCTTTGTGGAAGCTGGTAACATATAAGCCAGTTGTAAATAAACTCGTCGGCGGTTCTGATGGTGAGGCTATCACTATCGGTCAGTTAATTAAGGGTGCAGAGAAGATGAGTCAGGCAGAGACCTATGACATCAAGATCTTTATGGATGGCGGTTATACAGATCATGCGTTCCACACAGCACTTCTTGAAATCGCTAAAAAGCGCGTTAACTCTATCTGCTATTTCTCAGCGGACCCAGAGGCAGAGAAGCTTCCAACTAACAGAGCACAGGCAGTTGTCAACTACAGGAAAGAGTCTCAGGCTAACTCCAGTTACGGCGGTCTATTTTCGCCACACGTTAAGGTTTATGATAAATACAACGATATTTATGTCGAGGCTGGACCAGATGGCTTCGTAGCGGCTGCTATGGCTTATACAGCTCGAAATAACAATATGTGGACTCCAGCGGCTGGTTGGGACAATGGCATGTTAGCGGTCAGCGGCTTGACAGCAGTATATACTGAGGGCGAGAGGGATATCCTATACGATAACGGCGTTAATCCAATCAGACAAGCAGCTAATAAGGGCATAGCTATCTGGGGTAATAAGACCTTACAGGCGAAACCATCAGCTCTCGATCGCTTGAATGTCAGAATGTTGCTCATCGTTATCGAGCCTAGCGTTATGGATTTCCTAGATTACTTTGAGTTTAAGGTTAATGACCAGATAACTAGACTTCTCATCTCCGATGGCTTAACAGCCTTGATGAAGGACATTAAGTCTAAGGGCGGCGTCTATGACTTTAAGGTCATTTGTGATGAGACTAACAACACCCCAGCAATCATTGATAATAACGAGCTCTACGCAGATATCTACGTTAAGCCAGTCAAGGCAGCAGAGTATATAACATTTAGAACTGTTATCACTACAACTGGTGCTAACTTCAATGCGGTAACATTGGGATAAAGGATAGAAAATGCATTTTTCAGCGGGACAATTAAATACAATTAAAGATTTACAGACCACCTATAACTGGCTGGTTTCATTCAGTGGACCTACATCGGCTCCATTGGCATCTGAGGACTTGCATCTCAGATGCCAGACTTCGGACTTGCCAAAGAGAACCCATGAGCTCCAAAGCGTAGAGCTTCATGGTCATACGATTAACAGACCGGGTAAGGTTACACAGGCTGGTGAGCTGAACTTACAATTCATAGAGGATGTAGATGCCGTCGTTGCTAAAGCTTTCCGCGAGCTTGAGGATAAGACTTGGACTTGCGACAGCGTAGGTGACAGTAAGGGTAACCGAGAGGATTTCGGTGCGCTTGAATTCACTATGACGATGATGCTTCTGGATCATAAAGAGCAGCCTACTCAGACATTCACTTTGCACGAGTGTCAGTTGAAGGAGTTTGATGCTGGCGGCGCTCTAAACAGTGATAATGACTTCTTTAAGCCAACAGCCCAGATTGCATATAACTACTTCACTTGGAAGAAAAACTAATAAGGCTTAGGCATGAAGCTATCGGTGGCTGAACTATCCAAGATTGATTTTGCATCAACTCACAGGTGGTCAGTCACTCTTGATGGCATTGGAATATCAACCAGCCGAGGCACATATATCCCTGCAACTAACGTAGAGGAACATATGAACGGCATAGAGAGTAAGTCTGTAGATGTCGGACCTGCTTCCTATTCCTTGCCGCATAAGCAGACTGGACCCTCTCTGTCTATATCTTACATAGACGACAAAGATTACACTATACATTTACAGCTTAGAGATTGGATAAAGGAAGCCTTTGATAAGGGTCGAATTTATTTTTCTAAGAAAAAGAAATTAACCATTATCAAATACGGGTTGAAGGATGAGGTAATATCAGACTCATCCTATGAGGTCTTACCTGCATTTGATATGAAGTTCGTAGGAGACAATAATGTCTCATTATTGTCAAACTCTATGAGCTTGGTTGTCTTAAGTATTATTAAACAATAAATCAAAAGGATAAATTATGATTGAGTTAGAAGAGCCGATTGATAAACCTGAGGTTAAGCCTGAACTTCAAGAGAGCAAGAGAGATTATCATACAGAGACTATTCCAGAGGGTTACTCTGTCTTGAATAATTTACCTAGTAAAACAATTCCCTATGACATAAACGCTCTGTTTGTCCGTCCATTGTTCATGGGTGAGATAGAGCAACTTTCAGATATGACGCAGTTCAGTCTGCCTAAGTTCTTGTCAATTATTAAGAACGTAGTCAAGGGCGTAGATATAAAGAACTTAGCCGTGCTGGACTTGAAGGTCGCCTTGATCTATTCCTTAATTTTGTCAGAGGACGCACAGGGATGGACATTAGAAAATACCTGCGAGTATTGTGGCACAAAATTCTCTCATCGTCTAAAGGTTCAAGATTTAGAGTTTGAGGACTTTCCTTTGGATGAGCTTCCGATAAAATCAACGATGAAGCAAATTGAAGACTGGGACTTTGATCTGTTACGTATGCACCATCTGCTAGAGGTTAATGCTTTCTTAGACAAAAAGAGTCAAGATGAGGAGCTGAATGCAAAGCTTCTAATGCTTGCCTTTGCTAGTAATCAGAATAGCAAAGAGGAAGCATATAATTTCTTGTATAAACTTCCTGCATCTGTAGAGAATAGAGATGAAATAAATCGTCTTTATGGATTAATCTTGCAAAGCATAAAGCCAATTCATGTTACGTGTCCTAATCCAGAGTTATATGTAACGTTAGAGAACTCAAAAGACGTAACTAGGCTGCTTTCAGAGTTTAAGAGCGTGTCTTATCTTAATGAAAAGGCTTACCTGCCTACAGACCCTCAGCTTCGCAAAGAAATCTTAGATTTTTTGAAATCTAATAATATTAAATACACAACTCATAAGTGCGGTCATGAACAGTTGAGACAAGTGAGCTTAGATTTCTCTCACTTGTATCCCTAATGTAAGCATCAACGAGCTTTACTATGCATATCACGTCATGATGCAGTTGTATCATATTCCTCTCACGGACTTGTTGTGTATGCATTTTAACAAGTTTAAGCTGTTAGGTAAGCAAAAGGATGTAAAATAAATGGAATTTGATCCGTCAGACATAGATCTAGAACAAGCCCATATCACGTTAGCGGAGTTGATCGCTAATACTAAGATTTTATTTAAAGCCACTCAGCTGGCACAGAGCACTAATAAAGATTTGCTTAAGACATATGAGAGCTTGTCTAATAAATTCTTAGACCGAGAGAAGATGGTCGGTTATGAAATGACGGAGCTTCTTGATACGTTACGTGCATTAACAAAAACGATTGATAAGAACCCAGAACAAGCATCAAACTTTAATACGCAGGATTTGTCTAACGCTCTCTTGGATGTCTTGTCAAGATCTGGCGTGTCAGACACTACAAAAAAGACTATATCAAGAAACTATGCAGATGCTATGTCGCAGGTATCTGGGTCAGAGGTAGATCGATCAAACCTTGTTAATTATGTCAAGACGATAGCAGATCAGATGAAAGGTCAGGCTAGGCAGGCACAGTTGCAGGCTCGTCCTGCTCTGCGAATGGCAAGGAATACAGATTCAGTCTTAGATGAGGTAGTTCATGATGAAACTCAGACTACATTATCTCAGTTGGCTAAGAAAAAGGCAGGTCGTTTGTCTGAGGGGAAGATGGCAGGCGGCATAAGCTATGTAGAGGATCTGTTCGGTGTCAGAGGTGCTACAGATTTTGTGTCTGATAAAATGGGCAGTCTGTTCGGCTTTGATAACCTGAAAGAGAAACTTCTTACTTTTGTCGGTAATTCTGCTAAGAAACTTTACGGTGGAGTAGAGAAATTCCTGCCAGATATGTTTAAGCTTGATGAGAGGCGCTTCTATGCCTTGAATCAAGAGATTATGTTTAATGCTCAGAAAATCCTCGATGAGATTGATAACGATATGTCTAGACTTCTTATCAAGAGAGATAATGATCTGGTTAAACTAAAGAAAGATTTAGAAGCGGGTGACATCAATCTAGATGAGTTTAATAAAAAGAGAGACGCTCTAGATGATAAGCTAGACAAAGCTAAGGCTAAGCTCGATAAGAAGCGTGCCAAGATTCAAGATGAATTTGATGATGCTCTTTTGTCTGTATCAAATGTAGATTTCAGTGGTGTTGCAGAGAATCTGTATTCAACCATAGAGCGAAACCGCAGAGATATGGAAGCAGATTTAGCAGAGAGAATGAATCGAGGTATCATATCCGATGACGAGGTCAAGAAGTCTAGGGCTAACTTTGCTTTAACAGAGCATAATCTTAAGGCTGGTCTGAAAGACGCCTATGTCAAGAAAGAAAATTTCAACCTAGACAGATACATTCAAGAGGTCACTAAAGCAACGCAAAGTGCCAGCTTGTCAGAGGAACAATTAACTAAGCTTAATGATAACTTCAGTGAATTCTTACGATTTGAGAAAGAGAAAGACCGAAAGGAGGAGCTGAACTCCGATATTTTCTCTAAGTCAGACGAGGATAAAAAAGAGGATTCTGACTCAGGCTTTAAGAATAATATGAAGGAACAGCTGGAGAAGAAAAACGACGGAGATTCTCTCTTGGATTCTCTAGGCGATATGCTTGATGGTGATGGCGGCGGTCGTAGACGTAGAGGTCGAAGGCGTGGCAGAGGGAAGCTAAGGGGTGCGAAGCCTAGAGGCATTTTTGGAAAGGCTGCTAGGATCGGTCGCAATGTCTTAGGTGGTGTCGGTTCATTTGTCGGGGGGTCGACGGTAGGTGGGGTTCTGTCATCAGGTACATCGATGGTCGGTAAGGCTGGCAGAGGTTTAATGACTGCGGGTAAAGGTGCTGCACGGTTATTGGGTAAGGCAGCGCTTCCACTAGCGGCTCTTATGGCGGCTAAGGACGGCTTTGACGGTTGGAACAACGCAGCTTCTAACTTTGATTTAAAAGAGGGTCAAGAGGCTACTACAGGGCAAAAGGCATCATCGGCAATCGGCGGCGTAGTCTCTGGCTTAACGATGGGTCTGGTTGATGAAAAGAAGGCAGCTCAGACCGTTCACAAGATAGGCTCGGGTATAGCAGACTTCTTTGGCTTTGGAGATAAGAAAGAGGGCGAGGGTGAGAAAGAAGAGACAGGATTCTTTAGCTCTTTAAAGAATAAGGCTAAGAAAGCTTTAGAGTATTCCCCTATAGGCTTAATAAGCAAAGGTGTGAATAAGATTATGGGCGTCGGAGAAGAGAAGACCCCAGAAGAGATAGCAGAGCATAAGAAAGAGATGGATAAGAACGACAAGATGATAGAGCTCCTTGAAATGCTTGTAGATAAGAATATGATTGTTAACGTTAATGGTGGTTCAAGTGGCGGCACAAGCACTCCTAAGCGCAACGATGATTTAGGCATAATGATGGTTAACAATGGGATGATACAATGACATTAATTGAAGAAGCAATAAACGGGACTTTATTTCCAGACTTTACAGTTCACATCATAGGAGATGGCGTGTCCTTAACCTCAGTCTTAACTCAAGGCATATCTTTTAATGCACAGGTTGATTGGACATCAGATTCCCTGATTCCAGAGAAGATGCAAGAGTGGGCGAACAAAGCAGCAACTTATGCAAATAAATTAAAAGTAACATCAGCTTCTGGCTTGAATGAACAGGCAACTTTATTTAAGTGGGCATCGTCTCAGAACCAGACATTTTCATTGCCATTGATATTCTCATATGGAGATGCTTCGCCTCTTAGTTCAATAAAGCAATTAAACAAACTAGCATATCCTAAGGACAAAGGCACAGGCACAGGATTTTATACTGCGCCTATGGGATATATGGGCGGCAATGATAAAGCAGGCTTGTTACAGGTAACAATCGGCACTTGGTTCAGAGCCACAGATGTCGTCTGCACTAGCAATAGCTTTGAGCTTGATTCTATCTTTGATGAGAACGGTAAGCCAGCATTAGCCACCTGCACAGTTAATTTTTCTGCTAATAAGCTCTTGACTGCAGATGAGTTTAGTGCTTGGTTTCTAGAGTGAGGTGAGGTATGGCAACTTTATTAAATAACGTCACAACGAACCGATATAATATATCTAACTTCTTAAAGTTCACAGAAGAGAACGGCTTTAATGACTTTGACTTCTTTTATAACAGATCTTTAACTCGAACCATAAAGGAAATCCCTACAGAGGGTATAAAGGATGTCTTGGAGGGTGGCGAGGTCAGACTAGACAAGATTTCTTATGATTTATACGACACAACAGCTTTATGGTGGCTCTTAGCTATATACAACGATATTCCTAATATTTTTTGTAACACTGTCGCGCAGATAAAATATCCTAGCTTGGCATCTATAGAGGATTGGTATTTCACTAATCGTGAGAAGTTAGTTTATAAGGACGATTAGTATGATGTTCGGCGTTAAGGGGCAGTGGAAGTGTCTAATAAAGATAAATGACTTAGAGCTTGACCCAGAGTCTATCCAGAACTTGACTGTCATAGAGGAGGCTGGTAATATTTTACCTGTCGTAGAGTTACAGTTGTCTGTCATAAACAATACTCTTTTTGAGGTCATAAACAATGCTTCGTCTTTGAACATTATGTTAACTAAGGATGATAAAGATGAGGATATGTTCACAGAGTTTCTTATCTTAAAGAACCATAATCTCCCAGCTACACCAGGTGCACATGTAATAAACTTAAAAGGCATTTTGAATGTTCAGTCTTATTTTCTGAATCAGGTCATAGCATCCTATGATGACTCTGCCGTGAATGTAATTGCTGCCTGCCTGCAAGAGAATAACTTGATTCCCGTGATAAAGCATCCGTCGGCAGATCGTCAGAAGTGGATAAGATACAATCAGACGGCTCAGAAATTCATATCAGAGACTCTAAAGCATACTTATGCAGATGATAATTCTGCCTTTTCATTAGGCATAGGCTTTAATAAGAAAGCAATCATTGCAGACTTGACTAAGGTCTTGCTAGAGGTTCCAAAAGAAAACTTAATGTCTTTCTCTACTAAGAGTGAGGGGGCTAAGGTTTATAATTTAATTCAACCTATAAGAAACAACTTCGGCTTCTATGATACATTAACGAAGGCAGGGCGCTCTATTCTGAACTTTGACCAGATCAGAGGAACTTATAAGAGCTATGTTTATACTCCAGATAAGATAACTACGTCAGATATGCCTAGCTTGGATAAGTTTAACAGAGTTTCGGCATTCGACCATATGAACGACAACACATATGACAATTACTATCTGGCATCATTAACGCAGTCTGCCAATTTAGCCAAGCTGTCAAACTTTGCCACATATGTAGAGTTCGGTAACCAGTTCATAGATGTTAATTTGCTAGATGGTTATACGGTTATATTTCCCCCAGATAACACTTCCTCTAATTTGGCATCAGAGATTTATTCGGGTAAGTGGGTCATAACAAAGATTATACGATTTATTCAGAGTAACAAGTTGCTGACTACAGTTGAGATTTCCCGAGAGGGAATAAATACATTGAAAAAGAATAATTAAAGGATATTTGATATGCTTGTTAATACTCTGCAGGACGTTAAGTTTGAGTCTCAGCTCGTTAACCGTACTCATGTGGGTACTGTAATAGATAACAAAGATCCTAAGGGTTTACAGCGCTTACGGGTGTCTATTCCTAGATTGACAGAAGGCATTCCCACAGAACACTTACCTTGGTATTCAATCAAACATCCTATAGGTTTGGGTGGCGCTAGGACGTCAGCATTTTCAATTCCAGAGGTCGGTGCTACTGTCACAGTTATCTTTTATACAGAGAACATCTATACAGGTATTGTAGATGGTATTCTCATAACAGAGCAGAATAATCAGGTTAATGTAGCCTTGTCAAATGTTCCGCCAGATGTTCCTGTTGATTTTAAGAACTATGCTACGAATGTTAAGACTGATCCAAGTGAGGCGCGAGGTTATGTTAATCGAAACTACCCAGAGTCTTATGGCTTTATAGACAGTACGGGTAACTGGAGTCGTGTTGATAAGAAAGCTCAGTCTATGGAGTTCGTCCATAGTTCAGGTTCCTCTTTCAGTATAGACAAAGATGGTAACGTAACGATTCATATCTCTGGAAACTTAACCTTAGTCGTGGATAAGGACATACAGCAGACCTGCATAAATAACGTTAGTTTCAATTCTGGCAATTTGTTCAGCAGAACAGATGGCAATAATACTACTTATGTTGGTGGCATAAGATCAACTGAGACGATAGGTAACTCCACAGAGATCGTTGATGGAGATAAAATCAAGGAATATAACGGTCAGGATTTGGCTACAGTTGCTTCAACTAAAAAGACCTTTATAGGGGGTGACCTATTGGCACAGGCTGCTGGTCAGGTTGCTACGGTATCTTTAGGCAAGCATACGATAAAAGCAAATCGAATAGATCTAAACTAGAAGGACAGGAATATGCCAAAGGTAGGACGTATCGGAGACTCGACATCGGCTCCAGCTTCAATTACAGGTGGTTCGCCTAATGTGTACGCTAATGAAGGGTCAGCACCTACTATAACTGCAATAGACGCTCTGCCACGGTATCAGAAACCTTCTCCTGTAGCTTCTCCTGTATTAACAAGAGGCTTGGTCTATGACAAACACAGTGCTTATCAAAAGACTAATATTCTCCCAGCCTTGAAGAAGACTGATGTTCCTAAGGATTGCCCTACGAATGCAGAGCAAGAGGATAAGCCAGAGATGGAGAGCAAGCCGTCGAACTGTAAGGATTTAGAGTTCGTGAATCCAATCGTAGAGGCTAATACGTTATTGGCTATGGGAGACAGGGCTTGGCATGAGACTGGCTCTAACCCTAATATAACCGCTCTATGGGATTCATTGGGTTATGATGGTAAGAAGTTCGCAGACCATACTGCATGGTGCGCAGTCTTTGTCAGTGCCGTTCTAAAACGGTCAGGGTGCAAGTATCTTAAGACAGCTTCATCTAGGGCGTATGCTACATACGGACAAGAGGTTAAGTCATTGAATGATGCTCAGGCGGGGGATATTCTTGTATTTTACAGAAGCGGTAAGGGTTCAGGTTATGGTCATGTAGGCTTTTATGCAGGAAGTCATACAGCAGATAGAGTATCGGTCTTAGGCGGTAATCAGTCAGATAGTCTTAATATCAAGAACTTTAGAATTTCAGGTTCAGGTTGGGGCTTATTAACTATACGTCGGGCAGTGTCTTGTAAGGACGGCTCAACATCTCCAACAGTTGTGTATAACAAAACTGGTGGCGCTGGCGGTAAAGTTGTCTAAGTTTTCACGGACAGATCAGATAAATATAAGAGGGTAGAGTAAATGGTATCTAAATACGCAGACGTAACATTGAAGGGGCTAGCGATAAATTCACAGGCAGTTGAGTCCTCTTTAGATAATATTATGCGTCTGTCATCCTTTGATATTTTCTTTAATCAGGTTGGGGCTAACCTTGACCATTTACTTTTTAAGCCTATGAACTCTCAGACGGAAGCAGAAATTTATTTTTATTTGACCTCTGCCATAGAAAAAGTCGACGATCGAATTGTAATCGATAATACGACCAGTAGAGTTCAGGCGGATTATGATAACCATGTTTATAAGGTCACATTGAGGTACAGAATAAAAGGTCTGGATGAGAGTTTATATACTTATGCAAGAAACATCCGAGTAAAATTTAAGGACATCTTATGATATTAAAAGACAAGTCATTATCCTTTGAAGAATTAAAGAAAGACGCTGTTAAATATGTTCAGTCGCTTCCAGATGAAAATAAATTTAAGGACTTCTACCTATCCTCTCAGGGAGGTATTCTTATTGACCTCTTGGCAGGCTTTGCTACGTGGTCTGCTTATAAATATATGAACAATCGTGGCGAGTCTTACCTAGAAGAGGCTAAGCTTAGGTCATCTGTCGTTATGCTTGCTAAGTCTAAGGGCATTTATTTAGCCCCTGCTAAGACCTTAACTCTAGAGGTGTCCTTTATGGCGACGCAGTCCTTGACCATCCGTAAGGGTGATGTCGTCGGTGATTTAGGTGTCTTTACAGCATATAGCTTAGAGGACGTAATCCTAAAAGAGAATGATCCGTATAAGCTTCAGGTCGCTATAGGTAAGGTCGAAACAAAAGAGTTTATAGCTAACTCGTCAGATTATTTCCAAGAGATAGAGTTTAACTTCGCTAACCCTTATATCTGTGATCAGATAGAGGAGATAACGGTAAATGATATAGCTTTGACCCCAGTTTATAACCCGCAGCAGGTTGAATCAGTAGAAAATACTAAGAACCACGTTCTGCGTTATGTGTCAGACAATAAATCAATTTTAACATTCGGTAACTCTGTCTTAGGCAAGCACCTGCAGATACATAACAAGATCATATACAGAGCCTTGACTTATAACGACACATTATTGTCGGCAGATCCAAAGAAATTAAAATTGCTGTATGGTAACATATCAGATATTAAGACATTGATCTTACCAAGTAAGTATTTATCAACAGAGGATTTAAGGCGGGCAGCTTTATTCACATCAGTTAATGGAACCTTAATCGTACCGTCTCATTATGAGTCGGTATTAATTCATAGGTTCGGTCAGTATTTGCATGACATTTATGTCGAGGATGACTATCCTGCTGACACAATCCATTATTTACCAAATGATAAGTTCTCAGAGGCTATCCGCGTTCAAATCGTTAAGCTTATCAACGATAAGAAAGGCACGGCGGTCTTGGTTAAGTTTAATGAGCTGACTCCAGCGTCTGGCGTAGAGTTGTCCTTGTCCTTAGACTACACAGCCACTAATCTTACGCAGTCAGAGATCAATAAGCTAGTAGATGATTTTATCACAGAGAGAAAGAATAAAATTTATACATCAGACAAGACTCTTTCAACAGCTGAGCTTGTAACGGAT